CTAGACTGGTCGTCCGTTTTATTCTTCTTACCGTATTTTGCAAGAATGTCCATCGTTTCGGGCGTATTTGGTAAAACGACATATTTGATGTAGATAGTATACTCGGTCTCGTCATCCATATTGTCGTATCCAACAAATACACGTGCATATGAGGTTCTGTTTGGTAAAAGTTGAAATGTGCTCCACCAACTCTGCGTTGTCATAGCTCGCACACTCTCGCTACGCTGTTTATCAACATGTTTAGTTGTAGAACAGTGGTAAAACCCATTGATTTTATGGGGTTTTGAACGCCCTCCAAGTTCCTTTCCTGTGATATCTTTATAAAAGTCGGCTACCTTTGCCCATATGTCGTCGTCATTATCTTCATATACTTTAAACTTCTTCCATATATTTGGATTTGTAGGTGTGATAGACTGCAATGCCTTTTTCTTTTCCTCCCGTGCACTGGGTGGTTCTGTCTCTAGACCATCCAATTCCTTCAATGTGCAACTTTTACCAGCAAATTCATTGCAGTGCTCAATAAACGCCTCATATTTCAGACAGGTGTCGTATACTCCGCGTGTAAGCGAATGAAACTTTGTTTTCTTGATGCGAGCCTTGGCTTCCGGTGACCAATTCATATAGTTGAACAGGAATCGACACAATTGATATAATTTGTCGTCAGCAAGATGTTGATGTGCTACAATGACGTTGTCGAAGTTGCCGGTCGATTCGTTAATAAGGGTCACGCTCATTCCGACACACATCATCCCAGTTACGAACGTCGGACAATTTGGAAAAGGTTTGACGAGCTGTTGAAATACATAGGATGGTTCAAGAAGTTTTTGTTTTTCTGCGGCGTCTGCTGCTAGATTAAGTTGTGACCCGGTATGAACCATATAACTAGAGGTTGAATACGGCAAGATACGAAACAGTTCGTGTCCATTTCCATTGGAGACAATGACGTTTGCATTCGGGAAATACTGTAGAATAATATCGACGATATGGTAATGAGTTGATTTGCGGGTATATGCAGGGCAGAAATTGTAACTGAATGCGTCGTTTGCAATACCAATAAGAGGAAGAATGTGATGAACAAATCGTAGATAAAGTTGTTCGTCTCCAATATCAAATGGGAATTTCGAATCATACCAGGTTGGTCGATTCTTGATAGACATTCCTGCGCGATTATATACGACATCGGGAATAACATCGTCGATTACGATAGAAGAGACACGCTCTGTTGTAATGATATCGTCATATATGTGCGCCTCACATTTATTAACCCCAAAATATTCGGGTGAACACATGATATTATATTCGGCCTCGGTATCGATGATATGAATTCGATGAAATAATGGGTCGTTGCTATCATTGCATGTCCATGTCTTTTTGGGAGATCCGCTGTATCCAGTTATACTGGATACGAGTGTACATCGATTGAAATTTCGAATGTGATCCCGGTTTTCGGGGATGTATTTGTGTGCCTCGTCAATATGCATAACAAATTTCACATTTTCTTCTCTGAAACGAATAGAATCTTCGCCTTGCTCTAACATGTGAGGTAGACTATTGCGAATTCGTTTTTCGTGTGCGCAACAGACAATTACTTTGATATCAGGGTATCTGCGAAATAATATGAATATATCATTCACCGTCTTTGCGTGATGGCAGTTTCCAGCAGAGTATTTGTTACTATTGAATACAATAATGCGTTTCGACCCAACCTTTTCCTCCATTCGTCCGAAGAATTGCATTCCAGATGAAAGTGTGTTCATTGTGAGAACAACATGGATATTTTTAGACACATCGTTAACAATAGTGGTTATGCAAATGAATGTTTTTCCCTCCTGCGGTTTGCGGATAACAAGACTTAGTTTGCTATCGTCGTCATCGGGGATGTTATATTCGGTTTCAGTCAGGTAGTCGGACATTGTTGTTTCAGGTTTTAAGATCATTCAATATATATCAGGTAGTATCAATTTTGTATATCATATCATCGTAATGCGCATTTTACGATGCCCCGTATTTTCAGCATCGAACAGTAATATTTTGAACATGTGATTCGAATATTCGTCCAATAACATGTCCGATTCCAGAACATACATGCGTTTTACAGTTGTGAGGTAGACCGTGTAGCGGTATTTTGTGTCCGAAATTGAGGTTCTATTAAAGACGACGCCGCTATGTGGAACCTCTGTAATATCCGGGTTGTGAATGCAAGAATATAACATATCGCAGTCCATTTGCACCCGTTGGATGGATTTCACATCTCTGTTCAGGCCGTCCATTTGTGCGGAAACCTTGTTCAAAAATGCTGTCGATTCTATCGACGCGTTTGTCCCGAGAAAACATATCTGATTCAGAATGTCGACAATGCGGCGTATCGGACTAGTGATGTGAACATAGGCGTCTACATTCAGCGTCATGTGACGGATGTCGCTATTTTCATCAAATAATTGATATGTGCTATGCGTGTTTTTCCAAGATTCCAATACCCGTCGCGTTTCGTCGTTTCCCGAGGTAATCGGTATACGATTGCTAGATTCTTCGGCGATAACCGAACGGAAGATGCCGGTTTTTGCCGCGTAAAGTTGTTTTGCCGCCATGGAATTCATGTATACCATCCAGTAAGCAACCACATCGTGGCTGTCTATTGCGGAGGCGTCTAGTTTGCATGTGATAGCGGCCAGCCGTTTGTAGTGTGGATTTTTTAACAAGGCCTTTTCTTCGTATCGGAAGTTACGCGCGACGTGAACATATGAATTGAAGAAGCGAATGGAATCATTCTGAATCATACCGGTGTTCGAATCAAGAGTTACTTCCATCGCAAAAGTGATTCGTCGAGTATTTTCCAACAGGCTGCAGATGCGGTCGGATAATGCAGGAGGCAACAGTGTTTTGCGATCATCTGGTAAATAGATGGTAGAAACCCGCTGGGTCATATGTTCCCACATGCCCAGAAAATCAATACATGCATAATAGATGGTAGAAACCCGCTGAGTCATATGTTCCCACATGCCCAGAAAATCAATACATGCATATACATTTGCGATATGAATGGTGATTACGGTCAATCCGTCTTGTTCGCGTATGCAAAACCCATCATCGAGGTCGACACTACCATTGGGGTCAATTGTAAATACGTAATCGGCAGAATGGTCTGCGATGTTATAACGAGAATCATTTTTGATGTCTTCGACGAGTTGAGAATCGGAAACGCCGGCTATTTTGCGACCGATAGACTGATTAAATGCAGTCAAAGAGTGAACAAGATTACGCGTCCACATTTGATAACTGCAAAATGATTTGAAGCAATCGACTTGTCCAATCGTTTCGGTGATAATTCTTGCGACCGATAGACTGATTAAATGCAGTCAAAGAGTGAACAAGATTACGCGTCCACATTTGATAACTGCAAAATGATTTGAAGCAATCGACTTGTCCAATCGTTTCGGTGATAATTCCGCACGGATGCTTCCCATCCCAGTTTGAAAACCGAAACAAAATATATTTATTTAGCTGTTTTTTTTGAAACCCGATTTTTATATCGTAGGGGACCAAAAAAATGGGAAGGGAATTATCGTGCGGGATGCATTTATACAGGACTCGGCCGTTAGTGGTTCGACCAAATGTCTGATTTCCTTGTAAAATGAGGATGCCTGGTAGTGCGCTAGAATTGCGAATGGGCGACTTTACGATTGTTGCACCTTCAGAATAGGTAAACTCGTCGCCGGAAAATAGTTTATTTTGAATAGGGTCGATTGGTTCTAATAACATGGGCGTAATACTGAACTCATTGTAAGTCCGCGAGATAGATTGAAAATAATAGGTAGAATTCATACATATACCTTTCAAGGTATACTTTTATATGTTTATACAATGTATAATATGGATGGAGTGAGTAAAGTGGATATATCGAATCCAAAATCATTTATAATGATCCAGGGTATTTTCTTTTTGATATTAGCATTGTGCGGAAATTATATAAACTCAATTCTAAATTGTAATCTGCAATATTTCATTACCCATAACATTTACATTAAGCATGTGATAACAATTGTTATAATCTACTTTATGTTAACGTCTTTTTCTGAAACAATTGACCCTCCATTAACGAATATTTTGTATGCATTCACCGTATGGGGGGCATTCATATTATTTAGCAAGACCGGTTTATACTTTTCCAAATTCATTATGGCTTTGATGGTCGCATTGTTAGTATGCAAAGACTATATTTTGTATTACGAATCATTTGATTTGATAGATTACCAAGATACAGTTGTAAAATTGACGAAGGCGTTCGAATATGGTGTATATGTGGCCATTACAACAACAATTGTTGGGTTCATACTGTATTTCAAAAAACAGTATCATGATCATAGGTCAAATTTTTCGCCGGTAACGTTTATCTTGGGAAATGCGGTGTGTGATTCTATGAAATAGTCACACGATGTAAATAATTGTATATTACATATTCTATGTAGTATATAATAATGACCGATAGTCAAGACATACCATTACACCTGTTCCAAACCTATCATACCTTGGAATTGCCTCCGAGAATGCAGCAATCGGTGAATCGATTGAAAATGATGAATCCTGAATTAAAACATCACTTGTATGACGACGCAATGTGTCGCGAATTTATCAAAACACATTTCCCATTGAATGTGGTTTGTGCATTTGATAAATTGGTACCGGGTGCATACAAGGCCGATTTATGGAGATACTGTGTATTATACATACATGGTGGGATATACCTAGATATCAAATATGGTTGCGTCGACGGGTTTAAGCTGGCGGATTTGATTAATCAGCCGCGCATTGTGAAAGACCGAGAGATGCTAGGTGTGTGTGGAATATACCAAGCTCTCATGATACACAAGCCGCACGATATATTTTTGCACAATTGCATAGAGAATGTGGTTGCCAATGTCCATAATGGTTATTATGGAAAGAATGCATTGATGGTTACCGGGCCGCATATGGCTATGAATCACGTGCCGCGAAATGTAATCGAAACCTCTGAACTGGAATTGAGTGAGAATAAGAGGTGTATTTTACGCAAAGGACAGCCTATTTTGCGTATATACAAGGGATACAGAAGCGAATTGGCGCAAACGCAGTTATGTCCACCTTATTATACCATGTGGGATCGGCGGCAAATATATAGATAATACGCAATTTAGGAGTCCAGAAGCTATAATTTTGCAGTCAGTTCTATTCGTATTATAGTACAATATGAATGGAATGCATTCGGATTTTTTGATAATGTCTTGGTTTGGAAAAAAATGTCGTGAAAATATAACTTCAGAAATGACCCGAATCGAACTATTATGGTATAATATACGAGATTTTCTTCATCATTATGTATGTTTGAAAATGATAACAAATAAAAGGGTGAATTGGGATGATAATAAATTATGTGATACGGTCGATACATATTCCAAGGAAGAGTATGATAGGAAGTCAGTTCCTCCGACAAATACGCAAAAACCGGAGTCCGAGATGGTCGATATATTCGGAAACCATGTGTAGTTATATTTTCGACCGAATCGCCCAAAAGGGATATTTCAGCGATTCGCCGCGACCAAATGGCGGTATCCACGATTCGTCACCATCGATATTAACAGAACCATGTATATGTGTTAGTATACTAAGCACACTTTGTTCATGTCGATTTGCTATGAACTGTTCATCTTGCGCATTTATAGGTTCATCGTATATATCCGTGAACATTCTTGGATTTTCATATACACATTTCAACCACATTTCAATTATTTTCATTGAATGCTGATTCTTTTTCATTAATAAAATACCCGATAAACATTGAGGATTATTCCCAATTTCACTATTTGGTTCTACATTAAAATAATCGAAAACCTCTTTTCTAGAATATTCTCTTTCCTTGCATAATTGACCAAATCCGTTATTACCAGTCATCCGAATAGTGATAAGCCCTTTATCGGATTTTTCAAGCAATTCTATGTATTCAAACATGCGTCGTTTACCTTTCGTATTTAATTTACAGCCGGCATCCATATAAAGAAGATATTCTCCGTCGTTCATTAATTTCAATTTATTTAAAATGATTTCTGGGCGCCATATACCACACCCCGCGATCCTAGGAATTTGTAATATATTCTCAAATTGTCGTTTAAAATTGTCTGATAAATTATCCGGCGATAATCCCTGTATTGATACAAATTCGCCAAAATCGTGCGCTTCGCGTAGTAACCGTTTTTTCGCATTTTCATATACATGATTTGCATACGTGATGAAATGTATTTTGGGAATAGAGTTTGGTGCTTGTTGAATCCGTTCAATCCAATATTGTAGCGTGACCTTTTCCATACAATACCCATTTTCCATTTTTCGACATTGAATATTACGATAAGATTCTTCTAACAAAGGCAATGTAATATTTTCCCAAGAATCGACAACGAGGATGGGTAAACTGTTGTATAACTCGTTAAGGTTTGATGATAAAACAATAGGTATACAGCCTATAAGAAGGGCTTCCCATGTTCGGTGGCAGTCCTCGCCCGCTCCTCTTGGTGATATTACAAATTTGTATTTCGACCATTGAGTGTAACATTCGGAGTTTGTAACGGGAACGGTGATATGTCCCTCTATATGAGAGGGTATTTTATAGACGCGCGCATTCGGAATAAAATCCAAGATTGTGCAAAAATCCGACCATTTGTGTTTCGCATATTCAATGAGTTTTACGCGGGATGGATCGGTAGATGGACTGTAGTTCATACATAATAATTTGGTATCGACCAATGAGGTGGACGTTTGTTTGCTCAACCAGTTTGTAATCGCATCATATTGCCGGTTGTAATTAAGCCCAATCGGAAGAGCGGAAAGATTGCGATGATGAAACGGTTTGTTCCATGTGAAGCAGTGTTGTAATTGTGAGTGTTCTAGCCATTCTGACTTTAATTTGACGACATCACTTTCGATGATGATGAGGACAATTTTAGAGTTGAATTTTTGAATGACTTCTTGGAAAAAGTGTTGAATGATTTGGGGATAGCCGGTTAGACATACGTATTGTAGGCCAATTCGGTTTGCAAACCCATATGTGCGAACATTGGATATGCGACGTGTGATTAAAAGGCCTCCTGCTGAATTTACCCATTCGGTTATTTTATCTTCTGTGAGAATCATAGTTATCGTGCTATATTTATATTTATATTCTTATCGTTCCAACATTATGATAGAACATGTGCAAAGAGAATAAATACAATCTTGGATATTATACATCTACTATGCCTCCGAAGTCCAAGAAATTTGTTGCGACTGGATACAAAACGTCGACCCTTTCTACTGCGGTGACGGGTGCATCATATCTAATAATCGTGGAATCGCCATCAAAATGTGCTAAGATTGAGTCGTATCTTGGTACAAGTTATCGATGTATAGCGAGTAAAGGACATATTCGTGAGTTGGATGGTTTGAAGAACATAGATATAGACAATCAGTTTACGCCAAAATTCACAATCATCAAGGAAAAGGAAGAGCATGTAAAACAAATGCGCGAAATTATATCTCATTTTCCCAAGCAGAATGTTATCTTGGCCATGGACGACGACCGTGAGGGAGAAGGGATTGCATGGCACATATGTGAGGTATTCAAATTACCGATAGAAACAACGAAACGTATTGTATTTCACGAGATTACGCAAGATGCGATTTTAAATGCGATGAAGTCACCTTCCGTGGTGGACATGGATCTTGTGCACGCGCAACAGGCGAGACAAATCTTGGACATTTTGGTCGGATTCAAAGTGTCTCCGCATTTATGGAAACATATTCGTAATGGAAAGACGAATGCTTTGTCGGCGGGTCGATGTCAAACGCCGGCGTTACGTTTGGTTTACGACAATATGAAGGAGCGCGAAGCATCGGGAATGGAAACCAGATACAAAACACTAGGGTATTTTACTGCGCAAAACGTGGAGTTCCATCTTGGACATGACTTTGAAAAGGAAGATATGATGGAAGAGTTTTTAAAGAAATCTGTTTCTCACAAGCATATTATGGATGTTGGTTTAGAGAAGGAAACCACAAAGGGCGCACCCAAGCCATATAACACATCGAAATTGTTGCAAGCAGCGAGCAATCAACTGCGAACATCACCAAAACAGACGATGCAGTTATGCCAAACATTATATCAGAACGGTTTCATCACTTACATGAGAACGGATAGCACAAAATACGCAAATGTATTCTTGGACATTGCTCGAAAATTTGTTGTAAAAGAATATGGTGGAGAAGAATATGTCGGCAATTTGGACTTGATAGAGAACAAGGATAACACGAATCCGCACGAAGGGATTCGTGTGACGGATATTCGGATATCAACGTATTCCAAGGAGAGCACCGGAAAGGAGGCTGCGCTATATAAGATGATATGGCGTAATACGGTAGAGAGTTGCATGTCGGATGCAAAATTTCGGTCGACAACTGTGTCTGTTAGTGCGCCCACTATATCAGATAACGCATGTAATTACACACATATTCTCGAAATACCGACATTTCTGGGTTGGAAAAAGGTGACGGATAAGATGCCCGACCAATCCGAATTGGTCACACAGAGGATGATTTTCCAAGGAAGTCACAAGAAGGCGATTCCATATCAGCGTATAGAAAGCACAGTGGTGGTTCGAAACAAAATCGCGAGGTATACAGAGTCGAGTTTGATCCAAACCTTGGAAAAACTGGGAATAGGAAGACCATCTACATTCGCGTCCTTGGTAGAGACTGTCCAAGACAGAGGATATGTAAAATGCATGGATATTGACGGGGAAACGCGAAAATGCGTAGAATTTACTCTACGTAAAGATGAAATCTTGGACAAGCGTTCTATTGAGAAGGTCTTTGGTAATGAGAAAAGTAAACTTGTGATTCAACCAATGGGTGTTCTCTGCATCGAGTTTCTGGTCAAGCATTTTGCAGAGTTGTTCTCCTATGATTATACCAAGAAAATGGAATGTGAATTGGACGACATTGCTACCAACCCGGATAAGAAAAGAGAATGGTATGAATTATGTGCTACTTGTGTATCTGATATAGATAGGTTGTCCAAGCCTGTAACCAAATTGGTTAAGGAAACATATAAAATAGATGAATCGCACCAAGTAATATTTGGTCAATATGGACCGACGGTAAAGGAGACAATGGACGACGGAACGACCAAATTCCATTCTGTAAAATCGGCCAAATTAAACGTAGACAAATTGCGTGCCGGAGAATATAGTTTAGACGATTTGTTGGTGGTAAAAAGGGACAATCTTGGAAAATACGAGAACGAAGATGTAAAGATCAAGACGGGTAAGTATGGAACTTATATTGAATGGGGCGATAACCGAGAGAGTTTACGAGATTGGAAGCGACCTTTAGATGAACTAGAGTTATCGGATGCGATAGAGCTGATAGTTGCGAGCCAAGAAAAGGTGAAAACGCAGACAATATTAAGGAAATTGAGCGAAGATATGAGTGTTCGAACAGGAAAGTTTGGTGCATATATATTTTACAAAACGGCCAAGATGAAGAAGCCCAAGTTTTTGCCGTTAAAGAAGTGTCCTCATTCCTACGACACGTGCGAGGCATCCGCCTTGCTCGAATGGGTGAAGGAAACGCACAATGTATAATAGGTTGAAGGAAAATCGCATGATAATGTAAGATGGTGGGATTATTCACAAAATACGTATATATTTCGATTATGTTTATAGTCGCATTCGTTGCGATGTTTAATTACATCACTGCGCCGATTGGATTTGGGTTGGTGTTTGGTGTGCAGACGATATATACACTTGTAACACTATTTGAAGTAGCCAAGGACACGGCGAGACATTTGAAGTCGATTAGTATAACATTTCCCAAGACGCCGCTTTCTGATATTAACGAGGTGTCTATTCCATTGTATTGGGTATTATGTCCAGGAGTCATAATGCAGTTTGTAGCATCATTGTTGACCGTAATATCGAGTGATTTCCTTAAAAAGAAATATAACGCAATACAATTGGCTCGAAATGCTAGGTGGAACTTGGATATATACAAATGGATGTATGTAGGCGCCACGGTAGCACTGTTGGGTCTCACGTATAGTTACACCAGCGATTTTGAAAACGCAATAACCACTGCGAAATTTTCCGGAACATACAAGACGCTGTTATTGATATACCTTGTATTATCTATTATTTTACCAGTGCTAAACGTATTGAATGCGAACCAATTGTCCAAGATTATAGTATCGACCACGGATGGATAAAATGATACATTTTGATGTCTGAAGGGTATAAACGTATTCAGCAAATATAGATTATTTCGGTTCGTAAAATAATCTATATGAAATATCACGAATCACAATTCGACGAATATTTGACTCGCGCGAGCGAGTTTGATTTGCACCCAGAATTGCGTGCATTCGAGGATTCGATGCCGCCCGAGTCGGCAGAGTTCAGAAATATATTGATATATGGATCATCCGGAGTAGGAAAATATACACAGATGTTGCGGTTTATCAAAAAATACAGCCCAAGTGGTCTGAAATACGATAAAAAAATGGATTTGCAGACAGAAAAGTATGAGCATAGTTATCGCATAAGCGATATCCATTATGAGATAGACATGTCTCTGTTGGGATGCAACTCCAAGCTTGTGTGGCATGATATTTACATGCAAATCGTGGACATTGTCTCGTTGAAGGCGTGTAAAAACGGAATTATCGTATGTAAAAACTTCCACGCGATTCATTCTGAATTACTGGAGAATTTTTATAGTTATATACAGCAATATTCGAGCGACAAATGTGCATTTCAGATAAAATTCATCATATTGTCTGAGCATATTAGTTTCTTACCGAACAACATTTTACAAAACATGCAATTGGTGCATGTAAAGCGTCCGTCAAAAGAATTATATATGCGAATGGGGCTTCCGCAAGAAATAGAAACCGAATACGTATTAAATTTAAAAGAAATACATACAATCCAAGACGCACCGGATCTATCGGAATTACCACAGGAAACATTTGATAATGTATGCGAGACATTGGTGGAGAAAATAAATGAACCAGACAAGATGAATATTACTGAATTTCGCGACTTTTTATATGATATCTTGGTTTACAATTTGGATATATACGATGTATTGTGGTATGTAATTACACATTTTATACGCCAAGGCAAATTGAGCAATACAGCTATAGTTGATATCCTGAATAAATCATACCAACAACTACAGCAATATAATAATAATTATCGTCCAATTTACCATTTAGAGAGTATATTCATTACTATACTAAATCATATCCATAACTACTCGTTTGATAATGTCGAGCCCCCGAAAAAAATACGAAAAAGCGCATCAAATACTCGGATTAAATCTGGACGATGATATAGACGAGAAATTATTGAAGCGGTGTTATCATAGAGAGGCGCTCCGTTATCATCCGGACAAAAACCAGTCGGCAGAGGCACATGCACGGTTTGTTGAAATTAGTGAGGCATACGAAAATGCGCGTAACTACCATGGATTTTCCGAAGAATGCGAAGAGGGAACAGGCGAACAGAAGGACGACCCAGTAAGCACGTTCGTAGATTATACCAAGGTTCTATTCTCATTTTTATCCCCTGTATTGGATGCAGAAGTCTTTCAGGGAATCAAGCCAAAATGGGTATGTTCGATCATTGAAAACATATCAAACAAGTGCGAGACAAAGGCGTTAGAATTATTAGGGCGATTAAATCGCAAGCAATGTGGTAAAATATGCGAATTGTTACGAGCGCAGCAAGATGTGTTGCATATACCAGATTCATTTATAATGGAGATGGCGCATATGTATTCGGACAAGTTTGGTCGCGACGAATGCATACGAATTTACCCGTCATTGAATGATGTATACGCAGACAATGTATATAAATTGGAGTGTTATGATAAGACGTATTATATTCCGTTATGGCATCACGAATTGGTGTATGATAATTCTGGTGCAGAACTGTATGTTCAATGTATACCGAAGTTGGAGGAAGGTGTAGAGATTGACGACAACAATGATATACATATCAGGCAAACGTATAGTGCAATGGAAATCTGGAACAAGCCTCAAATTGAGATTGATATAGGGGGGAAGAGACTCTATATTGAGAGAAGTCAATTAAAAATGCTACGTAATCAAACAGTAAAAATCCAAGGTAGCGGAATTTCTCGTATTAACATGTCTGATATATATGATGTATCCAAGAAGAGTTCGGTCTATATACATATCACGATTACCAACGAATAGGTAAATCGTCTCTAACAAATGAACATTTTCCGTCGGATGTCCATTTGACTACCAATGCAAATATCTCGACCCCCGCTTCCTTTGCTTTTTTCAAGGCGTTTTTATATTCGGGGTCAATTACCGAAGCTTGAAAACACATTACGTCACTTCTTTGAATCACAAATCCTAACATGCATCTTGTTTTAGACATGCCTGCTATTTTGGTCAATTCACACATATGTTTTAATGCCCGTGGACTGGTCGTGTCGCCCGGTTTTTTTCTGTATCCATCTGGAAAATAGGCGATTTTCGAGTTAAAATCTCGGCTGCGGTAGCATTTCTGACTTAACCGCTCTTTTCCGGGTAAATCTTCGTAATTCGCAAGAGGGACGCTTTTTATTTCCATCAAGAATGGTTTTCCGTCGCAATCAATACCGCTGAAATCGAACCGCGAGTTCAAGCCATATTCAGGTATGACGATAGAAGTTTCTCGACGATAAGAGCGAACATTTTGTAACAGTGATAAATAATTGTTTGTGATACAACGCTCGACTAGTAATTCTGCTATTTTTGGATTTATACCAACAAGTTCAGACTGTGTTGGGTGATGTAAATCAGAATACTTGGCCAGGTAGAACGTAAAATTACATTTCGATGTTTTGGTTGTAGATGGAGTCATGTAAACAGTAGAATGTGCATCTGCTAATCCACAACAGCCCAGCGAAGGTGTATGTCCAAGATAGTTGACTCCATCGATCATCACATCGGCAACATAGGGAGATTTTATATATTGTGAAGGTCGCTTTATCACAACTCCTTCTGATATGTTTGATAATTCATGCAACATGATTTGATTTTATTGTTCCATTACCATGATATATGCGTAAAACATCAATTTTATCCCAATTATACTCAGATAGAAAAAGATGGCTACGACTAAGGTATTATTCATTACACCTTTTCTCATTTAATACACCCATTTTATATTACACTGAATCGTCAAAATCTTTCAGAACATCAAAGAGGATGTCGTAAGAAATATCAACCTATTGTTGATAATACTCAAGCAAACTAAGTCCAATAAACAACAATAGAAAGCGTTTGAATATTATAATGGTTTCTTCACATATATATATTATACATATATATATTATACATATATGGCATTTTTTACAGATGAGATGTTAACCAGTTTTAACAACATACTTAACAGAGATGACTACAAGACCGCAAACCAAACCTTTTTACAAAAAAACAATTTAGCATTGTTAAATAAAAAGGGCGTGATAAAGTGGCTAATTGAGACCAGGCCTATTGGTAGTACATCGCATCCACGACCGGGAAAGAGAACTACTACTACTCAAGATGACTTTATACAAGCACAACTCGACACATTTGTACTAGGTTTAGCACAAGACCAATGTAAAAACCAGGTCGGAGAGTGGTATGGGATTGATTCGGTTGAGAGTTCCATTTCACTCTCCGAAGAATACGATATTTTATTGGTGGTTACCGATACACACAAAAACGCCAAACAAACAGTAGTTACGCCAGATGATTATATTAAATTCAAGATGCAACAGGTCAAGGGATTTATGATTGTTGAAAAGGGTGAATGCGAAAAACATCCCAAACTACATGCAGTAAAACTAATATGCAGCATCGCGAATCAAGGAACTTTGTTAATGGGAATGTATTTATACACATTGCTTACAACACAAACCGGTGTTAACCAAACCGGTATTCTAGAATTGGCGAGGGGATATAATAATACACCTGGGTTATGCACTTACACTAAATTTGGGTTTTCACAGGATGACGACTTAAATGGAAACGACTGTTTTAGCGACTTTGCGGTTAACCTACCCATGTCTGTGAAGTTACACGGAACGCGTGTAACCGTAGATCATATTATTGAAGTGATTCTCGGAAAGAAAAAGAAATTAATTATTGTCGACCCAAATGATACCGAATTATGTACTACATATAAACCAGAAGCGGATTCCGACGTCCAGAAAGGACTACAAGAAAAACTTGCTAACTTAATTGAGGAGAAGAGAAGAAATATTTTTTTACCGACTGCGTCGAAATCAAACAAGAATTATGATTTAGATATTAACACGACCAAATCTCAAATCTCAAATGAAAAAGGAAAAAAACCTGTTAGTAGGAGTGATGAAACAGAACCTGTTAGTGGGAGTGATGAAACAGAACCTGTTAGTGGGAGTGATAAAAAAGAACATGTTAGCTGCATCGGATATGGTTGTACGATTTCTGGCGGAAAACAAACAAATCGTAAAAGGAAGGGGCGTAAACGAACAAATCATAAAAGGAAGGTGTGTAAACGAACAACTCGTAAAAAATAGATATTACACCGACCGAAAAGAAAAATGAATACTAAATAAATTACACATTGTAATAATATTAATAAAATACGCGTTGCTCTAAATGAGAAAATGTGTAAAATAAAAACAAACTGTTTTTATTTTAATATTCAAAACTCAACTAGGGGACTTATATACGGTAACACTCAAAATGCTTATGCGTCCTCGGAGGCAGACAATGGCTTCTTCTTGACGATCTTCTTCTTTGGCGCAGCAGAAGGAGCCTCTACTTCGACGGGTGCAGCCACCTTCTTGACCACCTTCTTCGCAACCACAGGAGCAGGAGCAACCTCAACCTCTTCCTCATCACTATCGACTGCCTCCGTGCTGTGAGTAGCCGCACTTTCGAACACAGTCGCGGCACGAGGAGGCTCTACGGATGCAGTAGTTTCATATTCATCCGCATCATCTTGAATAGTTTGAGACTCGATCGCACCGCGGTCATCATCAGATAGCTGGATGTGGCACTTTCCATACACGCTAACAACCTCGCGCGGCTTAACAACACATTGGATGACCTTCCATGTGACTCCCCATCCCTTCCCGCCAATCCAAATACCGCCGCACTGTAGAACACATGCTACCTGACTCAACTTAGGGACAAAATCCACAGGAGTTAGGCGGTCATTATCACATGGAAACACCATCTCGTCGCGAGTGTTATACAACTCTACGCCCCACTTGCCTTGGTAGAGTGGGACCTTGGCGCGAATGGAAGGAGGCTTGGTAGCGTCAACCTTCTTTGTTCCCTTGATGTAATTATACTTGAGGAAAGGGAAGAATGAGTGCTTGCACACCTCGCGAGACATCTCCTCTCCCCACCAGAGCTCAGAGTTCTTCACTGCATCGTCGAGAATCTGATTCTCAAATGCCTTGACCTTCTCGAGGAAAGCATCGGTCACGGGCTTGCGATATTCCGAGTTAGGAAAATTCAAAGACATGGTGAACTTGCCGTCAGACTCGCCACTTTCGCCGATGAAATCGGTAATACCCCAGGTCATCATCATAGGAGTGGAAATATGCAAAGAACGATTTGTTTGTGTGCTGATCATATTAATAGACTTTCCACCCATAGCATTTACCTTAGGGGGCATATACTTGACGGATTGGGTATTCCAGTCACCGGAAGAGAGAACAAGAGGCTTTGAAGAAGACATTATACTAATAGGCTCGACTAATTATGATATAACTAAGGGTCAAATCTTTAAATCAATTTTATGCTATGTAAAGTTATGGCTGAAAACGCGATTATTTTTTGCGCATACATGCAGTGTATTCTTCGCAATTTCGACGACAATACGTCGAATAAACTAGATATGATATTGAATAGCCTAATCAAATAATATAAACCAAATATATATATATTATACATATTTGAACATGGAAACAGATTTGCTTGACGTTATAATATTGTCGAATGATGCGACAAGTAGTTTTGAAATCGTAGAAAATAAATTTGTAGAACCAGTTTGTATTTCGCCCACAGTGAATCACGTTACATATAATGAATATCAAAATGACCCAAATTGCCTGGGCGCATTGAAACTTTCACAACTCCGAGAAGCATTGAAGTTTTACAAAAATACGATGGTGATTCCAAATACATATTCATCACTAATGAAGAGAGACGCCAAGAACGCAATTAAGACGCTGCACGATTTTGCGCTAGTGGGGACAAAGCATGTATTGACGGATCGGCTAAGAACATATTTGATTCAAGAGGGGTCGGCGGTTCACATTCAACGGGTGGTCAGAGGTCATTTTGTGCGACATTCGATTCGACTAAGAGGTGTCGCATTGAAAAATCGCAAAATGTGTGTGAATGATTCTGATTTTTATTCTCTTGAGCCGCTAGAGAACATCCCATTCTTGGAATTCTTTAGTTACACAGACCCGGACAATTTTACATATGGATTTGAAATCGAGTCTCTATATGCGTATTTGAAACGTAAAACGAGAAATGTAAAAAATCCATATAATCGCGGTAATATGGACGCCGCGGTGATGTCGATACGCACATTAGAACGGTTAATTACAATCATGAACACGCCCTATATCGTGCGGGAAAGAATATTGCCGATAAAAACAACAACTAAGCCATCGAGTGCCCGTGCACCGCAAAACACGTCTCGCACACGAAGAAATACAGACGCAGTTGTTCCCAATACCGTGAATACGTATAATCACATAGACATGATTGAGCATATAAGAAATATACGGACAAGACCCTTTTTAGAGAGATGCCGTTTGTTATTCATGGACATAGACCAGCTCGGTAACTACACGCAATATCAATGGTTTACGCAATTAGACAGACGTGGTAGCATGCGGTTCTATCGTATATTGAAAGACATTTGGACATATCGCGCGCAAATACCAACATCGGTCAAGGCCAAGATTTGTCCGTTGTGGGATCCATTTATTATGATCTCATCAAACTCAATAGTCATAGCGGAATTATCTTTAGACCAGATTCAGAACGTATGTGTTTCAATCATGGAAGACATGGTATACACCGGCGTCGATACCGAATACCGCACAATAGGTGCATTTCATGTTTTGTCTGCATTAACGGTGGTAAATAGCGAGGCCAGAGTAAATATGCCGTGGTTGTATGAATCTCTAGTTTGGTGAGTTTTCATGTCGATAATAAAAATACGGACAAATATTTTGCGTTTACACGATGCACCTAGCGGTATTTAGGAATAATATTTATATTAGTGCGTTAAACCACTTAAATAAAGAACACTATAATGTGTATAGTGAAAATGGTTAGAACCGCTAAGACTACTACTACTGCTCCTGCTGCTGCTGCTGCTGCTCCGGCTTCCGTTGCCCCCAAGAAGGTGGCTGACGCCCCTAAGAAGGCCGATGCCCCTAAGAAGGCGGCCAAGGCTGCTGCTGCCCCCGTTGAGGTGGCTCCTGTCCAGGTTGAGGCTGCACAGAGCGACCTCGCAAACGAGGTTGTTGACGATGAGTCCTCCCCCGTATCCAAGAAGCTCAACGAGTTTGGTGCCAAGCTCCAACAGATCGGAAGCATCTTTTCTTCCATGAAGGGTGATTTCAAGACTCTTGAGAAGATGGTTTCCCGTGAGTTGAAGGCTGCGCAGAAGACCTCTGCTAAGAAGGCCAAGCGTGCCGGTAACCGCCAACCATCTGGCTTCGTCAAGCCCACTCGTATCAGCGACGAGCTAGCCAAGTTTCTTGGTAAGAGCGCAGGCACTGAGATGGCCAGAACTGAGGTGAGCAAGGAGATCAATACCTATATTCGCACTCACAATTTGCAGAACAAGGAGAACGGTCGCATCATCGAGGCCGACGCCAAGTTGTCTGCCCTTCTTAAGCTCAAGAAGGACGACGAGCTCAGCTACTTCAACCTCCAGCGTTACATGAAGTCCCACTTCATCAAGGCCGAGGCAAGTGCAACTGCATAAACAAATATTTCTCCAAATGTAATCCAATATTATGAATGTTCATAAAAAATAAAAATATTTATATCATTTCTATCCGTGATGATACAAATAGTCGCAGTGTTATGTTAGGCAAATACAAATCCATCTTCGCTCAAAATTGCTCGTAGTTGGTCTTCGCTGTATTTTGCGTCAAGATGTATGGTTATATTGTCTATAGCTGGGTATACGCTGTTGTCCAATACAAACATATTGTATATACCAATGAGGTCGTCGTAGTTGCGAACGTATTTAGTTTGTTTCACTAGCCATGCATAGAACGACGTATTTATCGCGACAGAACCCTTATTCTTCTCGCGTGTATACTCAGAATACCATTTCAACGTCTCTGTTAAATTGGTATGATTGTCGACATTATAGTCTGTTCCGGATACTACCATAATTTGGCGGAAATCCGTCATACACATGTTTAAATCATTCAATATTTCATCCATTTTATATAGTAGCACAGTCTCATGAACAAGACTCATATGTCGTAATACACGATCGCATCCATATACAAACATGTCCATATCATCGCTCATGCACGCCCACGCCTTTCCGCTGGTAACCATATAGGCACATACGCGGTCGGCTTCACCATTTGCTTCATAATAATTCGCACCATAGGATGTGATTAAACGTTTCACCAATTTATTGTTAGCACCCGATATCCGTATAAATTGACGTTTTAAAATCTCCATTTCGGCGTTCAAATGTTTGCGTGCATCGTTGTCGGTTTCATTCTCGAGCATTGCCTGTAATTGAATAAATCTCAATTCGGCATCTTGTTTGTTGGCCTTACGCTGCTTAAGCAACTCGTATTTTTCAACGGGTGGTTTGCCGTCGAATACAAATAACGGCGTGATGTTGTATTTATGAAAGAGCGAAATCATTGAATAGAAATTCTCAATAAGTGCATCTTGTGCATGATACTTATACATATAAATACTGGTATCTATAACAATCGTTTTATCGCGTAATATACCGAGTCCCTGTTTACATATAGAACTTTTTTTGCATTTATCTACAAGCAACTTGTTCAGGTGTTTGATCCCCATTTTTATGTCTGTTTTTCTGTTCTATACAGTGTAGACAGTCAAATCAATTTTATGAACTCACGTTCATAGGCGCAGTCATTCGAAGAGACCGCCACAATTCGTGCGTCTCCGGTATCTTCAATAATACCTTTTCAAAATGAGAAATATTTTGTAGCAAGACAGGATTTTGTGATTGTTTCACAATAAATTCCGCATATTCGTTCACATTATCCTGGGTATGCATAAATCCAATCACTTTCATACCGGTCATGGGCTCGCCTAATTCATCTACACGATTGTGTTCTTTGCACCAGTCAATGAATTTGTTGTATTGGGAAAATAAGATACATTTCATGATGTAATACGAAAGAATATAACTATCTTCTTTATAATTGGCTCTCGCATTCTTTGATACCGGACAATGTATATTGGTCAATTGTTCATAGGTCATATCATAATGATTTAATATCTTTACGCACTGGAAAGTGGAAAATAACATTTCTTCGTGGAGCATTCGTTCTATCTTGTCCAAGATGACTTTGGTAGAAGGTCTATGCTTTGAAGAAGAATAAGACACGAATACTGTTTTGAATATTTCAGCCCATATTTCACAATAACTTTCATACAATCGGATTCCACCGGGTGCTTGAATCGGAAAATGCGCCAAGATAATATCGTTAGATATGCTCTCATTCATGGCCGAAAAGTCCAAGCCTAGATTATGAAACGTCTCATGCATAAATACTTTAAACCATTCTTCTTTGCGATAGACGTGCACCTTGGTGGATGGTTTGCAAGAAGTGGTAAATGCTGTGTTTACGTGTATTTCGCCCAATGGCTCGCGTTTAATCTTGGACAATTTCTTTTTTTTATCTGTAAAAAATATGTGAATATCCATTGTATCCGAGCATCCAGAGTGAATCACGGGTGTGATTACGTATAACCATATATATATTTTCTGTATCGCATCTTGGAAATATTCGTGTGGATCACTTGGATCAATGGTTGGTAGAATAAGTGCGACGTGGAATCTACGTTTTTCAATGAAGAACGAAAACACTTCCTGGTGGACAGGGTGTTCTTCAATCACGCTTCGAATTTCATGTGGTATATAATCATACGACGATCTACCAACAAAATCCGAATGCTGTTTACGTTCCATCCCTAACGAAATGATATCATCTTGTGCATATTTCCAAGATTTATATCCGGCATCAATTCGCTTTACAATGGTATGAAACAGAGTTCGAGTATTACGGGTCATTGTATGGGTCTGTTTTGGAAACAGCTTACGTATTTCTATATCTGCATTCATAATGTATACACTAATGGGATATATTATGATGTATATGTTTTGTTAGTTGCTAGATTCTAATTCTCGCCTCACCGCCATGAGCATGTGGTCAATTTCATGCGGCGCGCCGTGATGCAGTTGAATTAACTTCGCATCTTGTGTAGCCAAAAGTAATTGTTTTAAATCCTCATTTTGGTTAAATTTCGCCCGCAATGCTTCCAAACGTTCATTTTCGTGGCGTTTGTCGTAGAAATCCGGGTCAATTTCGATTGATTTTGGTCGCAGCAATACGCCCTGTTTCTTTGCCTTTGGATTTTGACTTCCCGCAATCTTTGCTAAACTGACGTCCTTGGAAAAATCGCTAGGTTCGTCTAATGAAAACATGGCTGCGAATTTGGGGTTGCGCTTCTTAAACTTGGATGATTGATAGTAATGTTCGACCGACGCCCATTCATGTTTGTCCAATGTAAATGTAGCATCTGTCCAAGAATCATCCAATTTGCGTCTCCAATCGGGTATTCGGCTCAATGCGAGAAACGCCGATTGTTTATCTGCTGGAATCTTCTCGTTCGCGCCTTTGCCTGGTTTGGACGTTTTCGCGGACTTTTGGTAAAACGAAAAGACTATCTTGGAATTATATTCGGCGCTTGTATCGTCATCATCATCCTTTGGTTTTCCTTCGTCTTCGTCTATCCCCATTCGTGATTTCAAATTACGAACCTCTGGTATTACAAAGAATGAACCGGATGACCTTTCTAAGCACTTGTTTACAATGAGGGCCTTGATGTGATAAGGTAATTCATGAAACGCGAATATGCGTTTACTTTTATATTCAATCAATTGGTAATGGTCACCGCTAAATGTAGTCATGATATAATGCTTGGGTCGGAAAACACCTTCGCGTTGAATAACCGGGTCGATTTCGCCGCAGATCATCACGCCGTCTAGGTCATCCTCTAAATAGGCTCGTTGGGATAGAATAACCATTTTCACTTGTAGAACGCGCTCTAATACCGATATTGCCCAACTATCTGCCCAAAAACGAGACGTTTGAACATATTCGCGGAATTTCTCCAACGTATCAACCGCGGAAAAATCATCCACATTTTCCCGAATCATAGCCTGGGCATCTTGTTTGTTAGATAAAATACGTTTGTATTCGGATTTCATACGAGCCGATTCGGCCAATATTTTTTTCAATTCCTCCTTGTTGTCGCGTTCTTTTTGGGCACGCTTGGCGAGAACCGTTTCTAAGATGTGTTTAATTTCTTTTAGTTCCCGGTCATATTCACGAACCGTTCCATCAAGATCGTTAAATAATACCTTGTGATTCTGAAATATTCCGTCCGTCGCCTCTTTGGCCAAGATAGCGCGTAGTTTGGCGACTGTGGTAATTTGTCCAATTTGTTTAAACGCGTCTCGGATGACTGCAAATAAACAATCCCCGTTGTTTTCCACGTCATGAATATCATAATGATTATTTTTCATAAAGGTCTCAATCCAGGTATTTTTTTTAGAAGATTGGAAATCCTTTTTTATTTGTTTTGCGTCGACATCCGTTTCCTCCACTAGATCGACCGGGAGTTTGATTTTGCTATCAACTTGAAACACGCCATCTTTAAGCGTATTCGATGCATTTTCAATTTCTTTGGACATTTTGGATGGTTTCACTTTTACGGACATGACTTTGTCTGCATCGTCGTCTGAATCTGATAATTCGACTACGGTGGGTATTGGTTGCTCCGCCCTCTTAATAAACAGTTTTGAATCCGCACCGTTTCGGTCAATATACGTTTCGTTTGCAAATCCATAATAGAGAGGGACGGACAATTTTGCGACATCAATATCACCATCATCATCCGTTATTTCCAAGACATGGTTCTTGGGAATCTCAACGACGCCAATCTGAGATTTAACTCTTCCATTTGTAACTAAATAAACTGGATAGAAGACAATATTACGCTGAATGTAGGTGTGTTTGGCCTTTCCCAATGCAATCAGAACTTGTTTGCTATGTATATCAAGCTCATAGAGAACCGATTCGTATCCAATATCTTCGGGGTCAATCTCAGGTGTTTCTTTATAAAAGACTGTGCCGTTAATGCTAGAATAAACCATGTATACATAATGTAGCGATTTTGTCTGCGCCTCGGATACGCGATCTGGTAGACATATAAGATGGTTCACGTTCGAAAATTTTATAGCAACATATAGTATAAATGACGTCAAGCATTAGCGACATTTCGACCCCGTTTGGTGCATCGTCGATGCAAATAACAACAACCAACTTCTTTGACGTGTTTAGTATGTTTTGGACATACATTATAGCCATAATTGCATTTGTGTGGCTTATGTATAGAAATAGCATGCGTTACTCGTCCGGGTCCAAGACCAAAATGATGGGTGGATGAGGAGAGAGCGCATTGCCTCGAACTGGGGGCTATGCGCGTTAAAAATTAATACACCTCCTATTTTATTACTGGAATCATATTACATGTTCATCAATATATAAATCTACTGTAAACCACGGAATGACCGAATTGTTATGCGGTGCGACTGCACCTAGATACAATTTGCGAAAAGTAGTTTGCCTCAGTGGATAGAATTAATCACACATATCTTAGCATGATACATGTGATTTACATTAGGTTCTTCTAGCAACTGCTCTGGAATTACGAACCGTTCCAGTCGGACACGACGCCGTAGTGTTTACTTTGTAAAAGACCATTGCGTTATTACTATACAAACTTCTTCGTGTGTTCATTGGAAAGATGGGGGGTATATAGGAAAAAGCACACGTATTCGAGACGCAGGGATTGTTCGCCATTATAGATAATGAAGAGATTTTTATTTACCGATCATATCCATATATTTAAAGACGCACCGACTTGAAAGACTTTTATAATCCTTTGCCTTCCGTTTTGAAAATGCATGTAAGAAGGGAGAGATTGTCTCTGTCCACATGGATTCTGACGATAAAAATGTGCTACCGATTGTGACGAGTAAAAATACGTTCTCGGTAATTTCATCCACCTCATTCTTACGAGCATCCTCTTGGATAAAACGCAAGGTAAGTTCTTGTAACTCGATAATTACACTCATCACCTCTGCTCTGGAAATCATGTCTCGCTTGGTTAGATTCATAATAAATGCGGCGCTCGCCCGACGCAGCTCATTCGCCTTATTGTATTCACAAAACCGGTCATAATCTTGGTCGGGGTCAATATAGGAAATCGTGTTCAACGTCTCGCGATATTTTACAAGGAATCCGTCCAACAATCCGCCAAATGTATCGCATTCACCTACCAATTCGACATACAAATCTGCATAGATTTCCGACATGAAGCGGTTCGCACTTGCTATATCAAACATCATATTTGCGACCCTTGTGATATTTGACCCGTCAGTCTCGTCGTCGGATGCGACTATTTCGCGAACCTTCTCCAAAATAGTCTCCTTTTGAGTATCGTAATTTTTATCCGACAGTTTATTTAAAAGACCTCGGATATGATTCAGTTCTTTTTCAAATCCAGTCGCCTTTACGATTGTGGTTGTTTTGAAGTTGCGCATGGCGTCCCAATCTTCCATCATAGAATTCAAATCATCATTGGACGAATTGCGAGAGCCGCCTTGTTTACGATGTCTACCTCCTCGATTCGTTCGGTCAAAACTCTTATCGACTCGTTTTAACGAAATTGCTTCCGGAATATCCGCGGGAACTTCAATGTGTGACTCTAAAAAGGTGATTATATCTTTTACTTGGGGGGATAATTTCACACAATGTGTAAATTTATACGATAAAATGGAATCGATAGTATGATGATGTATGATAGTAGACATGTATATACTCTATATATTGGCGACTTTATATTTATATTATTTCTACGTAAACTAGTTAAATAGTATTTTACAATCAAATGAAATGGAAGACACGAAAATTATTGAATCCGACGTAGTCGAACAAATAAAATCGATTGAGAATTGGGATGATTTCAACTTAGATGACTCTCTATTGAGAGGTATCTACTCTCATGGGTTTGAAAATCCCAGTCAGATTCAAAAGACGGCTATACTTCCAATAATTGAAAAACGCGACGTCATCGCACAAGCACCATCAGGAACGGGTAAGACGGGTGCATTTACAATTGGAACTCTTCAACGACTGGATGTAAGTAGTCGCACAACACAGGCGCTTATCATGGCGCCCACACATGAACTGGTTCGTCAAATATCCAAGGTGGTTAGCACGATGAGTTCACAGATGTCCGGAGTAGTTGTAAAGACGTTGGTCGGCGGAACTTCCGTCACGGAAGATGCGAGTGATTTGCGGTCTAACGTCCCGCATGTGATTATAGGGTCTGTCGGGCGCGTATGTGATATGATACGCAGGAAGCATATTCGAACAAAGGATATTAAATTGTTTGTATTAGATGAGGCGGACGAAATGTTATCAGGCGGATTTTTGGAGAATATTTACCAGGTGTTTCATGCGATGAGCACTGATATACAGGTTGCTATATTCAGTGCGACCATGCCGAATGAAATGTTGGAATTGACCAATCGTTTTATGCGTAATCCGGTTCGTATTACGATGGAGGCGGAGAAGTTGAATCTGGAAGGCATACAACAGTATTATATTGCCTTGCCCAACGATGCGTCAAAATTCGAAACACTGAAAGACCTTTTCGGTCAATTATCGCTAAACCAGACCATTGTATATGTGAATAGTGTGAATCGCGTAATTGATTTATACGACGCAATGCGTAAAGAAAACCATTCCGTTTGCTGCATTCACAGTTCGATGACTAGTGACGAACGGAGGAAATCCCTTGACGAATTCCGTTCGGGTTCATATCGCGTTATGATTTCGTCCAACGTTACTTCTCGCGGGATTGATATTCAACAGGTAAGTGTTGTAATTAATTTTGATATTCCAAGATGCGTGCACAATTATTTGCATCGTATTGGGCGAAGTGGGCGATGGGGCAGAAAAGGTTTAGCTATTAATTTTGTAACAAAGGAGGATATTAGTGCGATGAAAACAATTGAAAATCATTATCAATCCACCATAGAGGAATTGCCCGGTTCATTTGCTAGCATGGTCTAGATAATAGGGTCGCATACATATCGTAATATTTTTACAAATTACAATATTGTTTGATCGTTGCGTAATATAAATACAACTAATTTCCAAGATTAGTGTAAACATGTTTGCATGGATTGACCCAATTATGGATGAAGCCAGAATTCGTGCAGAAATGTTGATATCGGAATCGGTAGGCGTTGTATATGAGCCCGGGGTAGATATACCGCAACCGACACGTTTACATCATCCATTCAAATTGCCGATTTCATATTTACCCGAGAGTGAATTACATATACTAACGAACACGGTAAGTCGAGACCTGGAATTAGTGGAAACGGTCGGCGATAAATCGGTGTATCAGCGATTATTCAAGCCATCGCACAAATTTGGTGAAGGACTCATCGATGATTGGAAACAGAATTTTACAACAAACATTGAATATCTCCAAGATACACAGGCGGTCATACAAGATGCAGTAAACATGCCCGAATATACTACCGACGTGGAAACACTATTGACTATTTGGGACGATGTGAAAGGAAATCCTGCGTATTTCTTGGAAAAATATTGTTATGTGGAATGGGATATCATAAAACCTCTGAATCGTTCGTCTGGATTTATGCAGCTATTGTCGATGCTAAATATGATGTCGCCTGCGATCAGTCTCATGATTCCAATTCTATTTTTGATATTACCGTTTATCATGTTGAAACTGCGAGGGCTTCCGATAACAGTAGCAATGTATATCGATGTATTAAAAGATATTGCGAAACATCATTTCATAGGCAAGGTAATTACAGGATTGTCCAAGATTTCAATTGAGAGTATCATCTACCTAGTCTTGGCGGCGGGTATGTATTTCTACCAAATTTATCAAAATGTGACCTCATGCAAGAGGTTCTACCGTAATATTGAGAAATTGAATACATATTTATACCATATGAAGGTCTATCTTGGTCAATCGATTGATAACATGAATCTTTTTGTGGAAAAACATTGCGGAAGGAAGACATATATGGCTTTCTGCGAAGATATTCGTAGTCATATCTGTGTGCTAACCGATTATCTCACAATGTTATCAGATATAAACAACCAAGGCAGTTTTTTCAGTAAAATTGGAAGCGTTGGATACATGTTACAATGTTACTATGAATTGCATTCGAATCGTGCATATGAAGAAAGTATACGATATTCGTTTGGATTTGAAGGGTTCTTGGACAACCTTCGAGGTGTAAGTAGTCATTATTCATCGGGAATAATATCTCCTGCACAATTCGACAATGCGAGTCCATGTTCCTTTAAAAAACAATACTACCCGGGGCATATGGACGAAGACGCGTGCGTAAAAAATGATTGCGATTTGGACAAGAAAATCATCATTACGGGACCCAATGCATCCGGTAAGACAACCATGTTAAAGTCTACTACAATTAACGTGATATTTTCGCAGCAAATTGGGTTTGGGTTTTATGAAAGTGCGATTATCAACCCGTATACACATATTCATTCATATTTGAATATCCCTGATACATCTGAAAGAGACAGTTTATTCCAAGCCGAGTCAAGAAGATGTAAAGATATAATCGATTCGATATTGTCTTATCCCGAAGTAGATGGATATCGCCATTATTGCATATTTGACGAATTGTATTCGGGGACAAATCCGGAAGAAGCAACCAAGGCGGGTTTCGCATTCATGAAATACATGTCTCAATTCAAACACGTAAACTTTATTCTAACGACGCACTATGTGAAAATTTGCAGCAAATTGAAGAAAAACAAATACATTCGGAACCACAAAATGGATGTTGTCCAAGATGATCTTGGAAAACTAAAATACACGTATAAGATGAAAAAAGGGATTTCAAAGGTGCAAGGGGCTGTTCGTATCTTGGAGGATATGGATTATCCAGAAGAGATAATCAATAGCGTAAAGGGGCAGGCGTTATAGCATCTCCTTGAGTCGTTTGGTTTTTTCAAGAACCTCCATTTTTCGCGTTTTACTATCGAATAAGCTGGTGGCGTCATACACATTCATAAATAAATGGCGACCAATCGAGCCCTTTCGCTCTTTATATTTGTGCAAGAGTTCTTCATACTCTTCTTCGTCTTCGTAATCGTCTTCGTTTGGTGGTGAACCAATCTCTTTTTCCAAGATACCGGTATAAGATGTTTGAAGTGGTAGAAAAGCCTTGGTCATAGCATGTCCAATACTCGCGCCTGCCTTTTCGAATCCATCAACATATTTGATGAATTCGGCTTCCCCATATAGTTGACGATTTGCGTCCTTTTTCTTCTCTTTTACGTAAAATACGCCATTTTTAACGTCAGTTGTCTGTATAAAGTTCATATATTGTGGATTATCCTCGAGGCATTTGAAAAAAATCTCGTATACATTATACGCCAAACTAATTTGCTTAGACGCCATCCCCCTATAATTAGTATTAAAAAATTCGACACAGCGTTTCACATATCGGTCGGTAAAGTCATGAATCGTCTCAGCATCCCGACACGTATTAGTAAGATAAAAATTCAGCGTATTATTCACAGTATTATGCGTGGTGGTGTTACCAACTCTTGGAATAATATCAATTATTTTATTCATAATATCTTTTTTATCCGTCTCGTTACGTATGCGCTCTTCCTCGTATTTCTCCATCATCATCATAAACATAGACTTCATTTCGCGATTCGCATCTTTCATTTCGCGATTTTCTTGATATAGTTGATCAATAATCTTGTCCTTATTATATATACTCGAATTGTCTCCTATGCGACATGACGATTTATGACGTGAATAGCTCGACTGATGTTTGAAGTAGCGTCCACATCCACACGCAAATTCGTGTGATGTATTTTCCGTTAGCATTTCATAGCATTTTGTTAGCTTCGCATGTTTTACGGTCAATATATGACGATTATAATCACCTTTTTTGCTGCATATAAAGTTGCAGGATTCGCATTTATAATTTGAGGATGTAATTGATGTATTTTCATTTAGCATTTTTACATATATAATGCTAAATAAATTACATCCGGAAATATCAACGAGTCCGACGCAACGAAAAAGTGGTTGCAGCGAAACGTCTTTTTGCAGTTCACGTTTCGCTGCATTATGCTCTGATACGACTTTTCCAAAAACAGGTTGTTTGAAGATATGTGGAGGTTACCCAATTTGGAACTTTTTAAAAGTTCCAAAATGGAAAAGTGGCAACTGTTTAGATAGAGGTATTTTTCAAGGTGTGTGTGGGAACCTAGATTTTAGGTATTTCAAACCGTTCATTTGGGTTAGACATACCGAAAATGTGCTCAAACACATTGGTTATGGAGTATTTCTCTGGAAAAGGTGGCTGTATCTTGGGCTCCGTATCGATAGTAAGGACACTGTTAACGGGCTCGGGACGTAAAGGCATTTGAAAACCCTCCTTCTTCTTCTTTTGTTTGATGAGACCGGAAGGTGCAGGTGCAGGTGCAGGTGCAGTCGTTAAACTCATATTTAGATTATCAACCGTGAGACCTTCACTAAACGTGTTATTTTCAATCAAGTTCTCGCCGATCCATAACGATATAACTAAAGTGAGCAATAAACATAGAACTGCGGCAATCCGACCATTTGAAATAATCCGAATCATACTCAATATAAATAATCATTATAAATAAATTATACCGAAACCATATAAACAGGTTTGACTATAATAAGTCATAACGAGTAAGCAGTATGTCTACCAATAGCGTTACACAAAAAAGAATGACCGGTATGGTAAAGTGGTTCAATAACAAATCCGGTTTTGGATTTATTACGGTTTGTGGTGAGGGAGAGTTCGGTGGAAAGGATATTTTTGTTCACTATTCATCCATCCGCGTGGCCAATTCACAATACAAGTATTTGGTTCAAGGCGAGTACGTGGATTTCCAGTTGGTGCGCTCCGATAATAGAAACCGTTCCGATAATATCAAGCATGAATTTCATGCATCCGATATTACGGGTGTTTCCGACGGACCGATCTTGTGTGAAACGCGCAGACAAGCATTGGCGACTCAGTCATCTAGAAATATGCAGAGGGGGTCGAGTATCGATAGACCTGCCTCACCACTAGAAGCGCCAACTGAGAGCGCATAAGAATATACAATCCGAATATTATCACAATAAGTATTTTACATGTTTTTTCATGTAAAATAATAAATTACTCAGCACCAACCGTTTTGTCCAATTTTGTTCGAAGTGCGTTGATTACACTATTCACCATAATCTTATTGGGTGGAGACATAATCGTCTCGTCAACTACATCAAGTATGGTGGAACCAACTAATGACCGTGAATTATACAATGCCTGGGTAAGTAATACAGGAAAAATATCGTTCAAATAAGGTTTATTAATAATTGTATTTTCAATCATTATCAAAACGGGATTTAATATAGACGACCCATTTTTCATCATATATAGATAAGATGCATTGGTCATTTTTTTAGCAACTTCTCCGCTGGTCTTGTCTAATTGTTTCATGGTCATCTCAACCAGTTTATTACTATATTTGTCGTATATTTCCGATGCATGTGCAGCCATTTCGGAATCGGTAGCCTTTTCGCGACCAAGAATTGAATTCTTCGCATCACCTGCAGTTGATTTAACCGATGAAGCAGAACTCGTTATATTATCACGAATATCACGTAATGTATTACCAACTTTACCTGCACCACTTGCAGCGATACCTTTCACCTTATCTGATGCATTACGCGCAGTATTCGCGAGAGCCTTCCAAATTCCATCCCCCCCAATGGAGCGTTTATTTCGCACAGAACGACTTCGCGTTTTGGAACTAATCAAGCTTTTTCGGGTGCCTCTACGGGTGCCTCGTCTGGACATTTTTCGAGTTCCTCCTCTAATGGCGGCAGTTGGAAACCATTCAGAATACGGTGGTTTATATAACATACGTATAAGGCGATCAACAAATTTGTGTTTTGTGTCGCCCGGCTTATAAACACTTTCGAAAATTTTTAACATCGCATTTGGAGTTAATTCTTCAAACGATTTCATGGCTGAAAATGCATACAATAAAAGATCCCCGCTTGTCGCTTTGCGCAAAGTAACGGATACGCTCTGTTCAAGAATGCTATTTATTTTCTCTCGAAAATCCTCATTTTGTAGAATTTTTAGCATTTGTTCTTGTAAATTAGTAGACAACGTATCGGTTAAAGGAGCCCCCTTTACAATCGCAGAGCAAATATCGTCAACAACACGTTTGCTGACCATGCTATATATAGTATTCAAATCCGTATTGGTCAATGTCTGCTTTGGAACAATTTGAGTGTTGCTAGCCATATATAATTATAATAACAATAGAAAATATATACGACTTGAATAAAATTGATTGTAACTCCAAATAGTTCACATATTATACACAATGTCCATTACACTAAATCGCGAACGAACCGGTCGAACAAAGAAAAACAAGGGCTCATTATTATCGTCGGTCGAAAAGCGGACATTATGGGACATATTCGATACCGATGAGAAGTTGAACAATATTGAATGTGTATATGAAAAACCGAGCGACGAATATCAAAACGATACAACGTGTAAATTATGCGACTCATCAATATTGATAATGGACGACGGATTTCCAACTTGCACAAACGTGAAATGTGGAATCCTATATAAAGACACACTCGATTATTCACCTGAATGGCGATTTTACGGCGCGGACGATAAAAACTCGTCGGACCCCACTCGTTGTGGTAATCCAATAAATCCGTTGCTCCAAGAATCGTCATTTGGATGCAAGATTCTATGTAGTCAAAATGCGTCTTATGAAATGAAACGCATTCGTAAGTGGACAGAATGGCAAGCGATGCCGCATCGCGAGAAGTCGTTATACGACGAATTTCAATTTATCACCGTTATGGCTAAAAATTCGGGCATTCCGCGAATATTCATAGACGACGCAATGGCGATTCACAAAGACATCTCCGAACAAAAGATGTTTCGAGGAATGAATCGAGATGGAATAAAAGCGGCGTCCATTTACATTTCGTGCCGATTGAACGACTGCCCGCGAACATCTCACGAAATCGCAGAGATATTCATGTTGGACAAAACTAGCGCAACAAATGGGTGTTCAATGGCGGTAAATATATTGTCGAACCTGGATAGAAATGGGTCAGCGATTAATGCTACATCGAGTGATTTGTGTGCGACGACACCCGGCTCGTTCATCGAGCGATATTGTAGCAAACTCAATATGAATGGTGAACTGACTATGTTGGCTAAATTCATTGCTACAAAGCTTGAATCAATCGAGTATATCAAAGACAACACGCCACAGTCAGTTGCTGCAGGTATTGTATATTTCATCGCACAATCATGCAATCTACCGATTACAAAGTTGAACGTAAAACAAGTATGTAACGTGAGCGAGGTAACCATCAATAAATGTTGCAAAAAACTGGATTTGATTCAAGAGAAACTCATCCCAGCATGTATTTTAGCAAAATACGGGGGCGCATAATTTACCGCGTAAATGCACCCATGATTATGTGGAACTGAAATATATAATCATGGAAAAAAGTGAATCAAAAGCGACAGCCAAGACGTCGCCGCCCAAATTGGTTTTTATTATCCCATATCGAGACAGAGAACAACAATTAATATTTTTTAAACGACATATCAAATACATACTAGAAGATATGGAACCGACCGAGTATGAAATAATGATTATTCATCAAAAAGACGAAAGAGCGTTCAACTGCGGAGCATTGAAAAATATTGGGTTTTTGCTCGTGCGCGAAAAATATCCGGAACATTACAAAAATATAACTCTTATATTCAATGATGTGGATACAATGCCGTTTAGCAAAAATTTCATACCTTACGAAACGCAGACGGGATGCGTGAAGCATTTCTATGGTTTCCAACATACATTAGGAGGCATTGTATCGATTACTGGCGGCGATTTTGAAGAGATTAATGGATTTCCAAACTTTTGGGCGTGGGGATACGAAGACAATATGTTGTTAGATAGAGTAAAAACTGCGAATCTAGTGGTCGACCGATCCACATTTTTCCCATTTGCCGATAAGAATATATTACATTTTTACGATGGGTATTTAAAACAGGTAAACAAACAGGAATTTAATAGGTATGAGCGCGGAACTCGCGAAGGCGTGAGGTCACTGTTCAAGGTAAAATATAATGTTAACCACGAAACGGGCATGATAGACATAACATCGTTTGAGACCGGCACGATTGAAAATAAACAAACCGCTCAAATTCACGATTTACACAACGGGAACACACCATTTAAACACATACGACGTGCAAATAATAGAATGTCCTTTTTCATGTGATTAACCAATCGGATGCAATTCAACAATCTTGTATGTAATTCCAATGCGCTCGTGCGACTCCCACACACCCGATATTTTAATAATAAAAACAGATGGCTGAACGGGTTGATCGAAAGGCACCGATTCGGAATACACGCGAATCTGCTTAGTCGAAAGCTGTTTAAAAAAGGACAATTCGACGGGTTTATCACAACGGTTGCACTTTTTATATTGAGCCAATAATTTACGTTCAAGTAGACAAAAATCCTGAATTAATTGTGAATTTAAATGATCATGAATATTACGAATATGATTTACATGATCGAATTTACCAACCGAACGTTTATCAAATATAACCGGAAATAATAAATATAACCCATTCATTGTAAAGTGTTCGGACGAATATAGAATCTTCGTAAAATCGCCGTCCATAACCGTATTCTGTTTTGAATATAAAAATCGGATATCATCATTTAATTGAATATCAGTCGTATTTCCATCATACCGCTTTAATTGATCTATATGTAAATAGGCGTTCATCTAAACATTAATATACAGAAATGTTTATATTGATACAAATAGTAATTACTTATTAGCGAGACTACTATTCACAAGTTCAATATACTTATTCTGTTCTTCCATATTGGAATATACGATCGAGCTACCTACATTTGTAATCGAAGGCGTTTGACCAGGTCGAATCAAATCATAAATATAATTAAACAGATTGGATATCTGCTCCTTTGTTTCACCGGCTGCATTCTGATTGGTTTGCGCAACCTTGATAGCATCTATTTTCTTATTTACCGTGCTTATATTTTTCTGAATATTCGAGAATGCACCAGCCGACGATTTTTTAATAGCCAATCTAATCGCAGATACACTGGTGAACTCTGCATCAAGAGCATCTAGTTTCGCAATCATATCTTCTTTTTCTGCATCTGTTAATCCTTCGCGGAAATTTTGATATAAATGTGATACAAGTAGATAAGTAAAAAAGACACACAATATAATCAGCAATATATTTTTAAAATGAGGAAGAGTAAAAATCATTATTATATATATATATTGTATACTATATAATGTCGAATAGTCTAAATAAATCATCGATTATATCCTGGAAAGGAAAGACATTTGGACAGATTTCATCGTCCATACAAAAAAATCAAAACTCGGAGGCGATCATGCAAAATTCATTGTTATTTCTCCCCCCACCTTTGAAAATATATAGACGCGAAATCAATACCGCCCCCTTAGCAGTAAATTCATCGAAGCAATCTATGTCGATTGATGTTCTAGACCGACCAGGTGGATATTTAGTCATTTCTCATACTAACGAGTGCGATTGTAGCGGAAACGTGGGGGTTCTAGATAATAACATACCAAATAACAAAACAGAGACCGGTGAATGTTGCAATCCAAATGCTATGCTGGATCCGGCCACTGTCGCAAGACGGCGCATGCGAAGCTCGGGGGTGATTCGTAAACCGGTCGATTCAGCGGTAACGACAGCACCCTATTGCACCACATCTCAAGAATATTTAAACACTCGCGGAAAAACATTTGGTCAAAATCAATTCCATTATTTCAAGTCGGGCAATCCATTGGTGAAACCGGGCGCACCCGGAAGTGAGAATAATAAATACTCTGCAAATACAGACGGGTCGAATTATTGCCCAAAAAATCCAACCTATTATGTGGAATCTCAATTCAAGCCAACCAATTATAAATATTCGCAAGACGGGGGCGTATCTTCTAGCGCGCGAACATCCAGATTAAATTACAACACAATTACGACAACCGGAGGTCTTTATACAAAGGCCTTTGGTTCTGAAGTAGGAAATGCATTGTCTTATGGCGCATCAAGTGACGCATATACAATCAAGCAAAAAATAGGATTTCCTGCCCCGTGTGATACAACATGTGTAATCAAGTAATTGATATATTCTTTCAAATTCAGATATAGCTGAAGTTGAAAGGCGATTATTAGAATAAATATACATTAGCACGCAAGCTCTTCCGTAAAAATATTTGGCGTGGCTAAATTGTTCGCAGCAACGCCATATTTTTCACACCATTGGAGGCATTTCTGAACATTCTTTTTTACAAGTCCGTCGATTCGATCATTTTTGTGATGAACATCGATCAATGAGAGCGTGTAATGAATATTTTCAATCTGTTGCTGTCCGAAAATCGCATTATATTCCTCCAATTTCATAGTAAATAATAGAGACAATGGCGTCTGCAATAATCTAGAAATGGTTCCCGTTTCACTTGTTAATACGGTCGAAAACGCGCCACGCAATTTTGGATACATATCTTCCAACGGAATATCATGAAACCCCTTACACACCACATATTTTTCAGAATTCGCATATCGACTGGTGTGCGGTTTCGTAATGTATACTTTTTCATAACACGAGGATAGAAGAGCTAACATGTCGATCGTCGGTTGTGTAAAGCAATCAAACACCTTTAAAATAAAACACCCACCTGGTTTTTGCATCACCAATGCATACACAATCTGACCAAAGATGAGTTTTACAATATGGTTTTCCTGGTTGTTAAAATCTTCTGAAAAATCAAATCCACCATCACCGGTTAGCATGTGCATAGAACGTCCGTATTTTTCTTTGCAATAATCCAAATTGTGCAATTGTAAAATATCGCCCGTTCCGTCTGCGCCGTTTTCAATAACAACGTTGCTATTTTCACGTAGGAACGCCTGGCTTTTTTTCCAAGCAGGTATGTTCGCATCATTTACATCATCTAATATAGTCATCCCGGTATACACATCACTCCGGTTATTTCGCAGTTGCACGAGAGCTTCAATAAACCCACCCGGACCCTCAGCCAAATGAAAGCTATGTAGAGACTGTTTGCCGGTTACGGTTGGTCGAAACGAATCCAAAATGCGAAAGAAATTAAGTATCTCGACCATCTTGAAATAAGACCGAGACAATGGTTTGCGCTTGGCTATGCTTTTCTTCTTATTTGGAACGCATGTGTGTATATATTCATATGGATTCGTGTATCGCTTGTAGATATCCCACTCGGTTTCGTGTCCACGAATTCGAATTTTGATATCGTTCAAGTAATAGGATAATGAATTGGATATTACTGTTTTGGGTTCAACTTGACTACCGGTTTGAACGGATAAAAAAGTATACAAATCCGGCATATTTCGCGGCAATTGAAAATGAATCATAATACACGGTCGATATAGAATGTTCACATGCTACGTTTATATATTTTGAACATACTAAGAATATAGTTTGTTCAAATCCGGCAATGGTTATATTAGACATCAGTCTTTGGTTTGGGGCGTTTTATAACCACTTTTTTTCCGAGAGCAGCAGGTTCCACCATTTGAATCTCGGTCACTGATTGGTTTCCAATCGTAATTCGTGTCTTCTTGCCGGGCAACATATGTATTACAGATTTGGACGCCGTTTTCGCGCCATCTAATTTTGCATCGTCATGTTGCACATGACCTATTATTTTATCAACGTCTTCTTCTTCTTCTTCTTCGCGTCGGTTCATCATTAATTTTGCCGCCTTTTCGGCATTCACATTGTGCGTTTTACGGAATACAAAATAACGATTCAAGAACGATATACGCTTTTCTTCATTACTCATATTTGGCGCACCCTCGTAATCGGCCTTTAATCGATAATTATGTTCAATCTCCGATTCCATCGATGCATACAATTCGTCGAATAAGCCGGTTCCGTTTGGTAAACCCATCGATGAAGCCTCTTCCTTCGTTATAATCACAAATCCATAATTCTCCATCACGCGCTGCAAATACTTGAAATTCACCAAATACTCAGGGAACGTTTTGTTAATACTTTCTTGATATACATCAACCGGATAATTGATCGAGTATTCATCTTCGGGGAAACCAGTATGCTCATATTGTTTAGTAATCTCAAATATTTTCTCACCATTTCGCATAAGCGTGACGCCTTCACCCTTATATTTATTTTGAAGCATGTTAAAGACAGACTGCCCGTCGTAACATGTTCCTATGAAATAACCATTTACTTTGGTGCATTCGGCTATATTTCGTAAGAAGTTATGCATGATACGTTCGCTTTCGAAGAAATAATGTAATGCAAATTGGACGGAACTGATATTAAATCCACTTTCTCCGACACCATAATGTTTATACACACCCGCACCAAGAGCATCCTTATCTTTTGCACCTTGTCCGAAGATAGCATTTGTTACCTGTTTGTCGCGTTCACTAGTCGGCGCCTTGCCTTCTCGTATTAGAAGTTTACTATTACCCACTGCGAATAGAGCGTCCGGCATCGAATTATATTTTTTGCGAGAATTCAGATATCGCGCACATGCACCGTCCAATTGGTTTTCAATATTATCAGACGATAGATCCATACCAAATACAAAACTCAATTTTGCCGCGATCCATTTGGGCAAATCACCGGCTTTTCCTACAGCGTAATCCATCAGAGTATCGCCTCGGTTACTTACACCCAATATCAATTTACGCTTTACATACAAATTATGGAAATTGCGCAGAGACCGCGTATTGCTGACTTTTCCCGAACGATTGTAATATACATCTTCGTCGCCAGAGTAAGCGGGTATGTCTTGACCGGTAGTAATCATATGATGTGTAACCGGATTATGAATCGATTTCCAATTACTATTCGCAACATGATATGCATTGCCGAAATTCTTCCCGCCGGATCGCAGGTCGTTGGTTTTATCATAGCGAACGCGCAATGGTATCCATCTCCATGGACCCAACTTGGATGGATCATAACTAAACTCGACAATCATATCTTCCTCGAAATATTCGTTTTCTTTCGTTAACATTACCAGCCCACCCGACCCATTTTCGGCCAATTCTACATTGCATAATGACGCATTTGTATCATACGGATTGGTCGGTTGGAACGCTACCGGCATATAATCCCACGCATTGTCTTCGTCACCCACATTAGGCAAATTATCGCGTATTACATCCAACATGGGATTTATATAACCATGCTCCTTCTTATTGAATCCACATCTCAATACCAACGTTTTATACTGAGTCAGGTTTTTTGCGGTAGACATATTCACGCCGTCTTGAAATACGTGATGCAACTCGTCCTTACCAGTTTTGTCCTTTTTCACCGAAACAAGGAAATCAATCGTGTTGAATTCGGGAGGTTTCCATTTAAACGACATCGGCCAAGTCGATTTGTTCAATGGACCCGTGTGACCCGACTTTTCCCCTCCAACACCAGTCGAAGTCGGTGTGAAAATGAGACCGTCGGTATTATATGCATAAGACCCGTCACTCACCATAGACAAAATGGTAGAACAATGTTGGAATATGGAGCTATCGCGCGTAGAATAAAAGTCTTTGCATTTGAGAGTCAACCAGCACGAATGTTGATTCACGCCATCCTTCGGGACGTGTTTCTTATTCGGATCACTATTGCCCGAATCTTTATCTAATACGGAAACCGGCTTCAGTTTTTTCAACAAATCTTGTAGTAGCGGTAATCGAAAATTCGCAGGAAGGTCGTCGTCTTTCATGGGCGCAAAATCGCGTTCGCGCACACTTTTACCGTTGATAAAATATACGTCAAATGCTGCATACAAGTTAACGAATTTTCCAAACTTGTCGTATTTAATATGCTCCCCGTCAATGATAGACCCATACAATTCCTTGTCGCGTGTAATAATACCAGTAAAGATAATATTCATGTTCGTATCAATCATATATAAATGTCCATTCGCCGCCACATAAAGTAACTTGCGATCACCATCCGCCTTGTCGGTAACCGTATAGTTATCACGTATATTTGGAACGCTGAGCGAATTGTCGGAATTGTCTGCAATATGACTTAACTGCAGAGTATTTGACGATGGACCGATAAAATGCTTGTTCAACCTTTGTCTAGCATATTGACGCGTCCGGTCGTTCGCATCAAACAACCGCCCGGTATACTCCTTTGCATACTCGTCGCCATATGCAGTATGGATATACTGAGCAATAATTTTGTCCTTTTCACTATATGGAATCGGATAATTGGTGCCCTGTAAGCCGCTTAGAACAATGCGAATACATTTTCGTATCGCAACCATCAATTGCGACGCGGTCTTATAGGGAGTCCCTGAGCCAACGCGCGAATTATCAATTTCCAATTCGACCTCATACGATTCTGCACTTGTAAACACATGTGCCTCTTGAACGGTATATTGTGGAATCGGCACTTTGCGATCCTTTTTCGCCGAGCCCTTTACAATACTAATATCGACAAAGACGGGATATTCAGGATGCGACAAACGAACGCGATTGATAGAACGAAACGTTTTCTTTGTATCATTCCATTTCGACAATATTTTCTTCGCAGTTTCTGAATGGGTTGCAAAGTCGGTCTCATATTGATACGATACGCGGAAATTATGATCGGGAAAATCCACAGGCTTCAACGGTTTATTCGTATCGCGATCCGCACCAATGAACGGCGGGGATTTCTTTGTAAATTTTATCTTATCGGCGATTGCAGATGCCGTAGATGGTAAATCGATAAGTTTCTGCAGATTATTTGTGCGACAATATTCTTGAATAAGATCCACTCCCATCACCTCCGCACGGACATTCGACATGCGTATTTGTCCGGTTTCTCGGCTCGTTTCTTCGTTCGTAATTCGCAATATACTCAGGCCGTCCGGTTGTTTTGTAGAGAATCCAGCACCGTAAAATTGTTTCACCACATTATCATAATCGATTTTCGACAACGGACGGCCACTCTTGGTATTTGTACCAAACCGTATCTCGAGTTCGCTAACTCGACCGCGAGTTCTCAAATGCGGATTATCGGCTAAATAAAATTCCACCATTGCCTCAAAATCAGACGTAGAATTCATCGGACGCGTATCTTTTGTAACCGAATGAGGAGACGGCGCCTGAGTTTTGGGTGGTGGTTCGGTCGGTGAAGCCGGCCATTGTATCGATTTATCGTCCAATGGTTCATTCATAATATATAAATAGTATATGTTATTCATATATTATTTTCTTTCTTTATTATCAATTTTGTATCAACATTTTCACCAACTTATTGATAATCACATCATACCAATCATTTTTCTTTGGATTCGCGACGGGCGGTGTAACACATAGCTTTTGCCCCATATTCTCCAGTTCAGGCAATTTGTAATTAGAAACCCCTTTAAGTAACTTGGGCAAAAATGGGTCGACGTGCAGTAATGTTGATTCAACCGCTGCGACGTCGTCGGGCTGCATGGCGCCTACATCCACGGATACATGTCCGTCGTGATTGCGTTCAAAACGATAGGTTTCGTATTCTGGATCGGCGAAGAATTTCATATACAATTCGCCTTGAATCACCAGGGCATTTATTTTGTAAAACATGCACATCACATGAAACGCAGGCCATGATGTTTTTTTATTAATCATCATTTCCGCCGCAGTCTCTTGCATGCGAACATTGGACACTTTCACACCGGCCGATTGGGCGCAACTCTTAATCAGATTTCGATTTTGCTGAATATAGGCCAATATGTTTTGCTTTTCAAGTAATTCCGCGTTCTTGTATTTTCCGCCGATCATAGTATATTCGGCCTCGCCATGATGAAGGACATAGATTGACCAAAACAGTGTGTCCTCCTTGCGAGGAGAGAACAAAGCACGATGTGTGATAATAGGAGGGGGAGGAGGCGGAAAACTCACGTCAACTGTGACGGTGGTTTCAATTACGGGCGCATATTTTTGAATAAATGTATCATTGAGCATGTAAGATTCCCATGTATATATATCATCCGGTGTATCAAATTTCTTATGAGTATAAAAAATTTGATTTAGTAGCGTGCAAGCCATGTTACATATATAGACAAACAATTCTTTAATTCATTTATGCAAATTACATAGCAGTTGAAAACGGGTATTCGTTATTATCTTCGAAGTATGTCTTCGCAAAATCTTGCTTTTTGGTTTCAATACTGCGAAGCGCGTTCTCCTGATCTTTTACATAAGCAAGATAACCCTGTATTTTTTCAACGACCGGTTTGGGTAAAAAAGAGAGGTTTACATAGACCCCGCTTTTATTTTCATTGAGTTTCACATCTTGATTAGAGCTCAATATTTTGAGAATTTCGATTTGGTGGTTCTTGGGCATCTTCTCAATTTGAGCCTTTAGATTTTCAAGTTGTTGGGTAGATTCCATATCTTTATTCGAAATCGAGCGATATGTTTATATGGTTTTGCATGCTTGAAATGTATTATGGTTCATGTTTTAGATGTCCGAGATAGTAACAAGTAAATGCCGGTGTAGTTGCGTTGGTGCATACTACAAGTATAAGCATAACCTCTTTCTTGATTAGTGTTATAGGGGTGGAGGTCTCATCGAATGTAGTTGTACCATCAGTACTATTACTAATAATGATAGATTTAATTGCATTATTATTTTTTATCCGTGTTTGAAATGATGTTCCTATTGCGCAATTCGGTATTGCACTAAACAATTCTGCGGCAATAGGTAAAGTTGCCGTTACATCTGAAGCCGCACCAGACGCGTGTATAATTAATCCACCAATTAAGCCTTGGTGTCCATATGTAACTGTAATATCGGTCGCTAAATAAGTTGTTACAGATGTTTTTGAAAAAACATAATTCGATACAGTTAAATTAGCACTGTTGTCTACAAAAACATTTCCGCTCCCATTTGGTGTTATATTTATATTTCCATTGCTACCATTAGTCATTGTAATTGAACCAGTCGTAGCATTCCCGGTTTGCAATTTTAAATCATAGTTTCCCTTAGATTGTATAATACCGGTGCTTGAACCCGTTCCAATCGTAACTGCACCGGTGCCTTTCCCCTTAATATTCATATTAATATCTGAAGCAGATCCGGTTGCCTGTATGGTGGGAGTAGATCCACTTAAATATATGTTGTTACTTGTATCGATATTACCACTTACGTCTATGTCTGAATAAAAATTTGTTATACCACCTTGGTATACAGTCATCGCGTTAATCGTGTTCGAACTATCAATTCCTTGCACTTGTAAAAAAATGTTACCGCCTTGTTTAACTCCTCCCGTTGTTGTATATCCTCTACCCGCTCGCAACATCAAATACCCCCCCGATACATCACCGCCCCCCGTAGATACCACATCCCCGGCGGAGATTTCAAGATTCACGCCGGAAGTATCTTGAGGAGATTCGAAAACCCTTATTTTAGAAGTACCGGAAGTGAACGGCGGATAAAAAATTATGTCGGGACCTGTAAGAATTAGTTCGCCGTCAACTTTAACATCGCCAGCAAAATGCGCGGTTAAAGATATATCGGTTAAGAGTGTTAATGAAGTCAATAAGGGATTTACGTTGGAAGAACTGTCTACACCCGGCTTCGCGACCTGAAATTCGATATTTCCACCCGAACCTGTCCCAGTGCCGGCACCCGCATACACGGTCAACTTTTTACCTGCGGTATTTGTTCCAGATACGGGCAATACTCCGAATGAGCAATCGTTTCCGTTAGTAACGTTACCTAGAGTTATGATATCTCCACCAATAGTTAATGCACCGGTTCCAGCAATTGCAAGACCGTTTGTTCCAGTGCTAACTGACGTGATTGCTGTCTGGGTTGCACCGGTTACTGTGGTTGCCGAAGAGGCATTCCCACTTAAGTCGCCAATGAATTTAGTAGTAGTTAAATAATTATTGCTTGAATCATATGCAAACGCGGATTCTGCAGATAAAACGCCATTTGCTCCGGTATAAATTACAAGACCAGATGTTAATGAATCAGCAGTTAGTGTTGATGCTCGCAAATCATATGATCCAATGTCTATGTTAGATGTAGCATTTTCTATTATATATTTATTCTGTGTAGCAGATGTAGTTAATGTCCCAGCAGAAACGTCGAGTGTTTTTGTTGAACCAACCGTGATATTGCTGGTAGCAATCGTAGTTCCATCGATGGTTCCGCCGTTAATATCTGCAGTTGTGACTGTTCCAAGATTGCTAATGGTAGACCCAGCAAAGCTATAGGCTGTTCCTGTAGCAAATATCCCCCCGGCGATCTTAGGTGCAGTGATCTGACCGTTTGCTAATAATAATGTTCCAGCAGAAACGTCGAGTGTTTTTGCTGAACCAACAGTTACATTACCAGTCAAACTACCAACAAATGTGGTAGCAGTCACGGTGGATGAAGATGGATTATAAGTGAACGAACCTGTATCGTCTAACAAAGCGTTGCTTTCATTATTAAAAACAATAGGGAATGCAGTATTTGCAGTAGAATCTGAAACCGTTACAGTAGCAGCATTACCAGTCAAACTACCAACAAATGTGGACGCAGTTAGAGAATTGGTCGACGAATCGTATAGCAACCCACTATTTGTATGTAATTCAAGGTTTCCGGTAGCACCTGTAGAAAATATTGGAAAACATGTAGTATCTGATGTTTCATTCGTAAGTTTCACCTTATTACTAACCCCGGTAACGGTGCCCGTAAATGTGCCGCTAATATCACCCACCACATATAAATCACTCCCCACATATAAATCTTTTTCAATACCAACGCCACCGTCAACAATCAGAGCACCTGTATCTTTATTAGTTGATTGTGTTGTATTATTAATAGTAACTACACCAGCCGTCGATACAGTTGCGGCGGTAGAAGTTCCTAATGAAATACTTCCGCCGCTAATAGCGCCGGTTGTAGTAATGCTATTTGAACCGTTATTAATGGAACCAAAACCAGAAGCAATTGAGCCACCACTGAGTGCACCTACACTCGTTATATTTGTTTGAGCAGCAGTCTGTATTGTTCCAGAAAAGTTTGCTTTCACCGTTCCGGTTGTTCCTGAATATACTCCACTTGCGTCGACAGATGCATTCGTCAAATACATAAACGTGCTATCGGTAGCATCGTAACCAAAAAAACCGAATGCGGATGGAGAATTATCGGTATAGAATTGTATACCTCTATCCGCGGTATCTGTCGCATAATTCTTTGCGATTTCAATTACCGGATCACCAAGGAACACTTCGGTTGTGGTAACAGTTTCAATATTGCCTTGAACAGTTAAACTACCGGTTATGACCATACTAGAATCGACTAGCACGTTACCAGACCCATTTGGGTCAAGCGTAATAGTTCCATTCACTCCATTCGCGATCGTAATCGACCCAGAATTGGTTCCTTCGTTGGTATTCAATACCAAGTTACCTGCACCATTGGATGATATCGTAGCGATAGCACCGGAATCGCCTACGACAACTGTATCTGCAGATAACACTACATTACCGGCTCCATTTGGCGTTAAAGAAATATTGCCGTTTGCATTCGTAGAAGTAATTGTATTTCCGTTAATATTAATATTATCAACATCAACAGAAGTAAAATTACCGGTTGAAGCAGTCGAAGCACCGATTGTGGTTCCATCAATCGCACCACTATTGATATCAGCTTTTGAAATTACAACGTTCCCTGTTCCATCCGGGGTTAAAGTAATGTTTCCATTTGATCCATCGACAATTATAACTCCGGTGTTCGCATATCCCGTTTGTAAAACTAGGGCATTGTTTCCATTTGATTGGATGACTCCACTTGTGTCTGTATTTCCAATAGTCAATCCACCAAAGCGTGCATTTCCATAATCGCCGGTAAATATATTGGTAATCGATTCCGAAGCATCCGGACAGAAGACAAACACATTATCGGACTGGTCATATCCAAAAAACCCCGTTTTTGAAGCATCTACTACCGCGTATTTGAACGAAATGCCGCGGTCTAAATTATCATCTACGTCGTTTGAACCAACTTGAAGAACCGGGAATTTAACTGCGATTGTAGACGACCCGACCACCAATGAGCCAGCGGTCAATGTTCCAGATACATCTAAAGTTCCATTGATAAATGTATTACCATTTGTAGGGTCTAGTGTAAACATTGGATTGCCGGGCGTGTCGTAATAATTTGCTTGAATTGATCCCGTATCACCCTTTGGAATAGTGAAAAAGAAATTTACGGATAAGTCAGTCCCACCTCTTTCAACACTTGCATTTGATTCAGCCGGGCCAGTTGCCGTCCCCGATACATCAAGTGTGGGTGAAATACCAATTAGACCGCGTGGGCCCTGAGGTCCACTCGGACCGGGAACCCCCCTCGTTCCGGTGTCCCCTATAGGGCCTTTTATACCTTGAGGTCCTTGAGGTCCTTGAGGGCCCGTATTTCCAAGTTGTGTAAATGTAGCAGTGTTGATCATAGTATATAGTATTTAACGATATAATATAAAAAATTTGACGCTATTTGAGCCGATAAATAGTTTCATACACATAATACGTGTGTAATCTTAGCGAAGATTACCAATTGTGCATATGAATTTATCATGTAATTCGTATCGAACGCCGATAACCATAGACATGATTTTATCGCCTTCCTTTACTTCACTAAACCGCTTGTCCAGATGATGGTGATCGCGTGCGATAAACATGGTAACCGGCATATTACCATCATCGTCGACAACCTGTGCGTGAATACCCGCCTTAGTAACCGTCTTACACACACATTCGATTAACATACCCTCTACGGGCAAACAGGCCATACATTCAAAGACGGCCTTGAATTCAACGTAATCCGAATTTACGTTTCCGCTGGAATATTGCAAGATTTTCACAGACCCCGGTTTGATATATCCCTCATTGATGCATTTCCCTGCTATTTCCGCTTGTATTTTCTGTTCTAAATTTTGTCGAACATTTTTTCCGATTTCAGTGATGGATAAACAAACCTTTTTATCAAGAATGGATTTCATATATACACCATAAACGATTCCGTCGGGTTTTCCCTTTGTAGGATACTTTGAAGCCTTTTTATTATTCGCGGTCGACATTTGCTAGTTAACAATATAATATAGGTCAGATTTTATATTGTTTTATATTCAATTTTGTGCGTGTCTGTATTCGCCATGTATACAATATATGTAAAATTGATTCCGAATATTTCCTAAAATATACAATAACACACAACATGGACACGCTGAATCTAGATATTATATCCTTACGACTGGAAATGAATTCAATTCAAACCAGTATAATCAAATTTGAATTGAACGAGATTCGCGATAAATTAATGGCCGTTGAGGATCTTGTCCGCAATCTAGAACCAGACGAAGAATTTATTCCTAGAAAAAAACGCCGCGTTCGATAGGAAATCGATCGCATCTCATATAATATTTGGTCTTACAGTAAACTCATAAATTGCGAATACCGGCGAGTTGATCGTAAACTATTGGTTGCCTTAGAGGAGCCCCTTCTAGTTTTAGAATCGGGTTGTTGCCTCGTCTTAATACATCTGAATGCCTCATTTCGCTCGTATCCGGGCAAGCATTTTTTCACACAGTTTCCAGTTGACGCTTTATATTCAGTTCCTTCGGGGCAATCGATAACGGCCGAACCGGCGTGTTTCCTGAGTTCCGCGCGAGACATTTTAACCGCCTTTGGATCCACGCGTTCTATGAGTTTCTCGATGGATGCGGGTATTTCCGGGCCGTCTACCAATACGTGATCTACAAATCGTTTGTTGTATTTTGCGAGTATAGCGTTACTAGACAGGCATTCTTCGTATTTCGCAATGATTTCATCGATTTCGTATCGCAGCCCAATATTTGGATGATACATGTGGTAAAACAATTCGTTCAATTCCTGTGCGAATTGTGGGTCAATCAGATGGGAGCAACTTCTCAACACTTCCATATACGCGATTCCAAGCCCATACGAATCAAATGTATTGACCGATTTGCGCAAAAAGGCCTCATATTTATCGTCGCCCGGTTGAATATGCGTGAATAGAGTTGCTACAAAGTCGTCCATTATTTGCCTGAGTGGTTTCATACAGGAACGAATCGATGAATTTTCGCAAGATACATAGGAGCAAAATATTTTGATGGCCTTATCGAGACTAGAACTAGTGAGTGTAGAAACTGATATGTTTGATAATAATATGCGAACATGTGCCTCACGTTCCTTCACTGTTTTTCTCGAATATTCGTCATATCTGGTCTTATTTAGATAACCGCATTCAAGAGGGTATGACCAATGAAATGGAGTCATTGTATTCCTTGATTCGCGCGACTGTAATATCATTTTGCTGACCGATGTAGTTAGTCCAAAATCAATAAAATTCAGGCGTTGAGTGGACGAATCGTATTTATATACGATGTTGGCGGCTTTTAGATCCCGATGAATAATACCTTTTGATAAAAATGCCTTTACGCCAAGGAGCATACGATGTGCTTCAAGCCAAAACTTTTCCACTGTAACCTGATTTTGCGGGGAGTAGTGCATACGTCTCAATTCTCTCGAAAAATCAGCCAGACTGACCCCCCCATGTTTCATTATGAGAAGGGAATAAGACAATGGGTTATCAAATACGTCTTTATTCATTCGACATTTATCAATCGACTTCCAATTAAAATCGTTGTCGTCAATCACACAAGATGTTGGCGTCCCTAAATGAAACTGTTTTGCTGGATCTACTTCTGAAATAACTACATATTCGTGCAATTCCTTCATTGAATCCTGATTGGATAGTATTTTGGAAATATGGTCGTCTCGACTGGTTGCTTCTCCTTTACATATGAGCGCCGGATCGTGTGCACACCCGTATGTTCCCTGACCGATAACCGTCCCACTATCAGACATTTATTTATTGTATATACTTATGTATACATAATATCGATTGACGTAGAGATTACAAAATACATTCAAATGTATTTCGTAAAACATAACTGTATACATATATAGAAACCACACGCATATGGAGAAGCGGTTGCCGTACGACTTTCATATAGATCGATGGCAAGACGGACCGCTAAATCGGTGGGCATTCCAACATGTTTCTGAATTTTTAGCCACGCACGAGATTCTCGCAAATGATATTTGCGATACAAGCGAAATCCCAATCAATCCCTCGGTCGCAAATGTTACATTGATAGAAAACATTGAGGTCAATGTAGACGGAAAATCACTTAGGTTATCAGAAATTCTTGAAGAGACCCACACCGATAGTATGATTGTTTTACGCAATGGAAAGATTGTATATGAAAGATATTTTCATGGTATGAAAATAGATTCCAAGCATTTACTGCAATCAATTTCCAAGTCAATATTAGGCGTTTTATATGCTATTATGATAGATCGGGGGGTAATTGATCCAGATAAATTAATGAGTCATTATTTACCAGAACTAACATCGAGTGTCTTTGGAACGGCCACCATCGCCCAGGCTCTCGACATGCGAGTTGCGGTCAAATTTACAGAGGATTACACATCTCCGGATTCAGAAATGAGTCGGCTTGATCGTGCATGTGGCTGGAAGGCCAACCCCACAGGAGAATATTCCACTCTCCGTTCCTTTCTATTATCTTTGACTGCGAAGATAACAGATGTGCATGTGGAGCATGGTTCCGAATTTCAATATTGCTCGGCCACTACGGATGCGCTTGCATGGCTGATTAGTCACGTTACGGGCGTGCCGTATTCAAAACTGCTGGAAAGGGAGATATGGTGGCCAATGGGAGCCAGGCAAAACGCGAATATAACGGTGGATTCCGAAGGGTTGGCGGTGGGAAATGGAGGTATATCTAGCACAACACGAGACATGGCTTTATTTGGGCAAGTCATTCTTAACGGCGGAAAGGCAATAGGCGGCGAGCAAGTGATTCCGATGTCTTGGATTACGAATATATGTCTCGGGGACCGGTATAAGAATCAATGGTGGATCAGTAATCAGTCTAAAATGAATGAAATCCATGCACGCGGAATATATGGGCAATATCTTTGGATAGATCATGATACAAACACTGTGATTGCGAAGTTTTCATCCGACCCTCATGCGAGAAACACTCCTAAGTTTGGTATGCATACAGCCATGTTTCGTTCGATTTGTGAGCGCGTATTGGAACCGTGAACTGAAACACGCTGCAGTATAAGTTCATATTTTTCGATTTCATTCACAGAACCAAGTAAGACGGGTGTCCTTTGGTGAATATGTTGCGGAACGATGTCCAAGATGCGTTCTTTACTCATATTCGCAATAATGGCTCTTCCATTGGCCTCTTCTACAATCATAGCCATTGGAAAGCATTCGTATAATATTCGGAGCTTACCGTTTACATTTTTCTCGTCCCAAGGGTAACAAAACATGCCTCCGTATAAAAGGGTTCGATGAATATCGGATACCATTGACCCGACCCAACGCTGTGTATATTTTGTGTCCAATTTACGATATTGTTGTATGTATTCAGATATATCCGAATTCCACCGCATACTGTTGCATTCGTTTACGCTGTAAATAGCCTTTTTCTTATTTGAGATATCGATAGTACCAATTCGAACAAAAGTTTGTGTTTGACGGTCAAGCGTGAAATGATGCGCCCCCTTCTCTTTAAATGCGATTACTAATTCAGTAGACCCGCCATACAATATATATCCTGCGCACAGAATATCATTGCCGTTTCTCAAAACGCGGTTTGCTACACTTTCGTGTTTATCCTTGTCCAAGGTAACTGAAAAAATGGTTCCTACTCCGCAATTGCAATCAATATTGGATGAACCGTCGAGAGGGTCAAATGCTACAATATAGTTCCCCATGTTGTTCGCATTCACAACAATCGCGTCGTCATTTTCCTCTGATAAAAGTAGGGTGCATGCGCACGAACGCGTCAAGTTTTCAATCATAATATCATTTGTTAAGACGTCGAGTTTTTTTTGTTCGTCGCCTGAACTGTTTTGCGCGCAACTGTCTACTTGTCCGGTATTTTTGTCTAGAGATACACGATTAACTAAACATTCTATTTCGACTCCGCTTTTCTCAATCGCAAATATCAAACGACTTAATTCGTCGTTTATTTGAAGTTTTGTTAGTAATAATTTTGTATTCATACTAATATATCTTATAAAAACATCAAATTATATGCTAAATTATTAACCCTTTCGATATTTCGCGATTTTATTGTATTCAGCTTCTTCGGGCGTGAAAAACCAAATCCTTCCGTTCAATGCGGTCCTTGTTCGATGTCGCAATATCATTTCTACGATTACACACAAACCCAATTGCATAATTTCAATTGTATTAACCGAATTATACATGGCTGTTCCCAAGATACCGTTCAAATATTTAACAATATCGCCCTTTGTCGGAGTGTGGCCAGCCAACCGTGTGCCGGTATTATTTTGCATTTTGGTAATATCTTTAATGCGAAACACCATTTCTTTACCAGAGCGAAACATATCAATAAACCCCACATTATCGGAATATTGCGAAGAATCCTTTTGAAATTGCCGTAGCAATGCTCCCGCCTCTTCGAAAATACGCACATCTTCTGGTTCGGCTTGTATCCATCGCCCGTTATCCTCGGTCGATTGTTTATATAACTTCCACGTGTTTTTATCGGCCAATAAAAGGAGTGTTTTGTTGCGATGTGTGACCAATTTAGTGTCGAAGTATTGTTTGATTGATTGCTCCGTTTCCGACAATTCCGATGGATTACGAATCTTGGAATACATATGAGAAGCAATGGTTAGTTTATCTTCGGGCATCATCATATCAATGTTGTGGTGAATAACAAAATCAACGTATTCTTTCATTTCCATTTTATGAACGGTTTGAAGATGGTTAACGACACGGCTCGCATGTTTATACCAATCTTGGTCGCCTTGGAAAACAGTGGATACTGTTGTAGCATTTGATACATTGCGGTCGACGGCTTCCATAATTTCAGTATAGGATAATTTATCGGATATAGCGGGTGTTTCTTCGCCCTCTTCTTGGACAGTTTGTTCAAACGTTTCTGGTATCTCCATAGCCACTGTTCGATTTTTATAATCAATGGGCGTAGACCGTTCAAATACGGTAATGTGTTCGTCGTTTATTTCAATTGGTTGAAAAGCATATAGTTCATGTTTGTTGACCATATTTCCGCGACGCCCATACCGATCAAACAAATATTCCGTCTTGTTCTTTACAAATGAGGTTAATGCAGCATATATTTGCGTAACCGGATACTCCTTGGTCACATTTATATGTTCAATCAGCTCTTTCAAAGTGTAAAATGATTGGCCTTTTGTATCGTCGCGATATACTTGACGAATTCGCCGCATAATCCGTTCATTGTTTGATTGGGCATATACACTAGAATAGGATTCTTGGACGGGGTCTCGTTTTATTTCCTTCCCCACGTTACATTTGAAAGAACATTCGTCCATGTAATCACAAATATCTGTATGCGGGCGGTCACCGATCTGATATACTATTTCCTTTTTATCTGTGGACAGCTCAAGAGTAATCTCTTTATTTGCCGCAGTCGCAACCATTTTCTCAACAGAGAAATTAATTTGTTTGATATTTAAAACACAATCAACCGCCGTTTCTTTCATGAGTCGTGTGACTTCTCCGATAAGCTCCGCCTTTTTCTTGGCTAATCGGTATACATAAATATCGACCGCCTCTTCATCGAGTGCATTTTTCAAGAGAGAAACGTGCATATAAATTTCCACATTTCTCATTTTGAATGGTAATCCACAGTGGCTTAAGTTGCGCACTCCTCTGCCGATAACTTGTTCAATGCGGTTCATATTATACCAGGGTTCCAAGATATGCAGCTGTCTAATACACTTGAAATCAAGACCTTCAGACCCCGCCTTGGAAATTAATACGACCTTGACTCCTTCACCATTTGTATTATTTGAACTAGTGATTAATTTCATATCAGCAGCATTTTGAGGTGAATATGCCTTATCTCCGGTAATCATAACATATTTTGCAGGAAAGAAAGTTTTGCTACCCGCGACTCTTGGTTTCATAGTCAAGGCATCGATCGGTGCAACTGGCGGTTGCGCAAAAAGTGGTCGTGTAGTAGGAGAGCTACCCGCTCGAATAAAACCCATTTCTTCCAATGCGAGCGCCATGGGAACAATTCCGCCGTCAATATATTGAGAGTAAATCATAACTATTCCAGTTGAATGACGGATAATATCACAAATACGAGCAATTTTTGCACTATATTTTGAGATTTCAGACTGGCTAAAGATTCGACCATATTTTGACTCGATTTCGGGGCGATATGTAAAATTGTATTTCATCGGTATTTTGTTGGAAGACTCGTCTTTGTAAGTCATAACTGAGTTCATACCACGCTTACCAACCATGGTAGCACGCGGATCCTTATTCTCATCGTCTTCAACGGAAGAGGATTCGTCCAGTGTTAATTCTCCGCGTTCAATTTGTGCATCTAAGTTTGGACTCGGGTAAACCATATTTAGAGCCTCAATCGGCGTTTGCAATTGGCGAAATCCAAAACGATCCATTTCGTCGAAGCCATCTATGCGACCTTCATTCGCATCTACATCTTTACGTATACCTTTTACTACCAAGTTGTATGCTTGTTCTTGGTAATTTTCCAATTCGCTAATATAAACGGGAAGATGTAGCATAGGAGCATCGATTTTACGACCATTCATTTGTGTAGTAGGTAAGGAAACCTGTTTTACACTATCGCCCATCAAAGCTTGTCCTGCAATTACCAAACTCCCAAATGGCGAAGGAGCTTCACGGAAAGTTCTTTCCTTGGCGAAAATATCTGGATATATGCGATAAGGAAAAGTGTACGGATTTTCACCCCGAACATATGAAACATAACCAGTTAGTTTGCGGTGCAAAAGTTCGCGCCCACCCTCCTCTGTTACATTTCCTTGTGCATCGAGCAGTTGTGGTTTAAATGTGCCGTCAGATAAAAACACTTCATCTGCGGTGATTAAACCACGTTTGTCGTTTGCATTCATTAGATTGACCAACCAGATAATTTCAGAATGAGAATTATACATGGGTGTAGCAGACAACATTAGCAGCCGCATGTTATTACAATTCTTGGCTAGTTTCAACAAATATTGCGAGGTTTTACCTTCGACATTATCTTTGGTCATTCGAATATTATGAACTTCATCGATGATTATCATGCGATTGTTGAAGAACTTGCGCATACTAACTATTTCCTGTTTCCGAATCTCTTCTGGAGAATAATCCGCCCCGGGTGGAACCGATATCCGCTTGCGAATATAATTGGCCAATTCGACATACCCCATGAAGACATAATATTGGTTCACAATCGCCTTGATCTGGGATACAACCTTGTCGCGCGGAACTCCTTTTAAACTGGTGGGATTCACCTCCTTCACCAAGGTATTCCCAATGCACGAATCAATATTCCATACGCCATCTACTTCGGTTAATCTTCGTTCGTCGAACAATTGCAATTTAAAATTCGCCTGAACATTCGGTGCGGCGACCACAATGATTCGTTGTTTCATGCCAACTTGTTTCATATATGCACGCATTTCTTCTGCGATTCCAATCGAACTACATGTCTTACCACTACCTAAACCGTGATACAGTAACAGGCTGTTGTATGGCGTTTGAAATGATAGGAAATTCTTAACGAATAACTGATGTGGTAATAATTCAAACTCGGCTTCACACATTTTATCGGCATAAGCTTGGATATCGCGAATTTCACCGTCGTATTGCGTATCATTGAACTCAGTATGTGTTGCGATTTTTGCAGCAAACGCTGGATCGTTTAAAGTCGGATACAAAAAGTCACGAGTTGAATCATCGTCGGCATCAAACTCCCCCTTTTCCATTTTGCGGCGCCTTTCATTGGGCTGTAAAAGATAGCCTTTATTACCCGGCGTCTTATTTACATAAGCATCATTGACCACTTGAGGAGAAGGAACCGCTATAGCGGGTGAGACCACTTGAGGAGAAGGAACCGCTATAGCGGGTGAGACCACTTGAGGAGAAGGAACCGCTATAGCGGGTGCAATCGCGGTTTCTACAAACGGCTCTATAGTAACGGGTAATTCACGCTGTTTACGTGTCCCATTTGAAGAGTTTTTCGCAATTGTTTTTCGTATTTTTACTGTCTTCCTATCTGTATCGGAAATATTGGGCCGAATCATGGATTAAATATACGTATATACATTATACGTATATTTCGATTCATTTATTCTACCACACATCCAAAATACTAATATACATTATAAATTTTCAATCGTGGTTTTTTTACCGTGACATTCGCGACACAAAGCGACTAAATTATCTACATGATTACTTCCGCCATATTCCAGACGTATTTTATGATCGACCTCAAACCACGCATTTAATTGTTCATTGCACTCACCACACTTCCAATTTTGCCGTGACGCAACAAATTTCTTCTTTGTTTCACTGACGGAACGTTTGGTGCTTTTTTTACCAGAATGCATCATGCGCTCTGCATATCGCGTTTGACCATTGGGAATCTGCACTACTTCATGTTCACCCCCGCCATTTTGAAAACTATGTTTGGATGTAAAATCGAGGATAGGCGATAGCATAGAGCTCGTATTTTTATCAACCGGTAAATATTTCAGATATTCATTTGACGTGACCAATATATTACGGGCGTTTGCAGGGTTCTTCTTCAATAAAATATATAATACGAATGCACCAAACACAACACCGGCCATCTGATAGTATTTCTTATACATCATAAGATTTTTAGTATATTTCCCGTCAGTATACATGTGAAACAGTATAGCACCGGTAATCAAAATTAACCATAGTTCGACACGCATCGTTATATAACCAGTATAAAATAGTCGGATACAAAGATATATCAATAAAGCATGAATATGAAAACAAAACAGACGACGGTAAAAAAGGCAATTACATACTCCTTTTGCAAATGGAATCTTTCGGAAAGTTTTACCTGTTTGGGGCGATATAATGATTTATAGTCATCGAGTGCTTCAAATAATGTAATCTCTTCTTTTCCTAGAATGCGATTTATGCGATTGTGTATAAAATGCACCCATCTTATAAACGAGTCTCGATTATCTAAATAGGGCGACACGGGATATCGATCAAGGATTGATATAAAGTGATCTCCGATTTCCGGATTTGGAATGAACAGTGGAAAATTTTGAATTAAATCGTAGTATTTACGCCGCGTAACCGATGTCGGAGTCAATGGATATGTATGGGCAATGGTATGTAAAAAAAACCAATAATGTGGCCCCCAGACGTCAGGTAAAAGCATTTCCGAATCCAACATGGTAAACGATTCAGGAATCGTTGTCCGGTTAATATAATCCTCGTGGTGTTTCTCCATAGGAAGCGACTATAAAGTATATAAACAAATGCGAATATAATACCATAGAATAAGCGTGAAAAAATGCAAAAGGCAGTCGATAATTATTGCAATAATTGTGGAAAAGCGGGACATCTGTATCATCATTGTAAATTACCAATAACCAGCAACGGGGTGATCGCATTTCGCCGAAATAATGAGAACGTGATCGAATATCTATTGATACGACGTAAAGATACGTTGGGACATATTGATTTTATGAGGGGAAAATACTCCGTAACCAACCCACATTACATTATAAATATGCTAAATCAGATGACTATCGACGAAAAACGGCGATTGCGAACGGAAGAATTTGAACCACTGTGGAACGCAGTATGGGGTGGAAATGCAATATCTTCACAATACAAAAGTGAAGAGTGTAGTTCTCGTGACAAGTTTAACCTGTTACGAGGTGGTATTACTACAAAAGACGCCGTGTTTACATTAAACGAATTGATTGATCGAAGTAATCAGGAAAACCAATGGGAAGAGACTGAATGGGGATTTCCAAAAGGCCGCCGAAATCAGCAAGAATCGGATTATGATTGTGCGATACGGGAATTTCGCGAAGAAACTGGATACAATCCATCCCTATTATACAATCTACAAAACATTATCCCATACGAGGAGATTTTTACAGGATCAAATTACAAGTCGTATAAACACAAATATTATGTGATGAACATGAAATATGCTGATAGTTTAGTGCAAAATCCATTTGAAGAAACGGAGGTGAGTAAAATGGAATGGAAGACCTATGCCGAATGTGTTGCTTCCGTGCGTCCGTATAATTGCGAAAAACTGCAAATGTTATATAAGATAAACCATATGTTGTGTTCGTCAACTATTATATAGAATGTGTTTATGTGAAACGCGAAAGACATACCGGTAAATTTATAATAGTAATATATATTATTATGAATAAACAAGCAAAAGAAACATCCGTGCAGAAGAATATATACGAACAAAAAAAGAAATCCTTGTCGATTGGTAGCCGAATCTACCAGTGGTTTTCAAAATTGTCTGCTTCAACCACCGAAGGGATTGATATGCGGCGGTCGTTGTTAACATTAGGCATATTGTCTAGTGTGGTGTTATTCTCATCTATAACGGTATTGCGCATTATTCTCTCGCCCGGTTCCGCGGATTATAATATCCAGAAATACTTCTTTCTTTACACACTACCCGTGTTATTACTCTTCGGTCTCATATTGAACCTTGGTCCGAATGAAAGCGAGACGAAATTATTCGGTAAAATTGCTGGGTTGATAATACTCTTGGTAGTTGCGACATATTATTATGTTACGTCGACGGATTCGTTATTCAATGCGGCACTATTGTCGAACTACTCATTCCTTGCGTTGATAACTATAGTTGGTCTGGCGATTGTATATCAAAGTCTGGTCGATTATATGGAACGGCTGAAGGGATGGCCAGGGTTCATAGCCCAATTGATTTTTTACATACCATGTGTTATATTAGATGTATGGGAATACGTCATAGAACAATTTCAATTGACTCCGTATTCAATCTATTTATTTATTTTATTCGAAATACTATTAATTATACTATACGTATATTTACCCGAAATATCGAACAAAGTCACCGGGTTAGATGATTCGATTCAAGCAGTCGACAATGTAATGGTTTTAGATGGCGGCAAAACGGTGGTAGTGAACAGTGACGAGTTAAAAATAGTCAAGACGGGCGACGAACAGAGCGCAAGTTTAGAGGGTGAATATAGAACCAATTATGCTATATCAATGTGGGTATACATAACTCCGCAGGCACCAAACGACCCGGCGTATAATAAAGAAAGTGAAATATTTAGTTATGGGTATGAAGACAATGAAGGAGTTCAGCACGTAAAACCGATGATTCGATATTATGGTGGCGGAGGAGGTGACGATCAAGTGATTGAACGCAACAAGTTTGTCTTTTATTTTTCTCGATATCCGCCTGTAAATCAGTATAACTCAGATGAGCACACATTCTACGATGTGACTCTACCCAATCAGAAATGGAATCAAATCGTATTGAACTATAATCGAAATATTGTAGATATTTTTATAAATGGGGTTTTAGAGCGCTCTTTTACAATGACCAAAGACATGCCTCGCTATAACAACCTCGATACAATTACTGTGGGTGATGATGTTGGTATCAAGGGTGGGATATGTAATGTAGTTTATTATAAGCATCCTTTGACTAAGGAACAGGTTGCGATATCCTATAATGCGAAGATGAATGCAAATCCGCCAGTCGCATCTATTCCGGATAAAAACTCGACCTAATCGTCGCAATATTTGTTAGTATCGAACCAACTATTTTATATCGACAGTTTATATAATAATATGGAAGCCACTACCATAGTTTTAGCTATCATTGTAGTTGCCCTGGTATATGTTTTATATGTATATTTCGTAAGTAAATCATCGGTAATTAGCAAATCGGCGAGTTTAAAGGAGGGGGGTAATGCGCCCATCACCGAAATTAATAGCGGCCAATCCACGCGATATGCATATGGTATTTGGGCGTATGTAAATACATGGGACTCGACGCGCGAGAAGACGATATTCTCCAGACAAAACAACATACGTCTATATTTAGCGGCAAATAAGCCATCATTGTATTGCACAATTACATGCATGTCGGCAGATGGTTCTTCGCTAGTGAACCAAGATATTCTAATTACTGATAATTTTGCTGTTCAGAAATGGGTATACATTATAATCAGTTCAGACAATACGATTGTTGATGCATATGTAGACGGTAAATTAGTAAATTCTACAAAGTTGGCCACGTCACCCAATCAACCGGGAACATCCAAAGAGGCCCCTGTTATTTATGGGTCGGGGTGGGATTGTTATGTAGCTGGGTTTCAAAATTGGAACGCGCCCATCGGCCCCCAAGAAGCTTGGGATAACTACTTGTCCGGAAATGGTAACGCGATGTCTCAATTCTTCGGAAGTTATGCATTGAATGTAGGTGTATTGAAAGACAATGTTCAACAATCGTCGTATACAATTGGGATATAATGTGTTTTCTCTGTGTATTACTACAATATGAATGTTATTATGCTGAATAATTTGATAATATACACCATTGATCATTTACGCCGATTATAAATCTTCAAAGGTGTAAGTCTTCATCGGTGTAAAATCGTTAGATTTGAAATGATAGTTTTACGAATTATAGGTTCAACTGCAGTTTTCGTCCTGAGGCATAGTCGAAGGAATTCCAAAAAAAAGATGTTGTAAATATATAACAGGTATATTTACAAAGATGGATCAAGCGGCTCCGCCAAATATAGAAAATAGTAAAATTCCCGGCGTGATAACCAATGCTGTTGAAAATACCACCGAAGGATTGTCGTCGACCGCTTCCAATATCTCAGACGGCATTGCGAATGCATCGGCATATGTAGAAGAATCTATATCCAGCTTTGGAGACGCAGATATAGTGGGTTCAAGCACTGATTTTTTAAGTTCAAACACACTCGTTGCTAAATTCTCATTCATACTAATTGTATTGATTGGGTTTATGATCCTGGTTAATTTAGGAGTTAAGGTGATTGGTTATTTTATGAAACCAAAGGGTAGTCCATATTTAATATCAGGCACGATGAATGCTGCGAATGAGGTAATTATATACCAAGATCCAAAGAATACAAATTCAATACCGATACTTCGGTCAAACAACCAGAATACGGGTATAGAATTTACATGGTGTTTGTGGATTTATGTAAATGATATTATGAAGACGCCTCAATATTCACTTATTTTTAATAAAGGGAATGCGAGTTATGGAGAGAATGGAATGGCGACGGTGAATAACGGTCCGGGATTATATTTGGATAATAGTGGAAATAATCTTGCGATTGTGATGAATACTGTAGCAGCATCGAACCCGTCTGAAATGATTACAGTAAAGGATATTCCGCTTAGAAAATGGTTTCATTGTGCGATTCGTATAGAAAATACTGCATTGGATGTATATATGAACGGGTCGATTGTATCCAGAAACATACTCCAGGACGTCCCCAAGCAAAATTACCAAGATATAAATATTTGTAAAAATGGCGGGTTTAACGGCAATATAGCAGACCTTCAATATTTCGACAAGGCTCTCAGTATATTCCAATTGAATAATATTGTGTCCTGGGGGCGCAATACAAACGCGGCGAATGCATCGGGAACTGCAGATGCGACCGGATTTCCCTACTATTTGTCGAATCTATGGTATTCCTCGAACATGTAGACGTAAGTCGTATAAGAATGAAATATTACGTATGTATATACATAATATTTCATGGCGGGAACATCAGCATCTTTTATACTTTCATGCACGAATCAGAGACAACAGCGCCAACTCTTTTTTAAGCATGAAGCGGGTAGTATCTCGCGAATCGAGGTAATCTCCCCATATGTGTATGATTCAAGTGGTCAGCTCGTATATACTCCCGCCGATTTAGATATGCGAAGAAAAGCTGAAATATTACGATACCAAACTGTAGGCAATAGTTTTTCATCCAAAAAAAAATGGTCATATTTAGCAAATTCTGGGTCGGCCACGTCACGTGCATGTCCGGAGATATACAAAGAAACGTCGACTACTGCGTCCGATGTTCCCGGAAAACCAATGATGCTTAAGTTCGACCCGACAGTTCCACTTGACCGGTTTAAACCATATGAAACCGGCACATTTTCCGACATTGCCTACGACAGTTTCAAACGGTTGTATGATATATTTCCTACTTACAATATTCCAATTATAAACACAAATATATACAATGTTACAGACATCGTTATTTTGAATCCAGATAATAATCAGTTTAGTTTTGGATTTACAATACCAATATCGCTAACATATAATGCGAATTATCGAGACGTATCTTTAAATGCGATTAGTTATGCCCAATTATTTATTCAACGCGCGACAATGGATGTATTTTACAGTCAATCGCTAGTTGCGACCGAAAATGCCCCCTTCAATGAACACCCACTCCAGTCATATGATCTTATTATAACTGCTGCGAATTTTACTATGAATGTGGAAAACTCTATCCCTGGCCAAGTAAGTCTTCGTCAATACGTAGGAACGCTAAAAATACCACCCATAACATTGCAAACAATCACGCAATATGTGTATACATGTAAAATTAGCGTTTTTCTTGGTTATTCCGAATATTCGCTTGATATATCATCGGGTGAAGCGTATAGAAGTAATACGGACGGGTCGGCCGTGACGAATGAATTTCCCACAGTAGCAACCTCATTAACGGACGTTCAATATGGAGCCATCGCGAATATTGAAAACATATATACGACAACCAATGTGTTGTTAGAAAATAGCATTGTAAATTGTGAAAACACCATATATCAGGCGCGGGTAACCGCGGCGGGAATCCCCATAGTAGATGAAAATGGAAATGCTATATTCGAAATGGTTTCTCCAACTCAGATAGAATATATCCCGTTTGATGTATCCGCGAATCCTATATAATGTGTTTTTATGCAAAAGAGTTCTATACACCATTGCAGTGTTAACGTGCACACAAAACGTGCATTATAGTATTTTGTAGTCAAAATACTATAATAAATGATTGTTTACAATCCCATTATAAATGTGGACAATGGGTATAAACTGACCAATCCAACACTCTCTGAAAAATTTGTGTTGATTGAAAAGCTTTTATTTAATATAGAAATCATATGTTTTACGTGATGGTTTCCGCAACCGGATAGATGTGTGGACAATTCATCAATATTTGTGGGATCATATCCAAGCCCAATCACATTGTTTATTACCTTTTTCTTCATCTGTTCTAAATTGCGACAATGAAAGTGCACTAAGCACAATTCCGTCATGTAGTAATCGTCCGTATAATAATGATTCCCGTGATCTAATTTACCGACCCATGTGCGTTTGTTTAAAAATGTTTTCGCCATACCTTTATAGTCTTGGAATGCGCCTGATGTAGATTCTGTAGTAGCACGTTTGTATCCGTTATGATTTCCTTTGGTAATAAGGCCTTGTATATAATTTGCCTTGAATACAGTAGTTTCCATCGGTAGTGTAGCAAAATAACTTTTTGTGCGAAAGGGAAGTATTTTATTTGCGGATTTATCGTAATAAACAATAAACTCGTCTATGTCGATCGGATAAGCAATATCATATTGACCCAAGTGTGGGCTATTTATTAATTCATCCATGTATTCACCCTTCAATTTGTAATCTGGCTTTTGAATAAGAGATATACCTTTTGTCTCATATTCCTTTAGTTTTTCATATGTCCCATCTTGGCTCATATTATCAATGATATACAAATTATTATAACCAAACAGTGTTCCATGATATTTTAACCAATCTTCGACGATATCAACCTCGTCTTTTACCATGGTAAATAATTTTATAATCATATTAAATTCGGTATAGTTTAATACGATATAAATATTCGCCGCATCTGACTATAAATAGTAGATGATTTGTCTAAATCTTTCTACCGACATAATAATTCACATTTGTGATTATGCTTTCGTGCAACAACGTTTTCATTAAAAAATCGGGCAGTTCAACGTCTGTATAGGAGCCGCCGCGCATATTTTCCATACCAAACATGTTCATGAAGAGTTTTACGTCTTTATCCACATCGTATAAATCTTCCACTTCCTTCACATACACTATTTTTAGTGGCCGATTTATTCTAACAAAATCATAAAGCATTTTACAGTCGGATATAATCGTTTCATTATCTTTCTTGAAATCCACATGTAACAACATTTTGTTATTTTCAAGCGATAGATAATACATATATAATGGCGGACTTTCCATTTCATCAATCTCTTCGTCTTCATATTTATTCATAATTGATAAATTGTTCTTTTCAACCAATTTACAACAATTCAAAAACATGGACAATCGTTCCTCCTGTGGGAGCGACTGCATATCCAATTCAATATCTCCGTCGAGTTCTTCGCTTGATTCATTCAACCATTCAAACTTTTTAAAAAAATCTGGTTCCCATGTGTATTTACCATCGTCGCCTATATTGTTTTCTACAGCGGATTGGTTTGCGACAAAATCTTGATTCATAATAGTTTCCATTACACTGCATGCGTCATTTGCGTCTGAAGTATCCTCATTATTCATGGCGGCTACCTGTTCATCTGACGACATCTGGTTCATCCAAACATTATCATCGGTACTATCCATTATATTAGTAAAAAGCATATATTTACTATATATCATTTTACGTGTTATATATTTATCATACGAATATACATATATAAAAAAATGTATATATTACTATCAAATGATCACACACATTGGTATATTAATTCCCAGCACTACCAATAAACGTCCGTGGACAACGCTCGAAGAAACGGCATTATTTTCAGTTTTTTTCCCATCCTTTTTTACAACATATTGCAATAAATATAAGTATACAATTTATTTGGTCATTGACGAAGACGACCGCATCCTTCAAAAAAAGGATGTTCAAGAACAGATCATACGTTACGTATCTGTTATGCGACATACTACTATTCAATTTCTAACGGCGGATGGTATACAAAAGGGTTGGGTTACACATATGTGGAATTTGGCGTTTAAACAGGCGTATGCGGATGGATGTGACTATTTTTTTCAGTCAGGAGATGATATTGAATTTCGCACGCACGGGTGGGTTACCGATTCCATTCGAGAATTAGAAAAACATAATGGAATTGGGTTATCTGGACCACTTGATTATGGTCGAATTCAATATGGCTCAAATGATTCACGCCCAGGAGGAAGTCGTTTTATTCAAACACAGTCTTTTGTCTCTCGGAAACACATGGATATATTTGGCTTCTATTTTCCGGACGAAATAAAAAATTGGTTTTGCGATGATTGGTTGACGAAAGTATATTATCCTACGTATTTTTATCAAATTAAACATTTTGTTTCGAATCTGGGAGGTGCCCCCAGATATGATGTGGTTGGTGAGATTATGAATCCAGAAGACCCTACGTTTAAAGCGTGTAATCGCCTGATTGGCGAAGGCAGAAAAATTATTTCCGAATATTTGAATATTGCGTCTACCCCAATGAATCGTTAGTCAAATTGGTTCAAAACCCAATTAGATGAAAAAACTTTCTTTACGGTTTTCATCTAATTATCCATCCCTCTGCTTCCGTTTATCTAGTATCCCATTTATTGAAATTTCGTTTATGACCTTGCCTGAACACTATGGTTCATTGAGGCGGCTTAGCGGCGAACCCATGAAGGCATTTGCCTAGCACCACGAACTAATATAATAACTAACGCTACTGGTACCCATACGGCATCAATTCTTGTATTCTGTCGTTTGTATTTGCTCATTGCAATTGCTTTGATACTACAATAGTGTATTTGAAAAAGCCTTTTAATTTATGCTAGATAATATACCCGTTTGTGAAAATAAATGTTCTTTGATGCGAATTTATACAGGCATACCAGCCGAAGTTGGAGGCACGCCAGCCGCAGGTGGAGGCACGCCAGCCGAAGTTGGAGGCACGCCAGCCGAAGTTGGAGGCACGCCAGCCGAAGTTGGAGGCACGCCAGCCGAAGTTGGAGGCACGCCAGCCGAAGTTGGAGGCATACCAGTCACAGGTGGAAGCATACCATCCGCCGGTGAACGCATACCAGTCGAAGTTGGAGGCACGCCAGCCGAAGTTGGAGGCATACCAGTCACAGGTGGAAGCATACCAGATGCTGGTGAACGCATACCAGCCGCGGGTGGAAGCATACCAGTCACAGGTGGAAGCATACCAGCCGCAGGTGGAAGCATACCAGCCGCAGGTGGAAGCATACCAGCCGCAGGCGGAAGCATACCAGCCGCAGGCGGAAGCATACCAGTAACGGGTGGAAGCATACCAGCTGCAGGAGAGTTAGACGGTGGGCGGGGAAATGAATTTTCCAATACGTCGGTTAATTCATCTACGCGACCAGATAATATGTCTATTGAACTGGTTAACTGGCTTGAACCTTGAAATGAACTTGGTTGAGAATACCATGACGAACTTGAGGTTGAAGGTGAATTGTTAACAACGGAGGGTGTAGCAGGGGATCTTGAAAATGGGGCATAACTATTGGCAGTGTTATTATAATTGTTATCGCTTCTTTGGTTCAAAGTATTGTTGGAATTGTTGTTGGAATTGTTGTTGGAATTGTTGTTGGAATTGTTGTTACGATTTTGATTATCCGGCAAAGCAGAATCCGCATTTACCTGCAACGGTTGATTCGAATATTTTGATTCTGGCCTGTACGGTCTCGCCAATTGCGGTGGATATGGATTATTCGGTTGCAATTGACTGGGGAAAACCGGCCTAGCTGGATATACGGGCTTGTTGATAATGGGTAAAGAAGACCCGCCTATATATGAATATGGAGGCATTCGACCGCACGATTGTCCAGGTAATTCATTGAACATCTGCGGTTGATATGGTGGAGTTAATGCAGCCGGTGGAGGAGGAGGCGGAGGTTTACCCCAGTTTATTTCTCGTTCTTGGGATGCATAGCCTTTAAATGCCGACGAGTCTATATTTTGCTCGCATACATCCTGTGTATCAAATACTTTACCAAACATGCACTTTTGACTTTCGTCGATCTGCATACATTTCCCACTCCCATTAGAATGTCCAATCGGACACCATTTTTTCCCGCGCGAAGAAGTGAGGGACGGTTCATATTTAACCTCCTTTTTAAGCCCATTGTTTAATGTTGTATCTAAATCCGGCTGAACATCTTTGACAACAGGTGGATTATTAGAAACGTCGGGTTTAGGTGTTGGATTTAAATTAAACATCGACATATTCCATTGCATTTGTGCGGTCGTATCACCATTCATATTGTTTGTATTTTGCAATAAATTACCAATCGAGTGAATGCTACCTTCGGCTATGTCTACACCTCCCTTAGCAGTATCGCCAATTATATCGGCGGACGTATTAATAATAGCACCAGTATAAAATCCCACCATGGATAATATTTTAACGACAATATTCTGTATACCGATTGCTATATTGCGGAATATATTTACTCCTAAAAATGATAAAATCAAGAGTGATGCTAAAATGATAATAATCACATTTTTCGTTATTTTCATTGGCGATGAATTTGAGCCTATGTTTTCATCTATTTCTGGTGGATCTAATTCTTTTATTTCTGTTTCTTTCGAAATGGTATCCATGTGTTTATATATTATGGATATACAATATTACATAATTTATGTTCGTTTAATCGCGTCAGTTTATTTGTTCGATTAGTATAAATAGCTAGCTATGTTTGACTTCGTAGAGACATCGTTCTTTATTAGTTTAGGAATAACCTTTGTGTTGATTTTATTACTGGTTTATCACTTTAAACAGCGTCTAAGTATTGCGGAAGGAAAGCAAGATACTATGTTTGAAATTATTAATAATTTGGCTCAAGAATTGACCAATGTAAAGGCGTTTATTCTGTCACATGAACGACCGGTAACTCCTTACCCCAAAGGGTTGTATACTAACAGCAATGGACCCACACTTTCCGATAATATGAAGTGTGCGGTCACAGAAGAATGTAGTAATTATGATGATAGCGACGACGGGAGTGATGGTGACGATGAGGGTGATAGCGACGATGAGAGTGATAGCGACGATGAGAGTGAGGGCGGCGAAAAAATTGTTGTCTCCGACGGTGACGAAGACAACCTTAGTGTGGATATTATTCAACCATCCACACCCGCAATTATTGAAACTGTGAAAGAAAGCGACGTTATCGTAGAGGTGACGAGACTTGTAATCGACACTTCTCCTAATTTTTCCAAGATGACTTTAGGAGCTTTAAAAACATACATTACCGAACGAGGCTGGGTCGACGATGCCTCTAAAATGAAAAAGGCGCAAATTTTAGAATTAATCGAGAATCATGTCGTAGCTTAGAATGAACACTGAAAAACAATATATATGGAATAATATATAATGTTTTCTTATCCGCAACCCGAACCAATATCATCCGCATATTCGTGCGACCAAAAGCAACAGCCCCTTTCGACACTGGGGTATGCTACAAATAATGTCTATCCAACCTTTCCCGCCAACATGGGCGATAGTCGATCGCTTATCGCATCATATCAACCAGAAGCAATATTAAATAGTAATTTAATCAAACAGAGTGGGGTAAAATCAAATTGGGAGTACAGAAAATATTTGATAGACAATTCCAAGGAGATCGCAGAGTCTAACTTTAGAGAGGCGTGCAATGACTGCGGTTATTTTGAACGATTTCGTGAAAATGAGAGAGGGGGCGGTGGCGTACTCTCAAACACGGGTATTGCCTATAAAAATCCCGCCTCTATTACCAATGAACGAAGCGATTTGAAAAAATTGTATTTGAGTCGAGAGGAATTGGCCAGCCGTCGCGAACCGCAATCCATAACTCAAGAACAATTATTCTCTTACATGTCTAAAAAATGATTGCAGTATATATATGGGATTCTATCTAGTTAAATCATTCAATGTTGTCTACATCATAATTATTCAATTCTTAGTAGCGATTCTCATAAACATTGCCTTGGATAAGACTATACTCTATTATGATGTCCCTACCGATAATACAGATAAATTGCATATTCTGATTGAATTTGTAAAACTCATAATCGTTCTGGGATGTTTGGGAATCTTCTCCTATATAGGTAGGGTATTCATAAGACATATACCATCTCCGTTTGATGGGATATACGGATTAAAGCATCTTAAAATGAAGGAGTTGCTCGAAGCCGGTAGTCTGACTATGTTTGTATTTTTAACGTCCGATTCAATTGATAATCGTGTGAAACGATTCAGATTTGCTGTAGATAAATATATTTAGAGAGTATCTGTGATATACTCTATCATGTTTTATGCAGTAGCCGCCGGCCACACACCCGGCGTTTTTTCAAATTGGACAGACTGTAAACAATCTGTCCAAGGTTACCGCAATGCCGTTTTCAAAAAGTTTGATCACGCAGAGGATGCGAATCTATTTGTGCAAAATCATATATTGACCAATACTTCAGCTGATGATTTTCACCCAGATTATTATGTATATACGGATGGGTCGTGCAGTAAAAATGGGACACGTGACGCTATTGCGGGAATAGGCATATATTTTGGTCAAAATGACCCCCGTAATGTGTCGAGTCCCCTTGTTGGTAAGCAAACGAACAATGCGGCCGAGTTGACCGCGATTATTTGTGCAATCGGGTTAATTCAAGCAGATCTTGAAACGGGAAAGCGAGTATGTATCGCAACCGACTCCGAATATTCTATAAAGTGTGCGACAAGCTATGGTGAAAAGTGTTCTCGTAATACTTGGAAAATAGACATACCAAATAAAGACCTTGTCCAAGAATTGTATGAATCTTATAATAGATTGCCCAATTGCAGGTTGGTTTACGTAAAGGCTCACACAAACGCGTCTGATATACATTCTGTCGGTAACCGCGAAGCGGATCGCCTGGCGTGTGAAGCATCTGTGCGATGAATAATGTCTTTGAATAAACATCTATATAAAAATAGATCTCTATCCTCCATTATAACAATTGATGAAACTGATCAGTTTCGACATCGGGATAAAAAACATGGCGTATTGTGTGTTTCTGGTTCAACATAATTCAACCCATGTCCAAGATTGGGGCATATTGAATTTAATGGACGAAATGCCGGCTGCACAATCGTGCACATGTAATTTGGCTCAGCGCAAATTGCTCAAGGTATGCACGAGCAAGGCGAAATATGTAAAAGGCGATCAATACTATTGCGAAACACACATGAAGAAATACATTAAGGACAATCCTCTTCTGTTACGCAATAAATCCAACTCTGCTGCGAGTATACGCCAAATGTCCAAGGATGCATTGGTTGAGATGGGGGTCTCGCACAAATTATGGATGAATCGTGAAATGCCTTCGACCAAAAAGGGTTGCTGCGACGCATTAATCGAACATCTAGATAACACTTGTATCCATCCAATCGTGTCCAAGAAACGCAAAACTGCAGGCGAAGTCGATTTAATTACAATTGGACGAAATATGAAACGCCGTTTAGATAATTTGGTCGACACACATGATATTACTCATGTGATTATGGAGAATCAAATATCAACCATCGCTTCTCGAATGAAAACGATTCAAGGCATGCTGGCGCAATACTATATAATGCAGGCAAATTTACCCCATGTAGAATTTGTATCTTCGGCAAATAAACTGAAACATTTAGTAATTTCAAGTGAACGTGAAACATACAAACAACATAAAAAGGACAGTATCGAGTTTTGCGGGAAATTTTTACAGGCAAATATGGGTTTAGGCGATTGGGTAAATGTGTTGGATACACCCAAGAAAGACGATTTGGCGGATGCATTCCTACAAGGAATCTGGTATTTAAAACACACAAAACTAATTACTTATGCGGACGACTTAAAAATAAATATTGTAAGCTTATCATAAGTTGATTTTATGGAAGTCATTGATATTGGATTGAGTGATCTTGAACCTGTGTCTTTCCAATTGCAAGACCATGACCACTCCGCACATCGCAATTCATCGCCGTCCGTTAATTTCGGTCCAGGAATAGAGCTTTTAATGAACGATAAACAGAGGTCGGGAGCTACCAAAGTAGATATGAATGATTTAGACGATTTGGAGAACGAGTTGAACGAACTATCAAATAAACCGGCTACACCCGAACCCAAAAGCGGGGGTGGATTCACAGACATGTTCAGTTTTGGCCGAAGCAGCCGACAAGAGACATCTGCTCCATTGGAAACTGATTCTAAGATTGGGTCGGCAACCGTGAACGGCATGGGAAATACAAATACATGGGATGGGTTCGGTAAAATGAATGATGTTCCAAATGTTAGCGCTCCACGAATGTCTGACCGAGATAAACGTCGCAAACAACGCGCCATGATTAAAAAGCTGGAGGAATGGCACGAAAAGGGCCTTATCAAACATATTTCCCACTTCACTCTCGATTCGGATTACGATGAAGTCGAAGACGAATATGAGACGGCAATGGAAGACAAACGTAAAAAGGATAGTATTAAACTGCAGGGCTGGTGGTTCACAACCTTAATTAACTCACTTGAATATGGTAATGCCGTATTCGACCCATTTGGTCTTAACCTGGATGGTTGGGGGGAGCAGATTAACGAGGATATCGATAGTTACGAAGAAATTTTCGCAGAACTCCATGATAAATACAAAGGAGGTAAAATGTCTCCCGAGGTTTCATTGTTGCTTCGAGTTGGATTTAGCGGAGCAGTGCTGAATATTACGAATAAGGCTTTATCTACTGCTACACCTGGATTTAACGATGTTATCAAACAGAGCCCCGAGCTAATGAAAATGTTTTCGACTGCGACTGCTCAAACTATGAGTAAACAGAGTCCAGGTTTCGATTTTGTAAACAGCGTCTTACATCCCGACGAAAAAGTCAACACTTCTTATGGCGTTCCACCCCCACCCATTGAGACAAAATCCCAGGCTCCACCAACTCGACCCGGTATGCAATATACAAACAACCGACCGGATATTTCAATGGGAAGAGGAACCATGTTCCGCGAAGAAGGGGTCAGTGTAGATAATCAATATGAGAAGGTTCAATCGTCTGCTAGAAACGAGCAGCCTTCGGTTAGAAACGAGCAGCCTTCGGTTAGAAACGAGCAGCCTTCGGCTAGACCCGAAATGCGCGGGCCTCAAAGCTTAGATTTGGACAGCCTTCTTTCGGGGCTGAAGACGCGAGAAGTAAATTTGGGCGGATCGCAGAATGATGAAAACGAGTCTATGATAAGCGCTGCGTCATTGCGGGATGGACAAAACTCAAATTTACCAAAGAGGACTAACCGCAGAAAGCAGCGTTCAGATAAGAACACCATTTCACTAGATATTTAACCAATCTGCGTCTATGCTGATTCCGATTACATGTTTTCGCAAAATTAAATGCGAAAATATGTTATAATTTTACTTTTGCAATACGTAACATATATTGTATTCGTAAAATCCAAACTGAAAATAGATATTCTAATGAATACATCCTGCCTTGGACATGTCCGCCTTTACGTCTTCTATCATATCGCTAGACGATGTAACATAATAATCGGGCAATATAGCATGCACAATCGCCTTTAAACTACCTATCGCAAACCGTCTAGCTAAATACATGGAAAACCAAAAATGCTGGAAATAACTCATGCACACTGTTTTGGGGTGCGTAAATGAAAACATTATATAAGTTGCCTATAAGCAATGCGTATATATTAAGAAATGCACATATTTTAATTTCAACTGTTATACGCCTGCTTGACCATGGCTAAAAATTCCTCCTTCTTCTCACTATAGTCAACAATCGGCTTTGGATATGATATTGTCGGATAATCTGATTTATACCACTTATGAATATCCTTTGATGGGACATCGCGCAGTTCAGGGATCCACATTTTAATATACGATGCATCCTTGTCGTATTTCTTAGATTGTTCCCAAGGACTCATTACACGAAACCACGGCATTGAATATGCCCCGCCGCCCACAACTGACGCCCAGTTTCCCAGATTGGACGCCACGTCATAATCCACCAACTGTTGTGCGAAATATTGCTCGCCGTCTTTCCAATTCAACAAGAGCACCTTTATTAATACAGTCGCTACTAACATTCGAGCACGATTATGCATATAGCCTGTATGATTCAATTCTCGCATGCCCGCGTCAACTAGCGGAAATCCCGTTTCCCCTCGTTTCCATGCAGTCAGCCACCTTTCATTGTTTTTCCATTTTATGTTTCGAAACGCCTCATTGTGAAGCCTGACCAATGTATCCGGGTAAGCAAAAAGCAAGTGTGCGAAAAAGTCTCTCCATATGAGTTCTCGTAAAAACGATGCATGCAAACTATAACGGATTTTAAATGCATGGAATACCTCACGTACGGAAATACATCCGTATTTGAGGTAGGCGGACAATCGAGAAGTTTCGACAGACATTATGTCGCGCGTATCATCATAATGATTCAGGTTTTTTACAGCATTTTTCAATCGCTCGAGCCCCAAATCTCTTCCTCCGTGAACCGCGAGTTCATTATTCAGAGTTTTTCCAACAAACTTAGTCATTGCATTATCCAATTCAATATTATGTTCGTGCGATTTCGCAAAGTTTTTAATTGTTTTACGATTTGGAATATCCACATTTCGCAACAGCGCGTCTTCGTAAAACATGGTGAATTTTTGATACATTTTATGATTCTTATTTCCAATGGTTCCTGGAACATGTAGATAGTAATCGTCACTCATCTTACATTCTATTCCCATAGACAAACACAGTTTCTTTATACTTTCGTCTCGTATTATAGCATAGGGTGTATAATCACGATTAAAATAAATGCTGTCTATTTTCAGTGTATGAACCAATTTGCTCAATACATCTAATGATTGACCATACATGGTTATCAATGAACCGCCACTTTCCGTTAATTCGCGCGACAACTGAATCAAACTTTCAATCATAAATTGAATCGAATTTTTTGATTTATAATGATTACGTCCGGTAACTTGTTCGGGTGTGAAGATAAAACATGCATATAAATGTGTTACGTCATTACTTGCGAAATTTAATCCTATATTATCGATTATCCTAAAGTCACGGTGGAATAGAAACAGGCCGTTTCGTTGAGACATTCTATGATAAATATGTATTATCTATAGACGAATTATCTTTATTTAATTTGTATAAACAATCTACTTAAATATTCCTGCTTATAGATTGTATTATGTCTGAATCTGTGTTTGACGCAGAAAACATTATTCCATACGTTGTATATGGAATACGTAGCGTTTTCGATATATCTGTCGATTTATTCTGCTTTACGTGCGATTCAATAAAGGATATTGTAACTAGTAAACAAGCCAAGACGATTGGTGTAAAATTATTATGGACAATAAGCAAAATGTGTGTTTATCTGGAAAGAGGGGGTGTGTATTTATACGATTCGAATGAATATATCCAATATGGAGTAGACCGAGTCATATGTGCGAAAAATGCGGTGTATAAATTTGTTACCAATACGAAGTCGGAGTCGACTAGTTCGAAATGGATTCAGATTTGTAGAGTAGACAAAAATGGTAAAACCTATGTCGAAACCTATGATATCTTACCAGATGAAATGACGGATACAGAATGTGCGGCAAAATTCTCCCGCGCGTATTTATCGGTCTTAAACGAATCGGGTGATTTCCAAGATACGTGTGTTATATTGAAAACTAACAATCTGTATCACGTGGATATATGTAGTCGCTCTGAAATTGTCCTTCATCCGGATATGCCCATTAAACAATGTCCATTTGTGCCTATTTCGGTGAATTATGTGCACCCGGATATGGCCGAACCGATCGACCTATCATTTATAAGTGGCGAAATGTATTGTGTCGGAAATTATCTACTTTCAACCGCATTTGTGCGTAGATGTCTAGAATATCAGCCCACCCCGTTTGTTTTCGATGACCGTTACACAATACAGGTCATTGATTCCAATGTGGATATGCATACATTGACTCACTCTGATTATATGAAAATAACCGAAAACCAAATTGTGATCTGTAAACGACATGTACCCGCAATAGATGCTAAGCCGGAAGACGAAACGCCTCTACAAGAAGAAAAAGAAAAAGAAAAAGAAGAAGAGGAAGAAACGCCTCTACCAGAAAAAGAGGAGATTGTTATCAATAATGCAGCAAAAGAAGAAGAAGAAGAAGAAGAAGAAGAAACGCCTCTATCAGAAAAAAATGGGGTTGTTATCAATAATGCAGAAAAAGAAACGCCTCTACCAGAAAAGGAGTCTATTGTCGATAATGCCGAGGAAGAGAATAGTCAAACCGCTTAAAGATTATTCTGCTACTATAGTACGGGAATGTCGCTGGATTGTCCAAGTGTCCCACACAACAGCGAATTGCATGGTAAATGGAATCTATATTACCATTTACCAAACGACAAAAATTGGGATCTTTCCAGTTACAAGTTGATTGCGAAGGATATTCATTCACTTGATGAGTTGATTGCGGTAAATGAGAATTTATCCGAAAAAATTGTAAAACATTGTATGTTGTTTGTTATGCGCAGCGGAATTACCCCTATGTGGGAAGATGTGCACAACCGAAAAGGAGGATGTTTTTCTTTTAAAGTGGTTAACAAGCAGGTGCATGAAGTATGGAAAACCCTTTTTTACGCTCTGTGCGGAGAATCCCTATGTGTTGATAAACAACACGGTAGTTTGTTGAATGGTATCACCATTTCACCAAAGAAAAGCTTTTGTATTATAAAGGTTTGGTTAAAAGACTATTCGTTGCAAGACCCAGGCGTTTTAATACCAATTGTAAATTTATCAAAACAGGGCTGTTTATTTAAAAAACACGCTCCTGAATTCTAACTTAACTCGCGTATATCGTCTTTATCATTGTATACACAATATTTAGGACATTATTCAATACATGTATAATTTGTATACATGTATTCATACTGAGTGTGATATTTAACTGGGCGGAAGAGGAGCCAAACATAATTTTATCTCGCCTAGAGATGCGACATCGTATTTTACAATCAGCGGTAAATCGTTGCCCAGATACATTTCCAAATGACTGCATAGTGGAGTGCATTTGATGAAATGCGAGAGGCTCTTCAATGAAAATTCACCTTGAATAATCACAGATGCGTCGGGTTTATTGATAAACTCCATGTAGCCATCTGACTCAGAACGGAATATACGCGAACTGGCGAAGTTTCCTTCGCAAGAAAATATTAGATCACTACCTACCGATTTTATTTCTATACGGTCGGATATACCATTCATATCACGGATAATTTTCTGGAAATCGGACGTGGGTAAATTAATTACTGTCGAATACTCTACATCTGGAACGACCAACTCCTCCGTATCTGGCTCTATCAATCTCAACTTTTGACTATAGCACTGCTTAATATCACCGTTATCATATTGCAATCCAAGATGCGATACAATACCGTCGTGATAATCATCATTATCAATATACATCGATAATGTATCATCGTTCGACATGGTCGAAATGACTTTGAACAAGTGCATTGTATTCGCACATACAATCACCTTATCCGGCTTACAATCATACATCTCGAATTTATGTGCATGTAATATGACGTTTACTAAAATCGTATGAGTCTTATCAAAATTTATGATTTTCAACCCACTACTCGTGTATGTAATCGTCGCATCTGTAAGAATGTCCTTGATCGCCGTGATCATATTACGTATAGGCTGTATCTGCACAGTTTTTATAGTCAACACGTTATTTGCTTCGTTCATTATCGACGGTATTATATAAAAACAAACGCATTTGTTTTTATATTTTGTTTACCACTAAATAATAAATGCGGTCTCAATTGAATATATATTGTTAAATAAACATTAATCACACCGTTTATTTCTAAGTTTACACGTTTTGCGCGCTTTTTTTAATGCTATACTTGTTGATTTGCAACCATCTTTCAAAACATGGTAATCTACAATCGATGCATTTCCCCCGGTAATCGAACTTGCTAAACGGGCATACCCCCAACTATCGGCCGTCTGATTTGGACGAGATCCACTCGAATAATATGCCCCACGTCCCTTGTTGACTATCTTTTCTAACGATTTCTGGGTGCATCCGGTGCTCTTGGCTAACTGTCTGGATGGTCGGATTTTATCGATTCCATACAATCGCCGCGCGCGGCTCAGATGGTTTGATTTGCGAGACTTGAACGTCTTTACCTTGGGTCGAGTAAAATATGTGTGACTCTTATACAACCTACGAGATTTATTGATGTTTTTTTGCTGTGTCTTGTAATCCTTCTTGGACAATGTATTGGGTATATATCGTTCGGGTATCCTCATATTCTATACTCACTGTGTATAATATAGGCAAGTATTATTGTAGTTTCCTATATATATGAAACAGGCTGACCGGGTAATCGCAGTATTTATTGATGGAGAAAATATCAATCAAAATCACTTTCAAGTAATCGATCAGGAGATTCGAAAACATGGTCGAATCATTATATATAACATTTATGCAGATTGGACTGAAATCGCACTGAAGAAATGGAACCAGGTGGCTCGTCAAAACGGCTTAATGTGTGTTCATTGTGATAAAATTAGTGGGAAAAATTCAGTTGATTTACGAATGAGTGTAGACATAATGAAAACTTTGTATACAAATGATACGATTGATTTGTATTACTTGGTAACCTCCGATTCCGATTACAGACATGTAATCATGGAGATCAAACAGAAAAACAAAACCGCCTATTGCATTGGAGTGTCCAATGTAAGTCAAACGCTCACATCCGTATGTGATAAATACACCAAAATAGAGGATTTATTGCATAAAGAACCGGTCTTGGTAACTATTGAGGAAATATGGAATGTTGTTCATAAATCTATCTTGGAAAACAAAACAGGTATCAGCATAATAAAGGATGATATACTGCGAAAATACCACGCATTTGACCAAAAGGCATATGGCTACACCAAGTTTTCGGATTTCTTAATGGGTGCATTTGTCGGTATTATTCGCATCGAAGACGGAAATTGTCTCTTGCTATAATATATGAATTATAGTGCGGGGTGCGAAAGACGCATTAGCATTCATATAGCTTAAATTCGTGTATATTTCAATCAAATATACAAGAATATATTCATACGTTTATTATACGTCAAATAGTTCGATTTGAATTCGACTACCTGTTCCCGTTTTCTTTCCAATCACAGTTAATTCATTCATATTTGCATCCGCATCTTTCAACTTCTCCATGGCTTCTTCTATATCAAACAAATCCCCCGTGTCTTCGTTCATAGCATATTTTACACCTTTATATGTAATTGTTACCAATTTCACCTTCGTTTCTTGCGTCTCGTCTACATCCTTTGATGCTAGATCTTGCGCAATTGTTGGATAAGTTGCGAATGCATTGGTTGATACGGTTCCAAAGTTGAAACAAACGAGATTCTCTGATTTATTCTGTTTTTCGTATAGACGACAGTCCATTGCGGTTTCTTTTACGGCATGCAGAATCTGCGAATTTACATGATCTTTTACAAGAGCATTCTCAAACAATTGCTGGTCTGTTGTTATCGCAATTGGAGTAGTTTTAAGATGTCGCACATATCGCTCCAAGAGTGTCGAGTTTGCGGATTCGGCAGCACTCTTTGACGTCAATTTACTTACATCCCTGTTCTTCAAATCGATATGTTTACCGGGGGTTTGCTGTTCTTGCGAAAGAACAGACATATATAAAAACACTTTCACTGTTCTCAAGTCTGGCGGCAAGTCTTGGTGACTGCATATGCGCCGCGCCCGCCCAATCACCTGTTCTAGACGAACCATATGCCAGTATGGCTCAATAATATGAACAAATCGAGTGTTCTTTAGATTGATTCCCTCCGCACCAGAAGCCGTAATCATTAATACGCGAACCACCTCCCCCATATGATTATTTTCATGACCCTGTGTTTGAAATGCAGACACAATACCCGACGGGACTTCCTTCCATTTTGAATTGTAAATGTTCAATATAATCTTCTTTTCTTCGTCACTCTCTGTCCCCGTGTGAAGTGCAAACTTGGGCTTTCCTTTATCACCTTCATCCTCTTCTATTTCCCAGTCACCACCTACCTTTCTAATCTTCAATTGCGCAAATCCATTTGCCTCTAATACCAGTTTGAAAATACCTATACCTTCCATCGAACGGAATTGACTGTATAACAAGTGGAGCCCAATGTTCTTCTTGTCTTGTATGTTTTCCAAGATTTTTAAAAACTTTGGGCTATACATTTGTAATCCACTCTTGCTGAATATTTCTTCTGCTCGTCCCTTGAGCTCGTTTAGAGCACGTAACATTCGCTTTGGATAATCTAATGATTCGTCTGGTTTAGCTGTCTCTTCGGAAACTGAATCTTGGTTATCGAGTGATTCTACACCCTCTAATTCAATGTCGGGTGCGTCTTTCAATACAAGTTTTGAAACTTCTTTATCCAAGACCTCCTCGTCTTCTTCTTCCTCATCTTCCTCTTCTTCTTCTTTATCCAAGACTTCTTCCTCTTCCTCTTCTGTATCCAAGACTTCTTCCTCTTCCTCTTCCTCTTCCTCTTCCTCTTCTTTATCCAAGACCTCTTCCTCCTCTTCTTCTTCCTCTTGTTCTGTATCATCTTTAGCCTTCTTCTTTTTCTGTCCTCCTGCTATTTTTTTCTGCCCACGTCCAGATACAATTTTTTCTTCATCGAAATCCTCTTCACCCATCTCGTCGTCGCCGCCTTTTTCACCATCGCGTTTCTGTGGCCGTCCGGGCGGGTCAGGGAAAGCAAAATTGCAACACATGCGCGACGCAATTCGATATGTCGAAGGAATTTTAAACAAATTCTCCGCCTCTTTCGCCTTGTCTTGCTTGGCCTGTCGCTTCTTGTTTTGTTTTTCGCGTTTACTTTCATCGGCACGTATCTTTTCATATATTCCAAATTGGTATGCGCTCATCTGAACTCGTTCAATATGATATATATTATCATGATCCGATGGAACAAATCTAGGGTATAATCCATCACTCGCACCCTTGAAATATGACGTAAGTCCAAGAATCCTTCTTTGAAAAACACGTTCATTCTTCATATCTTTCGCACCTAATTCCACAAACATTTCCAAAAACTCCTTTGAAACATCGGGCAGAGACTTGTTGTTAACGAGCTTGACCTTGGCCGCATTCTCAACCCGAAGTCCATATTTTCCAAGAATACGAATCACAACCTGTTTAAAATCGGTATCGTTCATATTACCCGTTTCGTCCAACTCCACGCCTTCATAGTCATTAAATGCACCTCCTCCACGCTGAACATTCACACCCGCGGCAATACGTTCTATACGGTTCTCGTCGGTTTCGTCTATTTTGGAACCAGGTATCGGGTCATTGATCTGGACAAGACCGTTCGCATGGGTGAATATTTTGTTTGAATCGGCTATGCGTTTTTTCTTAGATTGTCCTTTTGATACGATTCGACGTTTCTTCTTGGACCCACCACCTCGTTTTAAAGTAGTTCTCGATTTGAACTTGTTTACAAATCCAAATGGGTTTCGCGTTATGGTTAATTGTTGACCGCTAAATTCAACATAATCATAACGATTCAAACCTTCTTGTTTAAACCACTCCATAACAGCATCTCTTGAAGGCGAACTGGCACCCTCCATGATTTGAAATGGAAAAGTCCAAGTTTTGATATAACCGCGCAGAATATTGAACAAAATACCAATCTCATTTGGATAATTGATAATAGGCGTGCCGGACAACAAGACAATGCGTGCATTTGTGGCCGACATCAAATACTCGTATAATTTGTAGGAAATAGACGTCTTCTCGCGCATTTTATTCACAATTCGACTTACAAAATTATGAACCTCGTCCACAATAACGACACAATTATCAAAAGGATTCTTTTTGTAATTATCTGTAATATCACTCATGATTTTTTTAGTTAACCCGTTGTAATTGAGATCCACATATTTTGAACGAATCATCTCGTCCAATTGCTCATTCAAACTCTTTTTGTCGGAATCAGCCAAATCATTGAAATTCGACGCGTGTTTTACGTTCACCATCCACGCACCCTTGCGTTTACGAACATATTCCTCGGGTAAATTCAACGTCTTAGATAGAACCTTCACATAATTGGGCTGTCCGTCGGTCGAAATAAATTCCCAAAATTGGTCCAATTTATATATCGGATCACCACACACCTTCATTTGGTCAAAGAAATTGGCCTTTAATGCAGCGAGCGTGAATACATATATCTTTTTCTGAGATTTCATACCCTCCGCGATTGCGATCGACGTGCATGTCTTACCTGATCCCAAGCCGTGATACAACAATAAACCGCGATATGGAGTATATAAATTCAAATAATCACTCACAACCTTTTGGTGAGTCATGAGTTTGAAGTCACGTGACTCTCCTTTTGCTGAACTTGTATCGTCACACGACGCAACCTTGTCTGAGTTTGATAATTCACGTTTATAGTTTGAAAACATGGGCATCAATTGCGACAAAAACTTTTTACGATTATTCATATAAAATGACGACGTTTGCAACCTATGCTCAACCACTGCCGACGGGACGCGTTTTTCAAATGTAAGGGTTTCTTCTTGGTCAGACCCGTCTTGGTCAGATTCTTTTGGGGCGGAAACCTCTTGGTCAGACTCCTTTTGGTCAGACTCCTTTTGACCAGAAACTTCTTTTACACCCTTTTTTGCCGGAGGCTTTCTACCCTTCTTTATTACCACCTTTTTTCCCTTTTTAATAGCTTCAATTTGCAATGGTTCTATTTCCAAATCATCACTCGGCATCTCAAACTGAATTTCTTGCGTGATAGACTGTATTTTTTCGGGAGAAGGAGGCAATACACTATCAATCTCGGACTCTTCTAAAATTGCAGATTGCTGTGGTAATTTCTTATTTCCAACGCGATTGATCCCTCGTTTGGCTAGTTCACGCATAATAGATTCACGGTCAATAGTATGAGCCGTCCTAACATCCAATATAAATACTCTATTGTCCTTTTTTCCGGGAGATTCATTATCCCCTTTTCCGGGGACTTTGCCGTCCCCTTTTCCAAGGCCTTCATCGACCCTTTTTCCAAGGCCTTCACCGTCCCCTTTTCCACGGCTTTCATCAACCCCTTTTCCGGGGGCTTCGTCCACCCTTTTTCCGGGGGCTTTGCCGTCCCCTTTTCCGGGGGCTTTGCCGTCCCCTTTTCCGGGGATTTCACAGTCTACCGAGTTAACACGCCCATTACAAAATACTCCTACCTCGATACCAGCACGCTGTTTCGTAAGCGGTGACGGTTTTATACCTAAAGCTGCTATATTAATCAAGATGGGCATAATATATTTACCTATATTATCAATATATTATAACGTCATAATTTTTACCAGTCGTATTCATAAAACAAAAAAATGATTCCAATAACTTATTCGAATCATTGTATCCCTTCAGTAAATATCCCACTTAATAATTCTGCAATACACGAAGCGCTTCTTCGCACGCAATCTGTTCGGCCTTCTTCTTGATTTTATGAACACCCGAACCCAACCGAACAAATACACGGCGATTCTCAGACATATATTGGTGAATGTCCGCAAAATTGGTAAATCTGCCTATATCACTTGCCGCACCGGGTGAAACGGAATGTATTTGTTGACCTAAACACAAATATACCGCCATGTGATAACCATGTTCCACACTGTGTTCCGCAAATTCCATGTAATCCGGAGTAACCTTAAACTCTTTCTGTATACGAACTTGCAATATATTTTTGTAATTATCATCATTGCGAATCAAATTAATCCAATCGACATGCTTTTCAAAGACATTCTCGATAAATATCTGCGCCATTTGGAACCCCGGACCCGTAATAAACGTGTTCTCAAACCATCCGTGTTCATCCTTCACATCAATCTTGTTAAAATCGAGGAACAGCGCACCCAGGAACGCCTCAAACAAACACCCCAATTTCTTCAAATTCGTTCGCGTTTGCTTTTGCTCCGCATTTTTAGACAAAATCACCCATTTATGCAAACCCATCTCGTATGCGACACGCCCAATTGCTTCGTTTTTCACAAGAGCAATCTTCTTCTCCGTCATAAAACCCTCATTTTCCTTTGGAAATCGCCTATATAGAATATATTTAGTTATACACTCCAATACCCCATCTCCCACAAATTCCAATCGTTCGTTGGATTTTGTATTGAGTGGTAAACAATCGTCTGGTTTAGGAACAATCACGACACCATTCTGTTCATTCTCCAAATCGGGTCGACGCAGGTGGGAACGATGAATAAATGCACGCTTATATAGTTCACAATTGTGAATCGGCGCGTCGATCCCATATTTTTGCAAAAGTTCACTAATATCCGTTTTTGAAATAGACTTATTTAGGGGATTATATGGGTCAAACACATACACATCCTGGCCGTTCTGGTTCTTCTCTACGCGAATATCATCATCCAGAACGTGTGCGTTTCGCTCGGTATTCGGTTTTACAGTCGGTTTCATGTTATTTATCAAATAATATGAATCCAACAATCTAATAATATATAGACCTAGTTATCTAAATTGTTTACAAAGATCTTTTGCTTTCAATTTTTTGTCTTTTTATAGTATATAATTATGGCTGGTTTAACAACGAGACAAATGACTTCCGCAAATGGTATTCGCATCGGTTCCAACGCAAGCACCAATTATTACCAGGGTGGCGGTGATAAAAAGGCCGGACTCCCTTATCAGATTGGTCGCGACAATTGGTTCTACGCAGCATTGGCCGGCACTGGTTCGCGAAACACTCTATATGACTACGGTTCACCCGTGGTGTTTGGTCTTCGTCACACTAGAAACCCTCACGTGAGTATTTCCCGTCCCATCGGCAGCACTCTGCACCCAGTTCCTTACTGGAGCCTGCATCTCGGTGCTTAAATGCTTTTTCAAAACAATATAACTACGTAATAATGTATTGTATTACAATACATTATGAAAATCGTATTTGATGAGCGTGAAACCACACTCTATGAAAAATATACATCTTTTCAATCGCCCATATCCACCGAAAAACGCGTCATTCCTTTAGGCGACATCCTCTTCTTGGACGACGACGATAAAGAGTTACTCATCATTGAGCGGAAATCATTATCCGATTTAATAGCAAGCATCAAAGATGGTAGATACGAAGAGCAATCACATCGTCTCATCCACGCTTCTGGAATCGAAAGACATCGAATTGTCTATATCATTGAAGGACAGTTCATGCAGCTAAGAACCCCGGCCGAGAAAAAAATCGTATATTCGGCCATGACTTCACTCCAGCTCTTCAAAGGATTTAGCGTAATTCGGACAAATTCTATGGTCGAAACCGCTGAGTGGATTCTGAATAGTTCCGACAAAATTCTGCGCGAACTCGCTCGCGGAAATCAAATGTATTCGCATATCGAAACAACACCCGATGCGCCACCACCTGCATACTGCAGTGTTGTAAAACGCACGAAAAAGGACAATATTACACCTGAAAACATCGGTCAAATATTGTTATGTCAAATACCCGGCATTAGCACAGTTTCTGCAATCGCAATTATGAACAAATTTCACACCATTTCCATTCTAATCGATGAGGCGAAAAAAGACGAAAATTGTATGAATGATATTGTGTGCGAAAGCCGCGGAAAAACACGCAAGCTTGGAAAAAACATCGTTAAAAGTATACTCGAATATTTAGTTTGAGGCGGGAGACGTGTTGATTGGTTGTCTATTTTCCGCGTTGGGATAAGTATCGAATTTTAGATTGCTCGGAACCGTCGGCGGTGCAACTGCATTTTCACTATATTTACCCGTCTTTATTTTATCCGCGGTGAATACCGCTCCACCCCAATTGGAATCCATCGCATTATCACTAATACCATCGGGATTTTGCGTCTTGGTGGAATCGTGAATCTGATCTAGAACCGTATATCTACCAGTGTATTGACTCGTTGGGTCAAATCCATAAGTTCCTTGGTTGAACTGTTTTGTTCGATTCGAATCTACATAGGGCACCGTGGGTTCACCAGAACTGCTTACTGCAGTAGTAGTCGTATTCCCATATAGAGCCACATTTTGAGGCGTCTGAATATATGCCTTCGGCCCAGCGGGCGGCATAAAATTCGGCGATACTTTGGTTGCGTTCTGAAAATAATCTGCTACCGAGCCTAACATGAGAGGGTCGACCGTGATATCATTATTCACCGGACGTCTGAGACGATATACTTCTTCGCCCTGTGCATTCGTTTCTTCCTGCAAGAATAATACAGGACAATCTTGTTTATATACCTCGCGCTGAATTTTTACATAAGCCATATATTGATCTAAATTGTCGAAAAACACGGGATTTTCCTTGGGAACCTCAGGCATATTTTTATTGAATAACATCAGCTGTTTCCCGCGCTTGATTAACAATGTAGGACACATATCCTCTCCTACAGTATCAATTGCCTTACTTGGCGAAGGCGAAGGCGATCCTCTCCTACAGTATCAATTGCCTTACTTGGCGAAGGCGAAGGCGAAGGCGAAGGCGATGGCGACGATACAAGTGCAGCCACTGTACCTCGCATTTCGCCTAATTCATCTTCCGTTTTCGCCCATTTATCGCTTTTACCCATCCAAAATATAAAATAAATACCTGCTAAAAATACAACAATCAATAATATAGTGAGCCCGTATTGATAACTATTTGTCTTTATTATCGGAAACATACTTTTCATGATGCGTTCTATATATTTAGATAGATAGAATAATATACACGGCACTATTTTCTAAGGTAAACATATATGCCGACGCAACCTTCTGTATCTGGCGGTAAAAAAAAAACCAAGGGTAAAAAATCAAATACACTTCGCGGAACCCGTCGCACTCCGCGAGTCGCAACAAAAAAAGTTGTGGTGGGACTCATTTACGCCGACTGGTGTGGGCACTGCAAATCTTTGAAACCGATTTGGAATAAAATGGAAAAATACATCAAACTCGGAAAAGGTCGCAGTTTGCGCAACACCGCGTTTGAATTCGCGCGCATTGGCGACACAACTGAAAACAAAAAAAACGGCATTTCAGTCGAATCTTTGCTAGAACGCCTAAATCTAAAATACTTCCCCGAGGGCGACCAGCGCGTGAGTGCCGACGGATTTCCAACCCTATTCAAGATATGCGACAATAAGTTGGAATATTATTCCGGTGAGCGAACATTCAAACAATTGCTGCGATGGTATACCGCAGATTGCTCTGCTACAATTAGTTTCAATCAATAATATGCGCCATTTCACTTACATGGCGTATATTTCTATTTCAATGATTTATCAATCATTTCTATTATCTTATCGGCGGGCATTTTCACAAACATATCCATTTTATCCAAATCCATGGCGTTGATTATCTTCACTAGAGCGGTCATGCGCTCGGCTGATAACTTCGACAATTCTTTTGTTGTTTCAACCGATAATTTGCTCAAGATGGCTGTTATTTTTTCATCATTTTCATCATTGTCCTTCTTGTCTGGTGTAGATAGCTTATCCATCTCTTTCAATGCATCGTCGTTGCTCATACCAGCCGGTATGGTTATTTCGTTGACTTTTCCATCTGCAGCAGGAGACATACCCTCTACATAGTTACTAAACACATACTTTTGCATCAACATATATACTATCGCAAATAAAACGGCGTGTATACCGGCTATCACGATTAACGGGTATCCCTTGGGAATCTTATACAATACCCCCGGCATGAAAATAAATGCGAGTATAACAGTGGATAGGAATTGAATCATTATATATATACAATCAGCATGAAAATAAATGCGAGTATAACAGTGGATAGGAATTGAATCATTATATATATACAATCACATTATACAAAATTGATTGATTTCAACATTGTAAATTTACAACAACACAATAATAAACCTAATAAACCTAACTTGCCCATTCTATCTACTATGGAACAAAGGAAAGTAGTCACAGTAAAACGTTCAATCTCCGGCAAATCATTTCGCCTTGTCGATTTTCACGTATATAACCAAAGCAATGAACCCGCATCCGACGAATCTAGTGTAGACAGCCACGACAAAAAACCGACTAAAGGGTTTGAACCCACCAAATTCGTCATCCAAATGTTTGGTATCAACGAAAAGGGCGAAACGTGCTGCGCATATGTTGATAATTATCAACCCTTCTTCTATATTCGGATCGGCGATGATTGGAAACGCGAAGACGCTCTTGAATTGTTACATCACATTCGCGGTTGTGCCGGTCGGTTTCATAGCTCTGCTATCGTCGGAATCGAAATTGTCGACCATCACAAATTATATGGTTTCACCGGTGGGAAAAAACACCAATTCGCAAAAATCACCTTCCTTAATACGGTTGCGATGAACAAGGTGCGCGGTCTATGGTATACCTATTTAACAGAAGAAGAACGACGAGACACGCGCGAATATCGCAGACTGACTCCCATGGTTTTCAAAAACACCACCCTTGAATTATACGAAAGCACTATCCCTCCTCTTCTTCGCTATTTCCATATCCACAATGTGAGTCCGTCTGGGTGGGTCTTCATACACACCACTCGCGCACAAACCCCCGAAACCAAAACTACTACGTGCGATTACGAATTTATTTGCGATATTTCCCACATCAAACCCTTGCCCGAAAAGGAAACCATCGTCCCGTATAAAATATGCAGCTTTGATATTGAAGCAAGCAGCAGCCATGGCGATTTCCCCTTGCCCGTGAAAACATATAAACGTCTAGCCATCAATATTGCCGACGTTTTCATGCGTATGGAAGCATCGTCGCAAAAACTCGATGTAATGCGCGCGAAATTGTTGCTAAAACGCTGCATTCTCACCGCCTTCTCATTCGACAAATTCGAAAATATCGACGTCGTGTATCCGAAAAATATGCCCTCCAAGTCGACGGTAAATTCACTGGCCGATATTTTGCAAAATACACCCATCAAGGGCGTCCATGGCGAAGAAGATAGCAGTCGATTACTCGACCTTGAAGCAATATTTGAACAAATCAACGAACAGATGGGAAACAACGACGAACCATCCGGCGACGGCGACGCGCCCGTTGAAGTCGAATCCGCACCCGTGTGGACGAAAACCCGCACATCCGTGAAAAAACTCGGGAAAACAGAGGAAAAACACACCTTGGTCGATATCTTGCTGAACCCCAAATATGAACGTGATGCGAAAATCCAATACACAAACGAAGTTCTCACGAAAATATTTCCGCGATTGGAAGGAGACAAAGTAACCTTCATCGGGTCAACCTTCCTTCGATACGGAGATGCAGAACCCTATCTAAACCACTGTTTGGTATTGGGTTCATGTGACCCGGTCGCGGGTGCGGTTATTGAAACCACGCAAACCGAGTCAGAACTGCTTCTCAAATGGAGAGAACTCATACAAAAGGAAAATCCAGATATCATCATCGGTTATAACATTTTCGGCTTTGACTACGAGTTCATGTTTCGTAGAGCGCAAGAAAATCATTGTGACCGCGAATTCCTGAAATTATCCAGGAAATGCGACGAGGTCTGTGCTACGGAGGCAGACGGCGAATTATCCATCGAAAATACCAAGATTGTCCTCGCCACGGGCGAATACGATCTTCGATTCTACAAAACAACCGGTCGGCTGCAAATTGATATGTATACCTACTTTCGCCGCGACTTCAATCTCGCTTCCTACAAACTCGACGACGTCGCCGGACAATATATCAGTGATAGTGTAAAACGCATCGCACATACCACTCACGCAACGCACGGTGCAGTCACCGAACTATTCAGTAAAAATCTCGCTGGTCTTCATGTTGGCGATTTTATTCACCTTGAATTGAGCGGATTCACATCCGACTATTACAAGGACGGCAAGAAATTCCGCGTGTTGGACATTGATCGTGAGCGCGAAGTATCTGAAATAATTAAGGGACAAGAATGCACCACCAAATACAATGTGATAGTCATCGGCGGCACCGAAATGGCCAACGAGACTGCTAAAAACATAAAGTGGGGCATGGCCAAAGACGACGTCTCGCCTCAAGACATCTTTCGATTATCCAAGGGATCCGCTGCAGACCGCGCAATTGTCGCAAAATACTGTATTCAAGATTGCAACCTCGTTCATCATCTCATGTCCAAAATTGACGTAATCACCGGATATGTCGAAATGTCCCGCATATGCAGTGTCCCAATCTCATTCCTCGTATTTCGCGGCCAAGGTATCAAACTCACCAGCTACGTCGCGAAAAAATGCAGGGAAAAAGATACACTCATGCCCGATTTGGAGAAATCGTCGTCCGGCGACGGATATGAAGGTGCGATCGTGCTTCCCCCAAAATGTTCCATGTATATGGACAATCCTGTGGCTTGCGTGGACTATGCCTCCCTATATCCATCTTCGATGATTAGTCAGAACTATTCGCATGATAGCAAGGTGTGGACAAAGGAATATGACCTACATGGGACGTTGGTAAAGGAAACGGGCGAGACGGATTCTACCGGGAAATATATCTACGATAATCTCCCCCAATACCAGTATATAGACATCGAATTCGATACTTACAAGATTGTCCGCAAGACCCCCACATCTAGCGCAGTCAAAGTCGTGTCCGGTAAAAAGGTCTGCCGCTGGGCACAATTGCCCGACGACCATAAGTCGGTCATGCCTTCGATTCTGGAGGAGCTACTCAAAGCTCGCAAAGATACCCGCAAGAAAATCAAATCCGAATCTGACCCCTTTATGCAGAACATTTTGGATAAGCGACAACTCGGTTACAAAGTAACGGCGAACTCGCTATATGGTCAATGCGGTGCACGCACATCCACGTTTTACGAACAAGATGTGGCCGCCTCTACCACCGCAACCGGTCGTATGATGATTACCTACGCAAAACGCATGATCGAAGAAGTCTACAAAGGCCGCCTCTTCGAAACGAAAAGTCACGGTCTGGTAAAATGCAACGCAGAATATGTGTACGGCGACACAGACAGCGTGTTCTTTACCATGAATCTCGAAGACCCGCAAACGGGCGCGAAAATTCGCGGACAGAAAGCATTGGATATGACCATTGAACTCGGACAAGATGTGGGTGCACTCTGTTCAAAATTCTTAAAAGCACCACAATCATTGGAATATGAGAAAACACTCATGCCCTTCATTCTCCTTTCGAAAAAACGATATGTCGGCATGCTTTATGAAGATGACCCAAATAAGGGCTACATGAAATATATGGGATTGTCTCTGAAACGCCGCGACTCGTGCGATTACTTGAAAGACACATACGGCGGCATTCTGAATATTCTCATGAAAGAAAATGATATCCAAAAGGCCATCGAATTTCTGAACCTGTCGCTCGATAACCTTATCGCCGGAACGGTTCCTATGGAAAAACTCACCATCACAAAAGCGTTACGCAGCGATTACAAAAATCCCATGCAAATCGGACACTGGGTGCTTGCAGAACGCATTGGTAAACGCGACCCAGGAAATCGCCCCAAACCCGGCGAGCGCATGAAATTCGTATTTATTGTGAATCACGATAAAAAAGCACTCATGGGTGATAAAATAGAAACCCCCGAGCATATATTAGAGCAAAATATACCAATCGACTACACGCATTATATCACTAATCAACTTATGAAACCGCTGCAACAACTCTTCGGTCTAGCGTTGGAACCAATATGGGAACATCAACGCAAAACCGCTGCGATTAAAACGTATCGCAAGGATGTAGCGCGCATAGATACCGAAAACCCGGACATGGAAACCTTTATGAAGAAAAAGGAGAAATATTGTTCCGCCAAGATTAAGACACTTCTATTCGACAAATTCTTAACCCAGATCGAACACAAGCGAACCGGCATGCAAACCATCGGCAAATTCTTTCAATAAGGTGCGTTCGTATTTTAGCCATTATATATATTATTTTTTCTCTTGAGTAATTATAGTATGACTGCTTGGACAGACGCTGTGAAAAAAACGTTTCATATGAATCGCAAGACAAACAAAAACTATCAGTTCAAGAACGCCCTGATGGACGCCAAGAAAATATACAATAAGGGGGCTGGAGTTGTTACCGAGGTAGCGGGACAAGGTTCCGATATGGTGATGAAGATCGCACGCAAGGGATCCCGCACAGCCAGAAAAACGGCAAAGAGCGTCAAGCGTGCCGTGATGGGCGGCAAGAAAAATAAATCCGCAAAGGGCAAGAGAAAGAGTGCGTCTCTCCGTAAGTAAAAATTGAAACCTCGCGATGCCTTGTTTATAATATAATAACTTAGATACATATTATATTATATAGTATAATGTCCCGCCCAATTATCGTGTCTCTTGAAGGGAATATCGGAGCAGGCAAATCCACCTTTCTCGAAAACCTAGAATCTCATTTAGGCAAACGGTCTGGATGGATTTTCCTGAGAGAACCGGTTCACATTTGGGACACGATTCGTGACCAAAAAGGAGATACAATTTTATCCAAATTTTATGCAAACCCCGATAAATACGCATTTGCCTTCCAAATTATGGCCTATACTACGCGATTGCATGAACTGAAACGAATATTGAAGGAAAATCCCCATTGCGTCGGCGTGATTTGTGAACGCTCTCTTGACGCCGACAAACATATATTTGCGAAGATGCTTCACGCGGATGGACTCATTGACGATGTGATGTATGATATTTATGAACGCTACTTTTCCGAATATGAAGGAGATTTCACATTGAATGGTATGATCTATGTAGAAGCAGAACCGGAGGTCTGCTACCAACGTGTCGCGAAACGCTCCCGTGACGGCGAATCCAATATCGAACTGGAATATTTACAGAAATGCCACGAATATCATGGTCGATGGATCCAACACACAAAGACAAGGGTTCTCAAATTGGATGTGAATGATAACGTTGAGGTCTCTGTATTGCAAGGCAAAATGCGCAACTGGCTATATGACGCAGAATCGTTTCTTCGAACATTTGTCGAACAACCGTGTTTCGCAAATGCGAGCGCATAATTATTATACGGGCCTGAGTTTTTGGTCAGTCATTAAGCGTTCGATTAATTCTTCATGGGTAGTAAATGAGGTTGGTACAACCGGTTTAGGAATAGGAGCAGCCCCAGGAACAACAGAAGCAGAAGCCTTAGAAGCAGAAGCCTTAGAAGCAGAAGCAGAAGCAACAGGAACAACAGAAGCAGAAGCAACAGCCTTAGAAGCATCAGGAGTACCCGGTTTAGCCCCGGATTTAGTCGCGGCGCCACAGTTTACAACCTCTCCTCCAGCGGCTACTTCATATTTTTCATTTACCCATCTTACTGTATAGTTCTTTTCATTGATACTTACCACACACGTCGCAATTCGACCCGAATCATAATTGATGCTCGTCACACATATTTTTGAATTATCCATTTACATTATTTAGATACTTTATTCCCGTTTGTATGAACACATTTTTTACTACATTATTATATCTTACAATGGAATTTACAACATGGATGATTGTATATACACCAAATGCCGCACGCGTCGCAAATTATAATCACATGAATCAATCCATTCGCACAAACTTGTTTGTCGCAGTAGACTCTGTCGCAAATTTCAAAAAAACGTCTGATTTCGCCATTGAGAATAAATATAGCACCCGGGGATACGTTGATTCTATCAAAAGTTCTCCCGGAAAATTGGGCTGCAACTTATCCCATCAATTGCTTCTCGAAGAAATTGCGAAAAATAGTCCGACCGACTGGAATTTGGTTTTGGAAGACGACACCTACATTTTTACCCCGATGTTTCTAAAAGACATCGACTATGTATTGCAGGGAGCGGAAAGCTGTGCGTCAAAATATATTCAATTGTATACACACCCTCGCTTCGTCGAACCACAGCGCAAATATAATCGAATCGGCGACAATTTGTATAATATGATGCGCCAATGGGGGACATGTGCCTATTTTATTCACAAAGATGCGATTCCCTTAATCAAAAGCAGGTATCCATTTGAACGAAATATCGATTTCATATATTGCTCGCTGTTGAATGAATTGAGATCATTGTGCTGGCTTTCCCCGTGTGTTCGAACACTGGGTGCAGTGGATTCGTCAGACAACTCGAGCACACTTGGGAGCATTTGCGATAACAAATTCGTTCACGGTGTGGATCGACGCGCATTTGAGAATTGTGGTGAACACTATATTTATAAAAAATATATTCCGAATAAAACACAAGAGGGGGCGGCTGCGCAAAAAATTGTGCGCGAGGTAATCGACGACATGGTTGATACTATGTGCAAGTCCGATTGTGTGGAAAATATTCCTGCCGAATTTGACTAAATATTCCATGAAATACTCGGTATTTTATGGAAATGAAGGGAGACTAGTTTTTGTTGCGCATTTTTCGCTTTTTTGATACACCCTTATTGAACCTCCTTTTTGTGTTTGGTTTGTGGTGACTCTTTTTTCGCGTAGGATTCAGTTTACGTCTACGTCGAGTTGATTTTCCTCCCTTAGGATTTGGGTTCATTTGTTTGATTACATCGTCGATGTTTTTTATTATCGCGTATCTGTTTGATTCGGGAGACAATTTTAGTTCAGGTATTTTTTTTGTTTCGCCGACGGTTTTGCCGTTATAGGCTGCGATCAAGTTGTTAGCCTCGCCGATAACAGTAGCCTTTTTAGCGGTATATTCTGGATTTTCTACTAGGGATCCCTTAATTTTTTGACGAGCCGATCTTTCGGGGAGCATTTTCTTCAACGTTTCAAATGCAGTTATTGCGTTTATATTGGCTACATCCGCTTTAACATCAACTCGTCTTTGTGCGTCTCCTGCTCCTGCGGCTGCTACTACTGGTGCTACTGGTACTGGTGCTTCTTCTTGTCTTTGTGCTTCTTCTTGTCTTTGTGCTACTGGTGCTGCTACTGGTGCTACTGCTCCTGGAACTGGTACTGGTGCTACTACTTGTGCTGCTCTTGCTGTATCATTCTTCGCCGCCTGTCTCGCTTTTATCCCTCGAACTATTGACTGTATTTTTGTCGCCGATTTCTTATTCGATACGTATTTACCGTTTATAAATCTATATTTTTCAGACGTCCCGAGTGTTATTTTATGATCGGTGCTCTGCACATTATCATAACTAGTGTATGATTCAAGTTTATCTTCATTATCAAGAAACTTTACCAACATCATGCGACCGCCGGCTTTTATATTTTTAGAATCGTCATATGGTAAATGCGCCACTATAAAATATTGTCCCTGCAATATCATGGTGTTATCTAAATCCTTCAATATGTTCGGTAAATTGGCGCCAATATTGTCCGGAGTCAAATTGGTTACCAGTTTCATGTTCCTTTTAATCGGGGTCTCGGATGTATTTATTCCTTTGCAATCTATTTTCACTGTTCCTGAATAACCTAGCACGTATTGCAGGTCACATATAGCATGTTGACCATCTTCTTTATCGTCTATATTGATACCTGCATATTTATCCATTTGTTCCTTTATTTGTTCGGTAAATTCTTTTGTTCCGATTGTATCTTTTTTTGTTGGGTCGATTCGACCTATTATATTGACCGTATTATCTACTATATTCATAACTATATTATGAAGATACTTTATCGTTGCTAAAGCTTGTAAACTATTTACTTTCGTTTCGGATATGAACGATTTTTTCTTGATGCACCACTTCTTTTCCTTTTTATAGTTATCGGTTTCTTGGAAGACCCCATTTTACGTTTTCTACGGGCGGATTTAGCGCCACCCATTGTACGCATAGGTGTAGGTTTTTTTTCTTTTCCACCAATAGTCATATTTTCGTCTAACAAATCGACAAGGAGTTGCGACAAAACCATGTTAGCGTCGTCAGTTGTGGTAACTACACCGTCTTTTACGCTGAAACTTTTAATATCCGTATCACTATTGCCGTAACGTATAAAACCGGTACCTTGTAGTTTGAGGGCGTCGGCGGCTGCTCGGGTTGTCTTGGCGGTGGTGGCCAATGCGGTATCGGTGGCGGCGGCGTCGGCGGCATCTTTTGCGCTTTTAGCTGCGGCTTCGGCGGTGACCAAGGCAGGTTTGTCTACGGGCGTGTATTTGAATAATAATTGGAATCTTTGACCGCCCATCCACCCCCCAACGGGTATTTTGGTACCCAACCTCTTATAATTTTCCTTTTTAGTGCTTTTCCATTTTGTCTCCGCCAATTTAACAATTTGATTATACATTTCTTCAGCAGCAACTGTATCCGTAAGTGCAATTGCAGTCAATGATCGATTATTTTCAAGAGTGTTGTTATCATTATCCGATAATCTATATACCCAACTTATTGGTGTGAATTTATCAGGGGTTGTTTTAATTTCACCTTTCACGCCAGCATACATTTTAGCGGTTCCGTTTAAAATATCGATAGCCGTGTTACTAGTCATTGCAGTCCCCGTTTCGTCTTTTTTTGTAAGAATACCTGCAATCGCAATTGCGTGACTTCCGCCTGCATTTTTATATCCAGTACTTAATTCGGGAAGTGTAATCGCAGCAGTTTTTATATCCAGTACTTAATTCGGGAAGTGTAATCGCAGCAGTAGCAGTAGCAGTAGCAGTAGCAGTAGCAGTAGCAGTAGCAGTAGCAGTAGTAGCAGTGTTAATAGCAGCCGCAATAGTGGCGTTTGTAATTATCAAATCAACAGCATCAGCATCACTAGTAGTGGCTGCAAACGTATTTCTATCCATAGTAATGAGAGCCGCTTCGAATTCATCTCTCGTTAATATATTAATGCTGCCTTCGTCAAACAATGCAGTGGCGACCGACTCGTACGTAAGCGGATTATTCATTGTAAAAAGGTTTCTTCCCAGTACCTCCTCAATATCATCTGCTGTTATTGGTATTGCCGCCATTATACTTTTATACAATATCCAGATAAATTATTTATCTAAATATGTTAAATGAAACTCTCTAAAAGCAGTCAATATTTAACTTGGATCAACATAGCCACGTTCGTCGCTATTTGCGTCATTTTCGCCAGTTTTTACGTAATCATTACAAAATATCTAGCCTGGAAAATGGCCGAATTTCCAAAAGAGCCTTTTTCCATTGAATCCTTCTTCCGTAAAAAAACCGGCATAGGCATCGTCTCTATGATGAAAGAACCGAAAAACATCGAAACATGGCTAGCCAAACACCGCGATCTTGGAATCCGGTATTTTTACATTCGTTTAGAAGAAACTCCCGACCTAGAGCTCTTTCTAAAGGGTCAACCCGATGTGACCGTCATGTCCGGGAAATCGTCCGGCGTAAACGAATATGAAGATATTCAGAAACGTCAAGATGCCTGGGTAAATGAGGCCTTGCAAATGGCCGCCTTGGACAATCCACAAGTAACTTGGCTAATCCACGTCGATGCCGACGAAATACTCCAAGGTGACTTGAATCAAATCGCATCTTTGCCCGAAAACGTCCGCACATTCTGGATGCAAAACCACGAGGCGAAATATTCCAAGATTCCATCGGAAGCAGACAACTGTTTCGACGCATCTATCTTCGTAGATTGTTCGAAACAACCAGACAAATGCGTAAGCTATGGAAACGGGAAAAGTGGTGGGCGAGTAGCACCCGACGTTACCGCAAATGGCCCCCATCGCATGAAAACAAGCATTCCAAATTCCCCCATGCCCAAATTATCCGACGTATTCGTCCAACATTACGAAAGTTGCGATTTCGAAACCTACAAAAAGAAATTCAAACACCTGTCCGTCCAAGATAAACAAGTTGATATACCCTTCCCGTATTACAATGAATCAATTGCGGCCTGTAAACGAGACGATGACGAAGCCCTACGGCGAATTTATACCAAGTATCGGATAGTAGAATAATGCCTTACAAAATTGATTTTCGTGTCTAGCCATAATACACCAATATACTAAGTCAAATATGACCACATTTATTGAAAAACCCAACCGACGTCGAGTGATGGTATTCGACGTCGAGACAACCGGGCTCCTACCCAAGAACCGAGCTGGAGTTCCATTGAGCGATTTCCCCCATATATTGCAAATTAGTTTTGTGATATTCGATACGCAGTATTGGCGCGTGGTCAAATCGGTCGATTTGTATATCAACGTTCCGTCCACGGTCGAGATTTCCGAGAAAATCACTGAACTCACCGGCATTACACGCGAAAAATGCGACCAAGGCACTACCATTGCGAACGCCATGCTCGAATTTCAGAAGGAATATATGCTCTGCAACATGATTGTCGCACACAATATTCAGTTTGATCGAGACATGATTCGCGTCGAGATGGCGCGACAAAGCGAATCGCAAACCTTTGATACCAGTATGATATTCAACGACGAGTTTGAAAAAACGTCAGGCAAGGAATTGTATTGCACGATGCAGATGGGTCGCAAAGTATGCAATCTCGAGCGCAAGACGAAAGAGGGTCGGGCATATTTGAAGAGTCCGAGATTGATTGAGCTATACGAACGATTGTTTGGTATGTCTCCCCAGGATTTACACAATTCTCTCGTAGATACCTACGTATGTCTACGCTGTTTCGTAAAATTGCGGTTCAAATTTGACCTTTCATTGGAAATGTTTCCAAATATTCAATTTCGACCCGTCGCACTCCCTGCTACGTAATGTCGTCTTATGGGGGCGGGAGAGAGGGATGTTTTTTTCCGGGGGTACTATAACATGTTGAACAAAGACCAAAGCAAACTATACTTTTTGATTGGATGCATTCCGATGAGAATCGGACTCGCAGTAGTCCCACTGTATTTAGATAGAACCTGGCTGCAATATTATAGTATAATTCTATTTACCATTGCCCTTGGATTATTTTATTTGTATTTTACCAACCAACGCCTAGATGCAGCAGAAGCCGGTGGAAACACGTGGTGGGCAAATTATCGCATTTTACACGGTTCTCTTTATTTGACCGCAGCCATATATGCTTTTATGAAAAGTCAATTGGCTAGCGTCGCGCTATTCTGCGATGTTCTTCTTGGAATTGGATTATTCATACATCACCATTACATCCAGTGATTATTCTATCGAGTGTCTGAATTGACGGAAGACATTTTGTCCTTTTTGAAAAATATATAGAATTACATCGCGTATAAGATACATGGGAAATATGCTTAGACGTGAAATCGCACCGCCCCAGTGTCTGATTTGTCGAGACGAAATAACCGTTACCGATATTAGTGCATCTTGTTTAAAATGTAATATACACATGCATCCTAGTTGCGAGGCAACATATCGCGGCAGTAAAGATTATTGTAAATGTCCTAATTGTATGACGGTGGGTTTTATTACCGCAACATATCCCCGACATAGAAGGGTAAGATAAGGGTGGGTTTATATTTCGTGAAATTCGGATTTTTACGAAATGTTACAGAGATGCAGCAAAATAGTAATTCTACTGTGGGAAAGTTCCCACAAGGGTCTAAAAACTATAAGAAATAAATAGTTGAAAGTTTTTCAAAATGGAACTTTTTGGATTATTATAAAAAGTTCCAAAAAGGAATATTCGAGGATCTTTATATTTCGCGATTTTCGGATTTTACGATTGTTACCAGAATGCAGTCGTTTGCTATTTTGAAATGTCTGATGACTGCACAACATTTTTTAATGAAATGGCGCGGAATACGTTTAGGCATTTTTTCTCTTCGTTGAGTATACAACGAAGTCACTAACAAAACATGCCGAAAAATGCCGAAAAATATAATTGTGAATTATGTAACTTTGTATGCAGCAAAAATAGTAATTATACTAAACATCTATCAACCGTGAAACATCAAATACGAAGTAATACATACGATAAAATGCCGAAAAATGCCGAAAAATATAATTGTGGATGTGGAACTACGTATAAACATGCCTCATCGTTATGGAATCACAAACAAAAATGCAATTTACTAGCAACTCCAGAAGTGAAGAAAGATAAAACCATAGAGCCACTACCGAATAACAGGGACGTTGTGATCGAAAAGTTAGTAGAAGAGTTAACAGCAGAGCGAGCCGAAAAGAGTGAAATGAAATCTATGTTCATGGTGATGATGGAAAAAATTCAAGAAATGCAGCAACAAAACCAAGAAATGCAAATGAAAAATAATGACTTAGTAAATAAAGTGATCGATGTGATTCCAAAGATGGGAAATATCACCAATAACAATACGACCAACAACAACACTCTCAATTTCTATCTAACAACTACCTGCAAAGATGCAGAATCCATCCACGATTTCACAGACAGATATGTGAAGCAATGTACCAAATTTTTCATGGAAAATTATCGAAGCATCGCAAATAACCAAATGTGTTTAGCGACCAACGTTTACAATATAATGTTTACATGTTTGAAAGAAAATCCGCAATACTTAAATTTTATTCAAACAACCGACGTAAAAAATGGAATTCATTATGTAAAAGAGAAAAAGAAAGATAAAGATCGACAGTTATACGGAGAAGCCGAGTTTATCAAATATGTGGATGGTTTTGAAAGAGCGGGAGCCAGCATAGGACACGCGATAAACAAGGCGTTTGTGCCGTTACAGTCCGAATTTAGTAAAAAATTGGAGTTAGAGGTAGGAAGACCGCCGAATGAAGATGATTATGAAGACGAAGAAGAATACGAAGATTTATTGGATAAATACAAACAACGTAAATCTGAATCAGGGCGCCATTTGAACAAACACATATTCAATGCGATGAGTTTATTCGATAGCAGTTCACGCAAAATGGAAATACTCTCGAAAACGCGAAGAATAAAAAATGCGAACGATGCATAGATTTGACCCGTAATAATTTACAGGTCGAAACACTGAACCGTATTGCAATGTTCGCATATTACAACTACCCCCGATGGGTGACTATAGACCATGGGGTGATTTTGGGCAATGCAATCCTGGTCTTTCCAGTTGCGTTTGTAGACATCGACGAGATCGGCCGGCACACATCTCACCGATTTCATGAATTCAATGTCCAATGTATTTCTCGGGTTTCGCGATATTGTCCACGATATTTCCATACCATTGGCCGCACTCAATGTATGGGTTCGACACATGGGGCAACTGTGGTTCCATCCTTCGATGCAGCTCGCATGAAAGGAGTGCGTGCACTTCCATTTTTGTATTTTGGGTAATGTTGTGTTTGTTTCCAAACATACACAACACAGTTCTGTATTTATTTCCTGCATTTTGAACGATTTTTGCATTGAATAGTGATACAAAAAGCCTTTCAATTTTATCACCTAAGCAAATTCCTATCATCTATTTGTTTGTATTGAGAATGTGTTTGGCTTTGATTATATCATTTCCTATATTTTTTATGTGTATTGATTCGTCTGACCAGCACCGAGCACAGTAACTTTTACTAAGGTTCCATTGAGGAACTACGTCGGGTAGAAACCCGTTGAATAGACGTTCCGCTCGAGTTTGATGGAAATCTGAGGTGGTAATAACAAACGTGGGAAGATCGTCTTGCATGAAGGTAGAATTAACCCATCGTTTCAAATAGGCAAAATTCTCGGCGGTATTGGTGGCTTGTTCGTCGAGAACTATTTCCACGTGATTCATCGATATTTTATCAAACGCGCCGGCTGCCTTGGATGCTTCTGATAATACGTTGTCCTTGTCGAATATAGCGTTTTTAACACCGCCTGATATGAATAAAACGATGGGTCGATCGTTTGAATTTTGAATATATTGTATAGCAGCCGAAACGCGTTCACTTAGAATGCGTTCATCGGCAGAACCTAATACAACTAAAACATCACGGGATGCGGACAAGCAAGCCGTGATGTGAATGAGAATGAGGATTGCAACTGTATACCCGAACATTGTAGCATCAAATAATATGATTTACGAATAAGATGAGATATGCTATAACAAAAAAAGCTTTTCAATTTTATAGCAAATCGAATATTTTATCATTGATGTCCCTATATTTCGAGTAAGGTCTGCAACAATGATAATCACTAAATTTTCCGGTTTGAATGTGTGAGATCGTCGTCGTCGATAAATTAAATTTCGGAGATCGGTCTAGATAAGGGTATCGGTCTAAACGGTTGTATCCCGTCTGTGCATCATCAAAAATAACCATCTTATTTGTTCGATTATTCCATTTCATTACGTATTTATAAAACTCGCGTTGGTCGGTAGACCAGCCAGCCTTGTTATGTCCATCCACATAGGTTATTCTCGAATATACTGCTCTTATATGTTGATGTATGTCTTCGATCGTCGATATAGAAAAAATATCGCCCCATGTTGTATTTCGAGCCACATTATAACACATGGCTATCTCTAGGTTCTGTAATAACACGCTACGTAAATAGACGAATTTGTCGTCGTCAACATTTTGAATATTAGACGTGTAATACGTTCGGTTCATAGGTAACATATCCATATCGGTTATCATGATACCATTCTTGTAATTCAATATAGCCGGGTATAGCAGCCGAATATACTGACTTATAAATGCGGTTGATATACCATCAAATGGTGGATACAATATAATATTTGCGGTATATTCGTGAAGTTCTGGTGGAACTACGTGAGATATAAGGACAATTTTTACATCTACATTGGGATATAACTTATTCCATGTTTTTACAAAAATGGGAATAAATTCCATATATGTAGGGTTTGTATTGCATGCAGTCAACACACAGTCGAGTTTCATATCAAATACACATTCTGCCTCCAATTGTTTATATGTTTTACGTTTTGATTTCAATTACGCGGAACATGTATCACATACTTCATTTTCGGATTGCTTGGGTTTCCTGGGTTCAATGGTAAACTGTTGTGCTTGGTGGCGTCCACGGCGGCGTAGATAATAAATACCGGTTTTGAGCCCTTTCCCCCATGCGTAAAAGTGCATTGACGTGAGCGCGCCGTAATTGGGGTCTTCCATCCATAGATTCAGCGATTGACTCTGACACACAAACGCGCCTCGATCGGCCGCCTGATCAATGAGTATGCGCATAGGTATTTCCCACACGGTTTTGTATTTTGCGCGTATTTCGAGGGGGATAGTTTCAATATGTTGAATGGAACCGTGGTTCGCAATAATGTTGTTTTTGATCTGCTCATTCCACAATCCCAACGCCAATAGGTCCTTCATTAGATATTTATTCGCCATGATAAATTCCCCCGCCAAGGTGCGGCGGCTGTAAATATTCGACGTAATTGGCTCGATACATTCATTGTAGCCGAGTATTTGCGATGTGGACGCGGTGGGCATGGGTGCGAGTAACAATGAGTTGCGCAACCCATATAGTTTGATTTGTGCTTTCAATGAACTCCAATCATAACGGTCTTTTGTCGGAGTCACGCCCCACATATCGTATTGCAATATCCCCTGACTCGCGGGCGAGCCATCGAACGACTCATACCGCCCGTCTTCCTTCGCCAATTCGCACGATTGTTCCAAGGCCGCGTGATACATGGTTTCGAAAATGAGTCGATTTAGTTCCCGCGCTTCGTCGGAATCAAATGGTATGTTCATTTGAATATACGTGTCGGCCAACCCTTGGACGCCAATACCCACCGGTCGATGTTTCATATTGCTGACCCGCGTTTTGCTTGTGGGATAATAATTGCTATCAATCACACAATTCAGATTATAGGTTACTACTTTTGTGACTGCGTGGAGTTTATCAAAACAATAGGTTGGCTTTGGGGTGGAATGGTCGATGAACGCCGGAAGTGCGACACTGGCTAGATTGCAAACGGCCGTTTCTTCCGGTGTAGAAACTTGCATGACTTCTGTGCACAAATTGGATGATTTGATGATGCCCACGTTCTTCTGATTCGATTTCTTGTTCACGGCATCTTTGTAGCACAAATACGGTGTTCCGGTTTCCATTTGGGCGTCTAAAATCTGAAACCATAGTTTGCGCGCTTTCATGGTAATCCGACCCTTGCCTTCTTTTTCGTAGTGGGTGTATAGTGTTTCAAATGCATCTCCATATACGTCGGATAATGCAGGACATTCATCTGGACACATCAGCGTCCAGTCACCGTCTGATTTTACGCGCTCCATGAAAAGATCGGGTATCCACAAGGCGTAAAATAGGTCGCGGGCTTTGAGTTCTTCGTCTCCGTGATTCTTTCGCATTTGTAGGAATACTTCAATGTCTGCATGCCAAGGTTCCAAATACATCGCAAAACTGCCGTTGCGCTTTCCGCCTCCATTGTGCACTATCCCATTATGAATCATGTAATTGTGTTCATTTTTCAATTGCAGGTCATATACTACCCCCTTGTATACGGTTTCCTCGATGTTTTTTACGCGAGTGAAGACCAGATTTTGATGCCGGAAGAATTTGAAAAAGTTGCCGGGTTTGTATTCCGATCCCATTAATTCGCATATTTCGACGGTTCTTGGAATTCTCAGACAATATGCGATTACTTTGTTCTCAATGATACCATTACTGGTTTCGTGTTTTTCTCCAACACGGTCTCGTATATATCCACTCGTTAGAATACCATTTCTCAAACACAAAAACCGAACACTTTCGATCAGGTTCAGCGACGTGCTATCGAAAACTAACTCTTTTTCGCCATTACACCCATCGGTTTCAATCAATCCTCGTAAAATAGCGTTGGATTTTACAATTGGTAAATTCAGCCATTTTGGTAATATTCGTTTTTCTTTATTTTCATCGTAAAAATCATTGTATCGGAAAGGCAATTCTAAATGTCGGTTCCAACGAATACGTGTAGTATTACCATCGACAGTGATATTCGCTTGTATAGAACGAGATTCTAGATATTTGATTACAAAATCGCGTGTATCGGTCTTATTTTTTGTATGTAAGGATATATAGCCGGTGCTCTCGGTTGAGCGATTCATGCATCCGTCGCCTAATATAATACCATACATTCTGCAGTCGTCTATAGATATAGATTCAACGTCTGCTTCAAATGACGGAATTGAATAAGCGACCATATCGTTTTCCCCCACATCTTTCGCATCAACCCATTCTATTTGTGCGAGTCCCTTCTCCAATCGGTTTTGTATGACTGAATAATTCAGTCCTTTTGCTTGGTTGCGTAATACATACATTGGATGTTCCGGCGTAATTTTCAACGGAAAAATCGAATGCATTGTATTCATTTCTAACATTTTGCCTTCGTATGAATATTCCAATACATTTTCGATGACTTCCGATGTGCCGTGTATATTATAAGACGATGTTACGCCGCGTTCACAGTGCTGAATTTGCATTGCCCCCTGTGTAGTATATACAATTGTTTCTGGGTGAAGGCACTGGTCAACATATTTTGCGGTGTTATTATACACTCGTAACATGGGAACAATCCCGTTAGATGTTCCATTCGTTCCGCGAATATGACTGCCTGTCGCACGAATATTATGAATATGCAAGCCGATTCCGCCAGCCCATTTTGAAATATTCGCGCAGTCATTGAGTGTGTTATATATCCCCGAAATGCTGTCGTCTTCCATGGCGAGTAAAAAACACGACGACATTTGTGGGCGAGGTGTTCCTGCGTTAAAAAGGGTTGGAGTGGCGTGTGTGAAATATTTCAAAGACATGTAATCGTATGTTTGGCGAACGCGTTTCAGATTGAAACCGTGAATGCCGAGCGCAACGCGCAACCACATGTGTTGTGGTCTCTCTACGATTGTTTGATTTACTTTCATTAAATATGCTCGTTCCAAGGTTTTGAATCCGAAAAAGTCGATTAAATAGTCGCGCGAATAATCACACATGGCGTCCAGCTCGGGTGCATGGTTTTGGACTATATTATGCAAATCGTCTGAAACCAATGGTGCACGTTTTCCACGCTTGTCTGTGAAATTATATAACATTGCGACCACTTCGGAAAAGGTCCCCGACGTGTTTTTTTGATGATTCGATACGACGATGCGACCGGCCAATGTACTATAATCGGGGTGGGTTGATGCGAGAGACGCACACTGTTCGGCCGTGAGTTCGTCGAGCTGGGTGGTCGAAATACCGTCAAACAATTGGTCAATGACTTTCATAGCCAAGGTGGTATAATTAATCTGTATTCCGGCCTCTGCGCCCGTGTTTTTTATGCGCTGCAATATTTTGTCGAACGATACGGTTTCGCGTTCTCCATTACGCTTAACCACATACATTTCGTTCTCCTCTGCAAATGACGCCATCTTACTGTATTTGTATTTATTCGGTTATATTATTTATGTCGTTTTCATAGAACGACATAAATGCGAAGACGTGAAAATATCGGTGTATATTCTATAGTTGAATTATGAGATATCGTGCGCTTAAGAATGAAATAAATACGTTTTTTGATAAAGGGGCTTATAGTGGTCATACAACATGTATGTCACCAGTTAAAACGGCAAAACGGCACGCACAAACTCGTGCAGATTTTCTTTCAAAGAGGAGTGTTGAAGGCGAATTAGTAGCCGCTATGCATGAGTGCAAGGTAGACGACTCTATATGTGAACAAGAATCGCAGGTCTTGGGGCAATAATTCATTTAGGCAATTTAGTTTTTTGGGAGATATTGGTTCAAATATGTATTGACTGAAAAAAATATACGTTTTCTGTGTAATAACATGCCCTTTACTCGAGTTTTACCAGACACACCCCTCCGACCACCGGCAAATTCTTGATTTGCTTTGTATCGCAGCCTCCTTCGCCGTCGACCACCTCCAATTTCATCAGTTTCTTTTTTGCCGCGCGATGTTCGTAACCGGTTTCACGTTCATTCAAAATCGTATTCCATGTGTCTGCAATCATGGGTTGCACACATGCAAACCACATGCGGTTTCGCTCGACCAATATACATGAAATTTCATCTAGATACCAATATAGGGTAGTATATAATGACCACGACCGGCGCATTTTGGTGCGAGTCGATTCAATCCAATCGTTAATGGATTCCCTGTTTACCGCGACGTCCAGCGGCATATATACATACTTGGGCGCGCCGGAATATTGTTGCGCAAGTGGATATCCACCTTCGCCTTCGTTAGATGCCCCGCCAATACTGACGCGTTCTACAAAATAGAGAATCACGCCGCGATGTTCGCGCGGGTCTGCGTAAAATGCATCTTCGTCTTCGTATTCTTTGAATCGCGTCTCTAGAAAATCGCATTCGTCTAGGTCACACGTCTCCATTTGGATTTGCATTTGCACCCAATATGCTTTTGAAGGAACCGTAATGTCGCGATTTACAATGTTTTTAATTTCCAACATCCTGCCGTAACGATCCGACGACGGGTCTGTGATGATTCCATCGGGCGATGCCCCAATATATGCATATTGTGGGTGTTGGATGCATCCAAAATCTTCCACTTTTGATTTATACAGTTTTTCGTATAACATGACCGACAACGGTTCGTATTTTTGCCCCCAATGCATAGGACTGGTTGTATTTACATGTATAACACCCATACAGTCACTATCTTCTTTCAGAGGAAGGCATTTCTCGTAAATCAAACTGTTGCGCAATGCTTCTGAACCAAATACCTTGTATAAATTGGATGCGGTGATTAGACCGTGACGAAATTCATACCATTCCGGTGTTCGTTGTTCGGGCTGTGGTATATCTCGAATCTTGGATATTTTGCACGCCATGTCCGATTTGCTCACACATAATCTCGATTCTGTCTGTAGAATCGATCGAAGTGGGACATGAGTGTTCCAGTTTCGACTCATTTGAAAATAGTCGTCAATAATATGACTGATAAACTCGCGGACATCGTCGTAATCGTCTTCCGGGTCATCGTCGTCTTCGCCGTGACTACACAAATCTGCGTCTGACCATAAATCAAATAGTGACGCGGTAATGTAGTCGACCATCTTGGTGTGAAATGCGGGTTCCTGCATATCGAATATGTTTTCGCGAATATATTCGTCTGTTAATTCATACACCGTGGTCGTCATTTCGACCACATCGTCGTCGCCGAGAGTGTCTATGAATGGTTCTTTTGGCTCGCGCACACCGGTTAGCAACGATAGAATTTCGTTGAAGAAGGGCGTGGCGAATTCGCTGAATGCCCCCATTTCAGAGTCTGTTGTAGATATAGAATCTTCTTCCATTGATGAATAATACAAACCGTTTGTTTGTATTGTTTTACAATCAATTTTCTTCTGCGACGATTTCGGTAACGCGCTTGGGCGTGAGCGATTTCAATGTCGAAACACGCTTTGTGTCTAATATACGTAATGTAAAATTGTGTTTGTCTGTATTAAAATGCAGTGCGGGAATGCCGGTCAATTCGCGCGATTCTTTGTCGTATGCTACATCCTTGGTCTTTAATAATTTCCCCTTCTCCAAGCAACTTATGAAAAATTGCTTCAAACTTTTGACCTCCTTTACGGGCAAACATTTCTCCTTGCCGTATTTTTCAGCATAACAATGCAACTTCTGTATTTTGACCGTCTTGTCTAACTTATTCCACGGCTCCGTTTTATTATGTTGTTTTTCGGTTTCAAGCAATGTGTCTAGCGCATTGATATTCATTGTTGACGCGGGTCCAGTCTGGATTCCAGACAACCCTGGAATGAAGGGGGTCGAAACCGAGACTGGTTGTGGTGTGACCACGCTGTTTGTAGGGGCGTCAGATTGTGTAAACATAGTTATAGTCCGTTCCTTTATATTATATACCCTATTGTATCTATCTTCTTTTCAAATGTAATATATAAGTTTCAATAAAATATACGGTTGGGTTATTTACATAGTAACATTCAGATTTATATATGACGTATCATCATACGAACCGAATAAAATGAACGATACTACAAAGACTTTAGTCATTCCAATTGAAACTATGTCCAAGAAGACGAAAAATGTAATCGTCGAAAAGCCACGAAAACACCGCATTGTTACCCAAACCGCGAAATGGTCGGATATTTCGGGCAATTTGGTCGAAGAAGAGGACTCTGGATTGCATATTCTCTTGGATATGGGTGAAGATGAAGGCGTATCCAAGATGATCGCGCAACATATTCGAACCAAGATTTGTGGATACGCCGCACAAGACCGGTTCAAAAACCTTTTTTCCGAGGGGGAATTTGTGAAATTCCAAGATGTCTTGGACCTATTCAAGACATCTGAGTTGAAATGTTATTACTGTAAGGAAAAAACAATGGCCTTGTATGAATATGTGCGTGAACCCAAACAATGGACTTTGGAACGCTTGGACAATTCCAAGGGGCATAATCGCGATAATGTGGTATTGGCTTGTTTACAATGCAATTTACGGCGTCGCACTATGGCTTCGGAACGCTATGTGAAAACGAAGGAAATGTCCAAGATTGTTAAGATGGGGTGATGGATTATAGAAATTATCAGTATCCCGAAAACCCCGTAGTTTTAAGAGCCACATGAAGTTTGTTTACCTCCTCCGGAGTCAGCGGTTTTGTTTTCTTCCCCAATATATCATTATATTTTTTAGTTTTAGCATCTAATATTGGTCCAATGCGAACATAATCATTATATTTTTCAGACCCGACAACAGGGTTTTTATTGTTCTGGTCTAGCATATACCGCAATTTATTACCACTATCATATAATTCCTCGATCATTGCATATTTTTTACCCTTGCACTCAATATCAGGACACT